CGCGAACGGCTCTTCGATGAGCGGCGTCGACATCGACGTCGTCGCGTAGAAGCCGTCCGAGTTCTGCTGCGGCGAGAACGTCTCGTTGACGGTGACGACCGAGCCGGAGATCGCGGAGATGTTGTAGTTGTTCGTGTCCGCCGCGATGTTCAAGAAGAGACCCGCCGAGACCGGAATCGCGCCGGTCGGGTCGATGCCCTGCGCGAGCAGGAGCGCGGCGAGGTTCGACACACCCGTGTCGAACGTGAGGCCCGTGTTGCCCACGCTGTTGCCGTTGACGCCGCTGGCGACGAGCGTGTGGACCTTGTGCGTCGGCTTGTCCGGGTTGAACAAGCAGATGCGCTCTCCCTTGTTCGCCGGCGCGCTCATCGTGTCGACGTGGGTCTTGAAGACCTCGGCGACCGAGCTCTCGTGCGTGAGCGGAACGAGGCCGTAGACCTCGAACGCTTCGAGGTACGTCGCCGCGCGCGTGAAGGCGTCGACAGTACCGTACGGCTCGTTCGCAGCGACCGCGTCGACTCCAAGGCCGGTCACCTGGATGCCCGGACCATTGAGCAGCGCGAAGTACATGCCGAGCGCGAGCGGGTTGTCGGGGGACACCGGGTCGAGCAGGTTGCCGAGCTGGATGGTGTCGTTGACGCGCAGCAATCCCGGATTGGCGGCCTTCTGCGTGACGTCGAGGCGAAGCGCGTGGTACGCGACGTACATCGGCGCGCGCCCCGGAAGAAGCGAAGAGGCCGTGGCTGCCTCGACGATCTTGCCGGTCGTGTCGCGCAGGATGCCGAGCTTGAGCAACGCGTTGCCCGAGGTGTCGACGATGAGGTTCGGCGCGGGACGGCCAGTCATCGTAGGCATCGGCTGAAGGTTCTTGGCGACGACGTAGAAGTGCGTACCCGTGAAGGTCGTCAGCACCTCGGTGTTGAGCTTCAAGCGCGCATTGTGCGAACCCGGAGCCACTTGGCTGATGAGGCCGATGTAGACACCATCGACCCAGAGCTCGTCGCCCGCCTTCGCCGCCATCGGCGAGCCGACGTAGCGAGCGATCTTGACGGTCGGCGTGAGGCCGGAGTCGAGCAGGTTGGTCGGGTAGACCGCCGAGCCGCCGTAGATCACGATCTCCGAATCCTCGCCGAGCGCGGTCGTGAGACCGTCCTCGCGCAGGCGCGTGCAGGTGAGCACGAGATCGCTGCCGCTGAGCGTGCACGTCAACCCGTCGAGCGGGTTGAACGCTGCCTGAATCTGCGCCGCCACTGCGGCCGCGCTTCCCGGATTGTTGAAGGTGACCGTCTTCGGCGCGCGCCCATCCGAGATGATGAGCGTCTTGCCGTCGAGCGAAGCGAAGGTGGGACCACCCGCGCCCGTCACCGTCGCTACTGTCGCAGGCGTCGACACGGAGGTGAAGTCCTCACCCGACATCTCCACGAACGGGGTCGTGTTGTTGCCGTTGCCGTCGTCGATCGCAGCGACCGCGCCGCCCTTGCGGAGCACGGACGACGTGCGCAGTGCCTCGAGGAGCGTGTTGGTCGCACCCGTTCCGAGGAACGCGCGGACCGTCGCCGGATCGATGGAGAGCTGCGACATGTTCCCGCGCGGGTCCGGAAACGCCGTCGTCGGAATGCGCACCTGCCAGCCGGCGTAGCTGCCCGCGCCGAAGCGCGTCTCACCACCCGACAGGAAGCCGAAGGCGGTGAGCACACCTGCCGTCGAGGCGCCGTCGATCGTGAGGAACTGGCTGTCGCCCGTTCCCGTCGTACGCAGGCGCCACTGCGCAGTGCCAACGAGCTCGGCGTATGCATCCGACTCGCCGACGGCCGCGAGCGCCGCGTTGATCATCTGCACGACCGTCGCGGGCGTGTAGGTTCCGCTCGCGAAGGTGACGGTGACATCGACTTGGCCGTTCACCGAGAAGAGCAGGTTGCCGTTGAGAGTGTAGACGACCGGCGGTCCGCCGCCCGCCGCGATCGCGGTGAAGACCGCGGGGAGGCTGACGAGTGCTCCCGTGTTCACGGCTTGCGCGCCGGCTGCGCTGGTGCTCACGGCATCGACGATCTGCTTGCAGGCGCCGACGATGCACGGAACGAGGGTGGGGGTGACGACCGTCGGGGAGGTGGTCCGGAACTGCTGGATCACCTCGACGCCGGGCTTCGGAAGTTCTGCCGCCATAGTCAGTTGCTCCTTGCCATCTGTTCGTTGGACCTACGATCGGCTGCTCGAACGACTTTTCTACAAGTCTCGACGAACTCCTCGTTGGTCATGTCCCACTTGATGCGGTTGACTTGTAGAAGAACCCACTGGAGGTTCCCATTTACGCTCGCGCCCCCGCGAGACTTCGGAATGATGTGATCGATGCTGGCAGTAGCACCGGGGATCAAAGTCTCTCCGGTAATGGCGCACTGCCCTTTCTGCTCCTCCCACAAGCGCTGAAGAAGAGCGATGCCCTTCCCATTCCCCAGCCCATGGGGAACTCCCACATTCTTGAGCCAGTGCTTGAAGCAGAAAATGCCGACCTCTGCGGACTTTCGACACGATGGACACTGCCCTCGCGCCACACGCTTGGCGTAGTAGCGTCGGTTGTCCCTGCGCTGCTTCTCCAGGCATACAAAGCAGCGTCGACCAGACGTTGCCGTCGGCTTTCCGCAGCCTTTTACGCAAAGAGTCGTGGAGTCCATTCAGACCTTCACCGTGGTCGTTGCGACCGGGGTTGAATCACATTCTTTCACGTCGGTGCCGGATATGGGAAGGACCGCCCCCTGAAGATTGAGAAAGGTCTTGTTGCCGATACCCGGAGGACGAAGTCCGTACGGACCCGTGCGCGCGCGGCGGATGACCACCTGCTGCGCCGGGTTGAGGGGATGCGCCGCCATCGGAAGCGCGTTCGGATCGGGCGCTCCCGGCGCAAACGGCCCAGGACGCGTCGTCACCTCGAGGAACGGCGGATTGCCGCCGGCACCAATCGACGGCGCCATCCCAGGACGAATCGGGCACGGCTGCATCATCGAAAGAGCAAGCTGCACGTTCTGGATGATGCCCGTTGCGAGCGGCGTACGCGCGCTCGTTCGATAGAACTGGTACGGCGACGTCACTGATGTGCAGAACCACTCGTCAGCACCATCTCCCTCGATGATCGCTCCTGCGGCGCTCGGCGAGCCCACTTGGATGTTGCGTCCGACGTCGTAGAAGCCCTGCTTCATCAGCAGGTCTCGAAGAAGCCAGATGTGCTCCGCCGTCACCCACGCAAGATGCTCGCTCTCGAGGTCGCTGCGCGAGCAGCAGTTGATGACCATCGTGCCTGGAATCAGCAACGACTTGATCTTCCGACCCGTGGCGAAGTCGTACTGGTCCATGTCGTCGAAGCCGAGGTGATGGAATCCGATCGGCGCGCGCGTGAAGGTGATGCACGGGCGCATGTTGAGCGTCTCGACCTTGATCGGCGACTCGGCGGAGATGAAGAGCTCGGTCGATTGGTCGTCCGACTCCCAGTGGTACTGCCCGCGAGGGGCGGAGTAGAAGAGTCCCTGTACGAACGACACGTACAAGAAGCGCACGTGCTGGAGCGGGTTGTACTTGAAGCTACTCTCCGGCAGCTCCCCGTGCGGCTCGACTCTGGGATTCTTCGTAGGCATGGCGCAAGAGCTCCTTGTACTTCTTCATCACCTTGGCGGACTGCACTGCACCTGCCAGACCTCCGAGAACGCCGAGAGCGGGTGGAAGGTACTCGGTTGGAACCGGGTGCCCGAACAGCCGCTGACTCGCGAGATCTGCACCGTACCCCAATAGCTTACCAGCTCCGTACCCAAGGCCAGTTCCCGCAGCGATCGTTCCTGCTCCAAGTAGCCCTGCGAGCATCGTGTCCTTCGTAAGAGGAACGCCGGCAGACGGCATCTCCTCCGCGAGCTTCACGGGTTCGGGAGCGACCTCGGGCAGGTACTCGAACAGGAACGGAAGGCTCATTGCCCGAAGTCTCCGGGATTCGGGATGCTGTTTCTGTAGAGCGAGAAGATGTTGGGGATCTCCTCTTTCAAGAAGTTCTCGAGGTTCATCGGCATCGTGTAGTTGCGCGGCGGCTCGAAGTAGATGTCCTGAAGTGCCTCGTCGAGCTTGAGAGGAATCTCGAACTCGATGTCACGCGGAGGCACTTCGTGAAGCTGCACTTCCTGATGCACCGTCGCACGCAGGTGTTCGGTCGAAGAAACAGAAACGACGTGCCAGCGGCGGTTCTCGGACTCGATGATCAAGTCACGCGGCTTGAGCGGCGGGTAGTACCCCAAGCGGGCAGTCGTATTCGACTGCTGCTGCGGCCCGACGTTCGACGTCTGCTCGCTCTTCGCGGAGGGGTCGACCTGCATCCACACCTCGATCGGAGAGAGGTACCCGCGAACGAACCCCGTGTCGTAGCAGCGCACGCAGCGCGATCGGGTGCGCTTCTTCAACGTCGGACTCCAGCAGTCGCATCGCTGTCCGAACGTGCGTGCAGGAAGAACCCAGCAGCGGCGACCTGCGTACTCGTGGAAGAGAAGCTGGATGTGCCGTCGGAGCTCGAGAGCAATCAAGTCGGGAGTGGGCTCGAGCGTGACAGGACCGAACGTCTTCGTATCGCCACTCGGAACGTGCGTGACGAGAAGCTGGTAGTGCAGCATCCGCCATCGGTCGCCGACGTAGATGGCGTTGTCGATGAAGAAGAATCGATCGCTGAAGGGCTCGGTCAGCTTGTCGAACGGCCCGCTCGGTGACTCGGAACGAAGAAGCTGGAAGGTGTAGTCGAGGACATCTTCCGACGTGTCTCCGATCGACCACGACACCTGATTCAGCGCGTTGTCGAGCGACCGAACCAGGAAGTCGTTGATGGTGATCGAGACGGGCATCGCTACCTTCCAGTAGCCATCTGCGAACGCATCGCAGTGACCTGCGGAATCGAAGAAGCACGAGGCGCGCTGAGCTGTCCGGACACGGGGCTGCCGAGCTGGCCCGAGTTCATCATGAAGTTGCGGAACGCTTCGTCCAATCCACCAAAGCGGCGTTGATCGCCGAGGATGCCCTGCGCGAGGGCATGCGGCGCGAAGCCCTCCTGCGTGACCAGCGGGTGCTGTTCGATCATCTGCTGGTACTGCGCCGGGAGCGACTTGAAGATGCCCTTCTGCTCCTGCACTGACTGCATGGTGAGCTGCGGCGGACGGACGCTCGAGGGCACACTCGAAGGCGCGTTCGTTCCTGCTGACGCCAGGGTGGGTGACTGCCCCGTGCGCGACGCGTTCCCGCTGACGACGTGCTGTTCGGACTGCGGCACGCGCGAGAGCTGAACGACCGAATCGGCTTTGGTGGGCGGACCCGCGGGAGCGAGCTCGCCCGTCAGGCTTTTGGGCTTGCGACTCCTGCCGACGCTAGCGTTCCTTCCGGCTGTCGGAAGGCCGCCGAGATCGGCCCCTGACGAACCGTTCCAGGAGGTGCACCTGACCCGAGAAGCCCCGCGGGCGCGCCGCCTCGAGCCTTCACTCGATCAGCCAGGTCTGCCGATGCGCGCAGCCCGCGCACCTCGGTTTCCGCCGCGCGCGCCGCGCGCATCGCCTGCCGCCCACTGAGAGCAGCACCTGCACCGAGCGCTTTACGGAGCGGGGCGCCACGCGCCATCTGCTCGGCGACGTTGCCGCCTACATGCCCCGCCACGCCACCGAGCGCCGCGCCGCCGAGCGCGCCCGCGAGCATCCCGCCGGGGTGCCAGCCGCGATCGTCGTGCCCACCCATGAGCGCGCCGCCGGCGGCTCCGAGACCCGCGCCGACCAGCGCCTTGGTCCCCTGGGGTCCGAGCTTCGAGAAGACGTTGCTCGCCGCCTGGCCGATGCCTGGAGGCAGCGAGAAGGCCAGCTTCTCCGCATCCGCGTGCGCGAGCTTCTTGGCCAGGTCCTCCGCCACCTTGCGGCTCGGGAAGGGGTCTGCGACCGCCTCGAGGCGCGGCCGCGCGCGCCCGATTGCCGTCGCCTCCGCGTTCAAGTCGCGCGCGCGAGGAAGCGAGCCGGGCTTGAACTTGACCGCCGTCTGCTTGGTCGCCTGCGCCGCGCCACGCAGTTTGCCCATCAGAGCAGGGTCCATCGCCGTCTTGCGCATGCGCTCTTTGGCGTCCTCGAGGGAAGCCGAGCTCAGCTTCAATCCCGGAGACCCGACCGGGCGGTTGTGCACCGCCTCGGTGTTGTCGAGCTCCTCCGCGCCGACAGCGCCGGCGCCTTGGGAGCCGGTCAGCTCGGGGGCCGGCGGCGTGTTCGGCTGCGCAGCCGCTGCCGCGGCGGTGTGCGCCGCCTCCTCCTCGATCTGCGCGAGCTGGAGCTCGAGCAGCCGCTTCTGGAGACGCACCTGATCTTCCTGCGTGTACAAGCTGTCCATCGACGGCTGCTGAAGTCGGTGCTGGATGCGCTGCGCGTCGAGCTGGAGCTCTTGCTGCTCGAGCGCGACGGCCTGTTCGAAGAGAGGCGTTCCCTTGAAACGATCGAGCCAGCAAGCGACCTTGCCGTCGACAGGAGCGCACTCGTTGAACGCGAGCTTCTCGCCGTTGGCGAGAGCCTCGAGCTCGTGGCGCGGGAGCTTCTTCAAGTCCTCGATGAAGGCGCGCTTCTCTTGCTCGGCCTTCGACATGCGGTGAGCCGCGAGAAGAAAATGGTCGAGCACGGTCAACCTCCCATCAGAGTCTTGATGTCACCGGGCGCGCGCTGAAGTCGGCCCACCAGCGCGGGACCGAGACTCGCACCCATGCTTGCACCGCCGAGAGCTGCCATCGCCGTAGAAGCACCAGGGAACTTCTCCCCAGCCTCCGCCAGACCAAGCCGCGCTTTGCGCTGCGCCTGCATCATCGCTTCACCGAACGATCCCGCAGGCGTCTTCTCGTCCGCCGCGACCTCCTGACGAAGCTTCTCCGAGCCGCCGTGGATGTTGGCCGCCTGAAGACCTCCCATCAGTGCCGCGCCACCAAGCGCGTACGGAGCCTTAGACGTGAGCATCTGCTTCGCTCCGTGAAGCGCGCCCTTGGCGAGGTCCTTCACGCTCGCGCTCTTGAACTGGTCACCCGTCTGCGGGCGGTTCTGATCTTGCTGCCCGACCGTGCGTCCCGGTTGACCACTCGCGCCCGAGTCTGGGCTTTCGGTCGGACCCGGAGTCGTCGTTCCACCTTCGGGGGGCGCTGCCGACGGAGTGTTGCCCGCGCTCGGTGCCTGCGCCGCCGGACCCTGCTGCTGAAGGCTGGTCGCCGGCTCACCACCAGACCCCATACCGCCGGTGTTCGAACCGCTGTCATCACCAGCGATCTCCCGCAGCGTCTGCTTCAACTTCTGAAGCGCCGCCGTCGTGTCGTTCGCGAGCTGACGGCTCTGAAGCGCCGAGTTGTTCGCCTGCACCGTCTGCATCAACGCGCGCGTCGTCGCATCGTTCGACATCTGCGTCTGCTGCTGCACCGCGTTCTGGAGCTCCGCAAGCTGCTGCGCCTGCTGCTCCTTCTCCTGCTGCGCCGCCTGGAGCGCCTGCTCCATCTGCTTCTGCTGCTCGGCGAGCGCGCGCGAGCGCTCCATGTAGAAGGCCGCTTCGTTGGCGCCCTGCTGCTGCTGAAGCATCTGCTCTTGCCCGAGCAGATTCATCGTGTCCTCGAACGCCTGCTTGATGCCGCCGAGCTTCTTCTTGGTGCGGCGCGTGTCGACCTCACGTCCGACGGTCTTGCCCGCCTTGCCGCCCAAGTGCTGCCCGAGTGCAGCCGCTGCGATCGACGGCAAAGAACCACCCGGCTTGCCCGCGTAGAAGCCACCGGTCGCGCCGAGAATGCGGCCGATCACGTCGCCGTAGAGCTCACCGCGCATTCCCTCCGTCTGCCGCGCGCGCGCCGCGAGCCCCGCATCCGCGCGCTCGTGGCCCCTCGAGACGGCGTCGGCCTTGGCGAGCTTCTTCCAGAGCGGAATCGATCCCTCTTTTCCGAAGTCGAGGCCGCCCAGCCCCATGTCGTCCCCGCCTCCACCACCGCCTCCGCCACCACGACGAGGAGCGGGCGAGCTGAGGTCCGCCTTGGTCGTCTCCTTGCCCGTGTAGCTGCCGATGGCCGGAAGCTGGACCTGGAGCTGCTGAACGGGTTGCTCGACACGGCCTGTGTCTCCCGCCGTTCCGGGAATCGCCGACATCGGGCGCCAGTCATAGCCGCCGCCGATGCCCGCTTTCTTCTCGGTAGCAGCACGAACGCGCTTCAGCCCCAGCACCTCTTCAGCAGTTCGCTTTGCTGCATCCGCCTTCTGCGCAACGGGTCCCGTAGGGCCACGATGCTTGGCCACGACACGTCCCATCGCGTTCTGGAAGTCGCGCACACGACTTTCTTTGGCTCCGCGATTGATGGCACGAGCAACTCGATCCTTCACCCACGTGTGCGAAACCGCCATCTTGGCGCTCGCGTTCTTGAGGAAGTCCTCCATCATCGCGGTCGCGTCGCCGTGCTGATCGAAGTTGCCCGAGCCGCGCTTGCGCATCACGCGCACGTGCTCGGCGAACTTCGCCATGGCTTCCTTCTTCTCGATCGCCGGCGGCATCGTGCCGCTTGCGTCCGGATTGTTGGTCGCTGGAGTGCGCTGCTGCGGCTGCGGGGCCGCAGGAGGTTGCGCCGCCGCCATCGGTTGCATCGACATCGACGGAGTGTTCGGAAGCATCTGCCAGAGCTCGTCGAGGTGCTCTTGCTCTTTGGTGAGGTACTCCTCGACCTTGTACTTCGCCGGGTTCTCTCCGAGCATCGAGTGCAGCACGCGCCACTTGGCGATGCCTTCCTGCTCCATGCGGATCATCGTGTTGATGATCGCCGACGGATCGGTCGCCGGCGGCGGCGCCGGGATGTCGTTGAGCTGCGAAGGACCACCGAGAACAGCGAGACGACGAAGCAGCCAGTCGGCGTGCTCGATCTCGTCCTCGGAGTGATCTTCGAACTCTTCTGCGATCGCGAAGTGCGACAAGTCGCGGAGCGACTGCGCGTACGTCTTGTACGCGTACATGGTCTTGAACTCGTTCTCGACCATCTGCACGAGCAGAGGAAGAACCTGCTCGACAGGCGCTTCGAACTGCCCCTCGAGGCCGCCGGTCTCGTCCGGGGGATCGAGAGGAGCCTGAGCAGCCGTCTTCAGCTTCAGAAAGAAGGCACTCGCCGCTGCGAGCGGGAGGTCTCCGACGATGTTGCGTTCGAACGACATGGACTCCTCACTCGAAGGTGTAGACGACGTGCATGTTGTCGTTGACCGAGTACGCGAAGCCGAAGTACGGCGGCGTCGGCGTGCCATACGGTGTGCCGTAGACCTTGCCGATCGTGTCGTTGCCGGTGTCGAAGCCGAGAACCGCGTTGGCCGTTCCCGTCTTGTCGATGGTGATGCCGTTCGCCGGCGAGGACTCGACGATGACCAAGTGGCCTTCGAACTGGCGGACCTTGACGCCCGCGATCGCTCCCTCGATCTGCGACTTGATCTCCTTGAAGAGGAGCTTGCCGCCTGGGTTCGCACCCGCGATGAAGGTGCACGTGCCTGCGGGGCCAGGCGCCTTCGTCTTGAAGGTCAGCCCGACGAGCGGAGGGATGTCGCGCTGACCGCCGCCACCCTGAGCGATCGTCTGCGCGAAGTACGAGACGTCGCCGCCGACAACGGCGCCGTTCAGGAACATGTTGAGCTCGTCGAGCTCGCGGAACTTGTTGACCTTCCAAATCGCCATGGTGTCCTCAGTAGGCTGCGTAGGTGGCGTTGACGGCCCAGAGCTCCGAGTGCACGCCGCTGTTCGACGGACCCAAGATGCCCTCGATGTTGAGAGCGACCTTCACGCGTTGCTTGAGCTGATCGGTGTACGACTTGTAGTACTGGAGCCAGGATAGCAGCAACGGGGCCTTGTCGTTGACGCCCACGTTGATGCCGCCGGTCGAGTAGTTGATGTGGTTGCGGATCTGAAGAAGAGCGACCGACTCGATGAGCGAGATGACCGTCATGCGGCGCAGAAGGGCGTGCTGGTTGCGCATGAGCATCTCCTCGAGGGACATCGAGGTGAAGTGCGGCGTGCCGTTGAAGTCGGAGAGGGCATCGAGAATCGACCAAGCGATCTGCCGATCGCTCGACTCCTCTCCACGCACGATGCGGTTCAACTCAGGGAGGTCCCGCATGTACAGGCGCACGTCCTGTACGAAGTTCCTCATCGTTTGAGTGACCCCAGGAATGCCCTCGAGCGACACGCGTCACCTCCGCGATTTCTTCTCGACGTACTCGACCTCGTCTGCGTCCACGTCCGCCAAGTCCTCGAGAGAAGGACCGCCGAACATGTTCGTACTCGCCGGCTGCTCCTCCGAAGCCTTCGCCTCGATTTTCTTCTTCGGAACGTACGGGGCGTTCGGCGGAAGAGCGGGAACGATGTGCCCCTCTTTGACCGGAGGAGGAAGCGGCGCAGGCACCGGCTCCTTCGACAAGATCTCCGGCCTCGCGAGAGGATCGACCGCGAGCTCGTTGGACAGATCGAGCTTGCGGAACGTGCGACCGATGGGAAGGTCGTTGTGCGCCGAGTCCGGAAGCCGTTCGGGGTGCAGCTTCGGATCGGGCGTCTTCTGCTTCGGCGCCAGGTGCAGCAGATCGACGGGTTCTCCCGTCGGCAGCTTGACCTCGAGAACACCGTCCCTCTCGAGCTGCTTGAGCGTTTCGAGATTGCGACTCAGCTCTTCCTCGCTGATGACCGTCGGACGCCCCGGTACGAGGCGGCGCTGGGTGTCGAGAACGAACTGCGTGCGGCGCACATGCGTCGGCTGCGTCGCGCGCAGCGTGCGCGTCTTGAGCGAGCGGACCGTGCTGTGAAGGCAGTACTCCATAGACTCTCCGAAAAAGCACAAGGCGCCGGCACCTGCCGGTACCGACGCCTCGTGAGTTGCGCCAGACCGCCGTGGCCTGACGGTGTCCCGCTCAGTACTGGTTGACCTGCGGGAACTGGAGGCCCGTGTCGACGCGGTTGTTGACCGCACCGAGCGCGTCCTCGGCGACCGGGATGAAGCTCGAGAGCAGCCCATCCGCGTTGTTCGACGTCGCGTCGGCCGAGTAGAGCTCGAGTTTGCGCACCGCCGCGATGTTGATGATCCCCATACCGATGTCCTCCCACGCCTGGAAGGTGATCATGTTGGCGATCTTGTCGATGTAGAACTTCGAGTTGTTCAGGACGTAGAACTTCCCGAAGAACTCCGGGCGGGTGAAGCAGTACACGTTGCCCGCGCGGAGGATGTCCGTCTTGACCGTGCGGATGTACGCGCGGCCGAGCAGCGTGTTGTACTTGTACCCGTCGACCGCCGTCTCCGACTGGAGGCGATCGCCGAAGTCCTCGACCGTCCACTGAAGGAGGTCGTCCCAGTCGACTTCCGTCATCAGGACGCGCTCCGAGCGGAGGCGGTTGCCGTCGAGCAACTTGAAGAGGTTGACGAGGTCCGGGCGCTGGATCGGGCGCACGGTCGCGTCGTTCTTGCCGGCGTTGCGCGCGAGCTCGCCCTTGCGGACGGAGAACTCGACGACGGCGCCCGCGTTGATGTTCGACCAGTTCAGCGAGGTGATCGTGCCGCCGTTCGCTTCCTGCTGGAGCGCTTGGACGGCCGCCTCGATGTTGATCGTGAACTCGCGGTCCTCGATCTCCTGGATGTCCTTCACCGAGTTGTCCTCGATGATCTTGGTGATGGGCATCTCGTAGGCGAGAAGCTCCTGCTCCGTCTTCTGGAACATCTCCGAGGAGATGGTGAAGAAGGCGACCTCGGCCTTCGCACCGCGGATGAAGCGGGCGGTGGGCTGACCGCGGAACGAGATCGAGAGCGCGCGGCTCTGCGGCTCGACGTCCACGATCTTGACGAGGGTGTCGTGGTTGACGCTGCGCTGGCAGTCGGCGCGGGTGACCTGCTCGGGAGGAAGAACTTTCCTCGCGTAGGACACTTCGCGGAGACGATCACGGACGTACGAACCGCCGTACTCTGCGATCTTCTCCTTGCCTTCCTGCGTGCCCAGCTTCTGGGTGAACAGGTCGTTGAGGACTCGTGCGGGGACACTCATGGTCTTCTCCTTCTCCTTCTTGTTGCCGCTCTGGCGTCCCGCTTACGAGCGGTACCCGGAGATGAAGCGGAGCTTGTTGCCGTTGCTCGCCGGAAGGCGGGTGACGTACCCGACGATCGGCGCCGAATCTCCCGCGCCACCGTGGCCGACGAGGCCGCAGTAGAAGCGAGAACCGAGCTGGATCGACGACACCTTCACGGGCTGGAGCACCGTGGTGATCGCCGCACCCGAGCCCACGACGAGCGAGGCGTCGTAGATGCGCGTGTCGAACTCGTACGCGCCGAGGAAGATGACCGGCATCTTGCGGCCTGCCATCGCCTGGACGTCGTAACGACCGCGCTCCGCCCACAGCGGGAAGCAGCGCACAGTGGCGCCGTTGCCCGCCGCAGCGATGCTCGCGCCGCGAATGAGCTGGTAGCTCGAGTTGAGCGTCATCCACTCGCCGTCGACCGTCCCCGTGGTGGCGTTCGTGGGGTCGGCCAACGTCGGATCGGCGAGCGGGAAATCCCTCCGGTGGAGCGGAAGGATGTCCGTCACCGGCTCGAAATTGATCCTCTGGACCGTCGACATGATGATTTCCTCCTAGAACCGATGTTCAGCCGAACTCAGCCGCCCGTGAGGAACGACTCCAAGTCGGAGCCGCCCACGTGAGACTGGTTGTCGTTGGTGAGCGAAGCGAGCTTCCGTCCCATGTCGGGACCGACGAGGTTCACTGCGTTCTTGATCTCCCCGAGCTTGCCGCTTTCGGCCATCTTCTCGAGGTTCGTCACGAGTTGCTCGAAGGGCTCGTTGCTGATGCCCTTGCTCTGCATCTCGTGAGCGACTTTCTCCGCCTCCGCACGGCGCTCGTACTGAGCGACCTTCGTGCGAAGCTCGTCGCGCTCGGCCGTGACCGAACGCAGCGCGGTGGCAGCGTCGTTGAGGACTTCTGCGACCTTGTCGTGGCTGATCTTCTCCATGGTCCCTTCCTCACGCCGTCGGGTTGGTCTGCTCGTCGAGCAGGGTCTCGAGGAGAGCGCGCGCAGCCGCGACCTTCACGCCGCCGTTCGCACTGCCGAACTTGGTGCCCGCCTGCGCGGTGCTGTCGAACGCCGCGCGGAGCGTGCTGTCGGTCTGCGACGACAGAGCCGGCTCGTCGAGCCACTTCTTCATGTCGCTCTTCGGACCAGACTTGGCCTGCCCCTTGGTGTAGTTGATGGCCGCCTGGTTCGAGCCGACGAGCTCGGTGTTCGGACCGGGCTTGCCGCCGGCGGGCGCGCCGCCCGCTTCACCCGCAGCGCTGGTCTCCGGCGGAACGGCGGGACCCGCCGAGATGTGCGCCGGGTTGATCGCGTCCTCGGCCTTCTTGCTGATGCCGAGGCGCGCGAGGTTGCCTTCGAGGAGAGCAGACGCCTTCTTCTCGGGCTTGCACTCGCACGCGGTCTTGTCCTTGCCGCACTTCTCGCACTTCTCCGCGGCGACCTTCTTCAGGCCGAGGCGCGCGAGGTTGCTCTCGAGCAGATCTGCCGAGGCCACCTTCTGCGGGGTGTGCCCCGGCGTCGAGTGGTGCTCGTTCGTCTCGAGCGCGTTGGCAGCCTGATCCGACGGGCGCACCTTCTCGGTGCCCGGCTTGTGCGGCGGCTGCTGATGCGCCTGACCCTTGTGGTCCGGAAGCGACGTCGATGCGGTCGCGTGCGACACCTCGAGCGCACCGGGTCCCTTGCCGGGAGCCTGGATGTGCTCGGTGATGTGCGCCGGCGGCGCGGCGCTGGCCGCGCTCTTGTGGAACTCGCTCGCGAGGAACTCGAGAGCGCCGGCGAGCTTGTCGACGTACTCCGTCGGCACCGACATCTCTTGCTCCAGTGCGCTCGCGGTCTTCTCCCCCGAGAGGTTCTCCGCCTGACGACGGGCCTCTTCGCTGATGCGCGCACGGGAGATGGAGCCAGCCTGCGCTGCCTTGACCAGGTCCTGAAGCGACGGTTTCGATGCCATCCCTGTTCCGTTCATGATTGACCCGTACTTTGGTGGTAGCGACTTCTGAGAGACTGCGCCAGCATCAGGTGCTGGCATCGAGCCCGAGTTCACTCGGGTGAAGTTGTTCCGATGGGCCATTCCAGTTGGCCCCCGCTTCCCCGGCGCAAGTCGCGAGACGATCTGCGGCTGCGGAAGCGGAGAAGATCCCGCTGCGGACAGGAGTGAGCCTCCCGAGGATTCCCCCTCGGCTTGCTTGCGCATGGCTGCACTCCCATCCCACAACGGTCTCTCCTTGTCAGCCCTTGGGCTGCTCCCAGGTCACGGGGTAACCCGCCGCCTCGAGGAGCTCGAGAGCGCGGATCTCCTTGGCCTGCGGGAACTCGGTGGCGGCGGCCACCTTGCTGTTGTCCTCGTTGAAGCCGAGGGTGAGGACCGCCGACACGCGCGCGGTCGCCTCGTCGCGATCGAAACCGGCCGAGGCCGCTTTCTCGATGGCGAAGGCGGCAGAGACTTGGGTGAGCGCCGAAGGCGACGCCTTCTTGCTCACGGAGGCTTTCTTCTCCTCCTTCTTCTCTTCCTTCTTCTCCTCGTCCTTCTTCTCTTCCTTCTCGCCGCCGCCGTCCTTCTTGCCGAGCGCGGCCGCGAGCTGCGGCGGCATCGCCGCCTCTTTCGAGCCCAGGAAGTCGAAGCCGCCTTCGGAGGCGATCTTGCGGAGCTCCGCCACGTAGGCGTGCGCCATCTGACGACCGAAGAAGTCGGCCTCGGCGAACTTCGCCTGCGCTTCCTTGGTCTGGAGCCACTCGTTCATCGCCTGCGCCTCGGCCTTCTTCTCGCCGTGGTGCTTGTGGCCGTGCTGCGCAGCCTTCTTGTCCTTGTGCGCGTGGCCGTGCTCTTTCTTCTCTTCCTCGCCCGCCGTCTTGGCGAACGTGGCGTTCCAGAGCTCGGTGATCTGGCTGTCGTTCAGCGTGCTCAGGTCGATGCCGTTCTCGGCGGCCATCTTCGCGAAGAGCTCGGCTTGAGCGACCTTCTCGGCGTCAGCGGTCTGCTGAGGCTGGGTCGTGCCGTACGCGTGCGCGAGGTATTCGTGCATCCCACTCATGAGTGGACTCCTTCATCGAGGGTTGGTGAGTTCCACGTGTTCCTCGAGGGGAGTCCCCTCTCCACGCCGGCGTTCGCCTGTTTGGAGTGGCCGACCTCGTCCAAGAACGCGTTCTTGAGATAGGCAGCCGACAAGGATGTGAATAGCTCGTTCACGTGGGCCTGTGCAAGTTTCTTGAGACTACCGTCGGAAAGACCGGAGCGATCGATCATGTCCTGCACTTCAGGAACGAGATGAAGAATCGCTTGGCGATAGCCGTTGTACGCACTCCCAATCTTACGCAGCAGATCTGACGAATGGGAAGAATCTGTTTTTCGGGCTACCGGCGACCCCTTCCCAATGATGACCAAAACCCGCTTCTCGATGGCAGGTCCGAAGGCAGATCGATCGGAAAGAAGCGGGAGAAGCAGCTTCGCGAGCGCGGAGTGAAAGAGGTCGGAACGAAGGGAAACGGGGTCCGTTTCTTCGCTCTTTGGAAAGACGACTCCACGTTGCTCGAGATCGTCCGCGACGTCTTTTTGACCTCCGCGAACGAGGATGATCCGCTGGAACTCCTTCGGTCGAAGAACCATACCGAGCCCAGTGGTCGTAGAGAGCGCTTCACCAAGCGGACGCGACGCAAGCGCATCGAGCACCTCCTCGGGTAGATCCGGCTCGTGACGAGTGAGCAGCGGAACAGCCTTGCCAGCGAACTGCGAGGGGACCGTGTCTTTCACGATCTCGCTCTTCTTCAGCTTCGCGGCTTTCCCGAGGAAGGCCATCTTGAACGCGTCTTCTTCAGAAGCGCTCGCAGTCTTTTCTTCTTGTTCGTCTTCTTCGACGTACCCGAGCTTCTCTGCGATTTCCGCTGAGGGCAACGACCACAATTTGCTCTCGCCGTCGGCGATCTTCATCATCACCTTCGCCGTCTTGTCGGCACCGATGAAGACGAAGCTGATGTCGAAGAACTTCGGGTAGTCGTTGTAGACGAAGACCTTTCGTCCGTCGGACAAGATCTTGTTCATCGAGCCGCGCGCGTGCTCGCAGTAGTCGGCGCGCGTGATCGACAAGCCGCGGATGCCCTTGCCGTTCTTCGCCTTGAGCTGCTTGTGAACCTCGAGGATTGCCTCTCCGGGCGTACGATGACGATCCTTCTTGAACGTCGCCATCGCCTTTCGGTACGCCTCCCAGTCGAGGCAGATCGAACACGTATCGAAGGGAACCTTGCAGCCCATCGAAACGTCCGGGAAGTGTCCGGCCTTGAGTTTGTCCCAGACGCCCGTACCGCCGAACTGGTCGCACTTGTCCTTGTCGACGCGGGTGACCAATTCGACGCGCTTCATCCGGTTGTTCCAGAGAGCGAGCTCGACTTCTCCGAAGGCGCGCGTCGCGTCCTTGTTCCGATGGTGCGCGTACGGGTGCGCCAAGTAGAACGTCGGGTAGCCGTAGCCCCACGTCTTGGCCTTCTCGCGATCAAGCAGCGGATTGCCGCTCCAGTCATCCGGAGCGTGGATGAGCGCAGCCTCGGGGAAGTAGTCGCCGTTGACGTTCGAGCCCCAGAACTCGCCAGCACCCATCGCGTTCAGCAGAACGTACTGCGCGTCGCTGCGTGGACGAAGCGTGTGGATGTAACGAACGACTTCCGGCAACAAGTCAGGAGACGCGACCTTCTCGAGGTACTCATCGGCACGCGTGAACAGCGGGATCGCCGCTGGCCCGTACGCCGCATGACTCGAGAAGAAGCTCGTCTTGATCATTCGCGGCCGGACGGCACGTGGAAGTACTCGCTTCCGCCACGACCGTGCTCTCCTTCCGGGCGACGACGGGTAGCTTGCTGCTGCTCCCGCATGTGCGCCTTGGTGCCCTCCATCACGCCGCCGCCGGCGCTGTGAAGAAAGGCTTCGCCGATCTCCGACTCGGGAAGAGCCTTGCGGTGCGACAGCGCTTCGATGAGCGCGCCACCAGCGCTGTCCGGGCGCAACATCATCATGCGGCGCATGTACGTACCCGCGATCATCGGGTCCTTGGTGAACTCCGGATTGATCGTGCGCAGAGAGCTGAAGGACTCGTTGAACTCCTTCGGGCGCGTCGCCAGGAACTCGTGCAGGTCCGCGTTGAATGAAGATCCCATCATCGCTCGGAAGTCACGACCCTTGGTGACTGCATCCCAAATCTTCGAAGCGGCGACGCCAGCACCTGCGATCGCGGCGCCGGCGACGGCGGTTCCCGCACCGGTTGCGGCCGCTCGACCGACCTGCTGCCCGAATCCACGAAGACCATCGAGCGGACCCGCCGCCGTCTTCGTCCCGTGCTTCTCCGCCAAGTACTTCTCGAGAGGGTTCATGTTGCCTCAGTAGCCCATGGGGAAGGGGTAGCCGCTGTACTGGTACGCGAGCTCTTGGCTCTTTTGCTGATACTCCGGCGTGCCGGGAATGAACGACTTCAGTGTCTGGCCGACAGGAGAAGCGCCGAGCGCAGAGAGGTGCTGCGCGCCGCGGACCGCAGCGAGTCCACCGATAGCGTGCGGAATATGCGTGACCGCTCCGCCAGCGATTCTGCCCATGGTCTCGGCCGCGGAGCTTCCGGGGCCGAAAAGCAGGTCGCCCACGGCCCTACCGCCTTTTCCCACGAGCTTTCCGCCCTCCTCGAAGGTGTCAACCACACTTCGAAGCAGGCCAGGACGCGGCATTTTCGGTGCGGCCTCCTTCACGCCAGCGATCTCCGCCAGCTTGTCGTAGAAGGCCGAAACGCGCTCCGGCGTCGCCTTGCGCAAGAAGCTCACGGTCTCGTCCAACGCGAGCTTGGTCTGCTCTCGGGTCTCGCGGACCGCCGCGAGCTTGTCGAGCGTCTCGCAGAACTCGGTCATCGTCACGACGAGCGGATGCTGCTCGTTGACCATCCGGTGCTCGCTGGCGGTCTTGCTGATCGAGTCGTCGACGTCGATGAGGGTGCGGAAGACCTCCTCCTGCACGAGGCGCGGTCCGATCATCTCGAATGCCGTCTTGACATAGAGGGGGTCAGCGACGAACGGCGCCCACGCCTGAACCACCTCCCCGAGCGTCGTGCCCGACATGGCCGCCTGCTTGACGTGCCCGTAGAGCTGCTCCGCGAGGTCCATGTACATGCCCTCGAGACCGCTGAGGACCGACGTCTCGTGCTCGTAGAGCGACGCAAGCTTGTCCTTCAGCTCGATCACTTCCCCGAACGGGTTGTGCTGCACCATCGCCGCTTCGGGGCGAGAGAGTGCCGAAGCGAATGCCTCTTCGGCTGCGGCCGACGCGACCTTCGTCTCCGCCGGAGGTGACGCGTAGTCGAGCATCCCACGGTCGTAAGTCGACCCACCTCCGCCATCGTTCAGGTCCTGAAGGACCGCGGCCGGATCTGCCGGGCCGCCCTGGAACTCGATGACGCGATGGGGCGAGCCTTCTTTCTTGAACTCGGTCAAGTACGCGGTCGTGTTGGCGAACTCGACGACGCGACGAACTTGCTCCGGAGAAAGCCCCGCGTGCTTGACGGTCTCGACCACTGCTTGCGTCAGGTCACCGTCGCCGCGCGTGTAGAGATCGGCTGCTTTCTTGCCGAAAGCTTCGAGCTCTTCTCCCGAAATCGGACGAGCGTGCGATTGTTGAAGGAGGCTCTGAAACGGAAGGTCGTGCATCCGGCACTCCAGTCGTGAGATAGCTAAGGAATAGCATGGGCTCTTCGAGCAAGGGAAGGCAACGAACCGACGACGACCTGCTGACCAAAAAAGAGGCAGCCGAGCACCTCGGGGTTTCGAACGCGATCATTCGCCGCCTGGTCTCTCAAGGCGTTCTCGAGGTCGTACAGGTTCGTGGCAAGCAGTACTTCTACCTCTCCGACGTGAACGCAGCCGCGCACGTTCTCTCGCGTGGGATCAACGTCGTCACCGCCAACCAAAATGCGCTGCGAGCTCTGGCGGGGATCAGCCGGCTCGAGCGACGTCTCAACGACATCGCCTTCGTTTTCGGAACGCGGTACGACACTCCGCCGTTGAACGAAGATCGTGTTCTGAAGACGTGGGAGAAAGTACACGAGTCCTTGCACCTTCGCTTCGACGCCTTGACCGCCTCCGAAGTGATGGAGTGGGCGCGCTTCTTCTACGAGATCGACACCGGATTCCTTTTCCTGGCGAGCCACGTCCTCGAGACGGATGAGCCCTGGGAGCCGTTTGTGCAGCTCGCGAATCTCATTCGAAGGAACGCGCCCGAGTACCCGCTGCCCGAAGTGCGTGTCGCCTACAACTACTTCGCGGCTGCTGCTCGCTTCATGGAGAACTGCGCCTACCTGCACTGCCGACAAGCCAAGGGGCCGCGAAAAGCAGACCGGATTTTTCCGACCGTCGATGGCGACCTCGTCAGCTCCTTGCTCAGCCTGATTCACCTTGCCGACAGCAAGGACCCGAAGTCCGCCGTGCACTAGCCCTGATTCACCGGGCCAGAGTAGACCGACATCATCGGCCCGCGGTTCTGATCTTCACGCAGCGGCGCGATGATGTCGGGACGCGGGAACTTGATGCACGAGGCGAGGAAGCAGTAGAGCAGGGAGTGGAAAGAGTCGTCCGGCCTGTCGGGGCCGTGGTCGTACTGGATCATTCGGAGCGTCTCGTTGTACTCCGAGTGGATGTTGCACATGTCCTGCGCGAACGGCTGCTTGAACTCCTCCCAGCGAGGAAACTCGAAGACGTTGCTGCGCTTGATCGCGTTGAAGATGTCGCTCATCACCTCGGTACGAAAGACCTTGTAGCGGCGCAACTTCGCGTCGAACTCGACCTTGCGCTTGGCACGCGCCATGTACTGAAACTTCGCAAGACGGTTCGGACCAAACTTGCGGGTGAGGTGGTCGTTGCGGTCGAAGCCGCCACCGTAGTCGGCGCCGATGATGAGCACACGGAAGTCGTTCAAGATCTCATCGAGCGTACGAAGCTGGAGCTGCGGATCGAGCTCGACGCCCGTGAAACGATGCATGTAGATGACGCGGAACTTCATGTTTACGTACGTGCCGAGTGTCAGCACGGTGTACGTGTTCTCGCCCGTACCCCAATCGAGACCGGCGAAGACTGGATTGTCGACGGCCTTCTCCTTGTACTTCTCGAGAGTGTCCGGATGCATCGTGATGTCCGACCGGCAGCACGCCTGCACCTGCGCCATCGTGAGCGGTCGCATGCCTGAGTCGTACGAGAGCCCGAGAACCTCGTTGTAGAACTTGTCACGAGGATAGCGCTCGTAGTCGAGAAGAATCTCTTCCCACGGCTTCCACGGAACCATGAGCTGCGGAATGCGGTAGCTCTCGAACGGCGCGTTCTCGACCTGCCCCGCCCAGACCGCATCTGGATGCTGCGCGTAGATCTGGCCTCCGCACTTCTCGCAGATGAGGCTCGTCCTGCCGATGTTTCGTTCACCGAGGATGTTCCAGTAGCGACCACCTTCTCCTCCGTGATGATCGCACGGAACCATCCACTCGCCCTGTGTCGACTGCTGCGCGCGGTAGTACTCGATGTTGTTGTCGAGACTCTTCGGAGTACCGGCGTAGACGAACTGCCGCCATCGCTTGGGTGCGTGACCCGTGCACTGCTCGATGACAGGAACGTTGTCCGAGAGAATGTCCTGGAACTCGTCGAGCAGTAGCATCCATGCAGGGATACCGCGGGTGCGGTCTGCGTTGAGGAAGGCGTTGCGCAACGTGATCTTCGACCAGTTGCTGAACTGCTTCTCGAAGACGTTCTGCGAGAGTGCACGGTTAGTGAAGCCACGCAGAATGTCGCTGGTCTCGATCGGCTCCTTCAGACGATCTGTCGAGAACGTCTTGGTCTGCGTCGACGTCGGGGAGACGTAGAGGACCTTGAAAGAGGGGACCAGGCAGCAGTACGCGATCGCGCGGTTGCCAAGAAGAGTGGACTTCTCGACCTGACGGCCCGTGCAGAGAAGGATGCGTCGCGACGACGTGTCGTACGGCATTCGAAGATGACGCCGGCCTTCGAAGGAGAAGTTCTTGAAGCCGGGAAGACCATCCTCCCGAGGCATGCGAAAGGCCGCCTCGGTGAACTGGGAAATCGTGACGGACAGACGTCGATCGACAGGCCCCTTCTTCTCGAGTCCATCGAAGATGTTTTCGACGACTACAGGCTCCGCAAAGAAGGCAGCCTCCTCGGCGCTGTCATCGAGCGGGTCCTCGTCGACGCTCGGCTCCGACTGCTCTACAGTCTCATCAACCAATGTTTCCTCCGCAGAAGACTGACGACCCGTACACGCTCTTGCAGAACGTGCTCGGCTCCTTGGGAAGAGCCGGAGGGGGATTTCGTCAGGATGTTCTTGTCGACACCGAAGATCAAGAACTTCGGGTCACGGTAGGGTTGACGGATTCCATTCCGAAGCCCGCCCGAGACGCTCTTCGCACCTACCTGCGCGAGTACGCGAAGGAGTCTGGGTGGTGCGTCAAAAACATCAGTCTGAAGCGCGCCTACGTTCGCTTCAGGTTGCGCAAGGCATCCGACAAGGATTCGTGAAGCTTCTCGTAGAACTTCTCGACGAAGCCTTCCGGGTTGAGCGTGTTCCCTGCGAAGCCGTAGGCACGCATCCACCAAGAGTCGATGCCGAGCTCCTTGATGTGAGCTGCCTTCAGCCGCGGGTAGCTGACCTTGAAGTAGTTGCGCGCGACTTCGTCCAGGCACTCCGGGAAGGACCCCTCCCAATAGCCGACGTAGTCCGCGACGCCGCTCTTCGGAAGAAAGAAGTGGAACACGAAGTCGTCGTCGATGATTGCAACCTCGGCGACGAAGCTCGAGTACTTCTCGATACGCACGAAGTTCGGAGGCGCGATGCCGAGCTGCGGTTCTTTCGAGATGACGTCCGGGACGTCATTTCCCTGCACTTCGTAGGATTCATTCATGGGGATCTTTCTCCGTCACGACAGACGCAAGATCCACCGTATGCTCTCCGTTGCTGACTGCCAAGACGTACGGCATCTTCTGCGTGTCGGTGCGAAGAGTGATCGCCTCGAGCTGCGCTCGCAGGCTGTCCTCCGGACGCTCTTTCTGCTCGTTGAGCTCACCGAGCATCTTGATGCTGTGCGTCCAGTTGAGCGCGCGACGGTCCGCATCCGGAACGCGCGAGATGGATTCCTCGTAGACACGGAGAATCATCATCGCGCGCGAGTACGACATCGCGGTGCTGATGTCGATATTGGCAGGCATCATGCCCAAGGAGATCTGCCCAAGCAACGCAGAGAAGTGCGAGCGCGGCGTGTTGGCAGCAATCCAACGCGGGTCGCTGTAAAGACTCGAGCTCAACGCCTTGCCCTGCAACTCGATCTCTTTGTTGCTGCTCTCCTTGGCGCGCAGGTAGCGAAGCTTGATGATGCCGCGGAGCTCCGTCGTGTCGACGAGCCGCACGTCCCAGTAGAACCAGCGGTACCGCTCGACCGCCGCGGGCGTCGCGTCGGGAACGTAGTAGTAGCGTCGAAGCTGATCTGCGATGGCGTTCGCAGGCGCTTCGAAGATGAGCGCTACCTCGATGAACTCCTTGGCGCGCGCGTTATCGAGGATGGAGTACATCGGGGCCATCTCTCGAGGATCTCCTTGGAAGAGCTCGAGGACGCCTGCATCTCGTACCAAGTTGAACGAGTCGCAGTGCCGCCTGCTCCTCGGGTTGAACCCGTCCGGCAGTGCATTGAACTGCTGACGGAGGCCATTCAGGTACGCGTCGCCGAGGCAGTCGAGCCCTTGAGCTTCGAGGATTCCGCGGATCTCGGCGTTGTCTCGTTCGGGGTTGTCGAGGAGCAGGTAGCGGATGTACCGCTCGCAAGGGCTGTGTCGGATCATTACTCTTTGTTGAAGGCCACGACGTTGAGGCCCTCGATGGTGTTCTCGAGACCGCGGATCGCGCGCTCGAGAGCGTTCGCGGGCAACTCACGCATGCCCAAACGCGCCGCGATCAAGAGCTCGCAGAGCTTGTTCTGCGTCTCGTCGAGCTGCGGCAGATAGGTGACGAAGGTCATCATGTTCTCTGGGTTGATGAACCCGAGGCTGAGAACGTTGTCGACGGCTGCCGGGTCCGGAATGCTCGCGGCTTCCTTCACCAGGTTCTGGCGAAGATTCGGCAGCTTCTGAAGAACGTCGTGCGCCTTCTTCAACATCGCGGCCTTCACTTCCTCCGCCGGTTCGAGGACGCGGCTCACGCTGACCTCGATCGGCTCTTGGAATTGAATCGCCTCACCGACCTTCTGAATGGCGTACTGCGGGTCGACGCCGAGGCCGCTCAGCACGAACATGACTTGATCGATGTCGATGAAGCTGCGTTCGTCCGAAGCGATCTTCTCGACGGGCGCGCCCGAGATGTCGAAGACGTTGCTGCCGCCCGCGCGCACCCACACACTGCCCACTGCGGACGCGTGCGCTTCTTTGCTGAACTGCTCGGGATGCTCAGCCAAGGACACCGCCTCGGTCTGCTCGAGAGGAAGCCAGCGGAAGCTGTCCGGAACGACGACGTGATCTTCGTCGGCCATCGTGATGCGCTGCACTCCAGGCTGGACGACGATCGCCACCTGGCGACCATCCATCGTCTCGGCCATGAGCTCCGCGCCTTCTTCAGGCGAGGTGACGCTCGTGGTGATCGTGAGAGGCACCGTCGCCTGCGCCGCACCATTCGGCAAGACCTGGTAGAACACGCCGTGCCCACGAGGACGGCCTTCCATCAGGCTGGCACCGTCGGCGACGCGGATACCTGCGATCTCCCCCTGCACGACCGAGTGCGAGCCGTTGGTGAAGAGGGTCATCGGCAGAGGCATGCCGTCGAGATCGAGCAGGTTCGGGAAGCAGAAGCCCACGAGCTGCTTGCCGTCGTCGGTCTGCACCCGGTAGATGCCGTAGTCCTTGACGAGCTCCGGGCGATCGGCCTCCGGCGCGTCAGAACCGATGGCAGCCTCGTCCGCCATGGTGATCGAGCCGTGCTTGTCGATGAGCATGGCACCGTCGAGACCAACGAGCTCGACGACTTGTCCGCGATCGAGTGCGCGCTCCGTGGGCTGCCACATCTTGTGACTCGCCGTCTTGATGGTGTACCCACCGCCGCTCGCTCTGGAGATCTGCACCGCTGAGGGATGGATGGCTGCCGCCAGCTTCTCCCCACGCGCCTTCAGATCTTGCGGCACGTACCCGGCGAGAACGGAGATCGCGGCTTGCGTTGCAGTCTTGTTCAGCGCGAACGCAGCTTTGGTACGCGGCTCGGTGACCTCCGAGAGGAACCGGTTGAAATCCTGCTCGTTGATGGTGGGCAGGATGGTCGCAAGAATCGAAGCCGCTTTCGGCATCACCGACGTCGCGCGCTGGGCAGCGATGTTGGCTCCCGTCAGGTACTTCTGTCCCTTCGCAGCCGCGGCTCCGCCTTCCTGAACGAGCTGAGCGCCGCGCCCCATCATCGACTTCGAGGCACGAGCGAGCGCCTGCGGGGCTTTCTGCTGCTTCAGGTACGAACCGATGGTACTCGGGTTGAGCGCCGTCTTCTCCGCCGCGGTCTTCATGCCGCCGCACTTCTCCTTGGCAGCTCCCTCTTTGCCCATGCCGGCGGTCATCACCGCGCCGCCGCCACCGAAGCCGTAGTTCTGACGGTACGGCGGGTAGAGCTGGGAGATCATCGACTGGTCGCCCGGCGTGCGGCTCGTCACGTCGAAGAGCTGCGGGCGGAAGAGCGACTGGCGAAGACGACGCTCGGTGAGCGGCAGCATCTTCGACTGCTCGGTGATGAGAACGTCGAAGGGCTGGAGCTTGCCCTCCTTGATGATGATCGGAATGCGAACGTTGCGAACGCCCGCCGCCTGCATCATCGGAGATCCCTGCTCGCCTTGGATCTCGGTCTTGTTGCTCACTTCGATGTGACCGAAGCCGAAGCGCTGCTCTGCGTCGACGCGGTCCATGACGACGTCCGGCATGAAATCCGCGACGTACGGTACCTGCTTGTAGAGCTCCTGAAGAATCTCCGTCGGCCACTCCGCGGGGTCTTCGGGAAGCATTACCTCCGCGGTGGCGGTCTTCTGGAAATCGATTCGAGAGTCGAGAAACAGCTCCATGAGGCTCTCCGTCAAACGGTGACGAACAGAAACTGCATGCCCGTGAAGGCGCCAGGGTCCTTGGTCAAAAGCATAACACCCGAGACCGTATCGAAGGGAAGGAAGCCGTCGGCGCCGAAGTTGTAACTCGCGAGCTCGCCCTGCAACGTAGCCAACGAGATGCCGCTCCAGCCGTACCCGACGACAGGCCCCGCTCCAATAGCAGCGTTGAGCTGCGCGAGGAAGTTCACTCCCGCCAAACGAACGCCAAGCGTCAAGTCGATGAGTGCATTGATGCCACCGATCTTCACGGACAGCGCAGCAGCGAGTCCGAGAGACGCAGAGATCTGAATGCTCAGCGGAGGAAGTCCAAGAGCAAGAGACGCGGACAGGCTTGCCACGATCGAAAGAGCGCTGGAGATCGTTGCTTTGAGCAACGCGATTGGGTCAGCGAACTGAACGGAGAAGTTCACCTGCGCCTTGAACTGTCCGACGAAGTCTGCCTTGAGCGCACCGATACCGAACGGGTCGGTGAGCATCAAGTTGAGCTGCGCGAGTAGTGGCGCGAGGGCTGTCGCTGACGCAGCGGCTCCAACGTTGATGGAGCCTAGGGGGACTGGCCCGACGGTCTTTTGGAAAGCCGACATTTAGTTTTGCCAGATTACCACAGGAGAACGCATCAAGACCTGGACGGCAGCCTGAAGTAGCCGAGGATTGTGCCGAAGGCTCCACCCTGAAAAAAATCAGCCTAGCAAATTCGGGTTCCCACTGATGATGCTGCCTTGTACTCCCGTCGGGATCGTGATGAAGCCCGCGAGAGGAACACCAGGCTGAATCGGACCGGCCGTGATTTGAAGGATACAAGGGGCGCCCAGCGGCGGCATGCCAAGTCCGACGCCTCCTTGAATCGCGTCGCCTTGTCGTGCGACAGGCGTCGTGCCCTGTTGCAGACGAACGATGTCCCCCTTGATCTCCGTCGAGGGGCCGCCGTTGATCGTTGCGCCATCCGTCGCGGTCATGGAGATCGTCTTCGCGCTGAAGTCGAACGAGTCTCCGATGCTGACCTTCACCTTCTTTCCGAACTCGAAGTACGCGCTGCCCTTCGATCGGAGGAAGACGTTGCCAGCCTTGTCGAAGTAGAAGCGCAGAGAGACCTGCTTGACGACGCCGCCGTTGACGACGTCTCCGCTCACGGTCTTGAAGCCCTGCTGCGCGAGCGTGACTTCGTAGACGATGATCGGATCGAACCCAAGGTTGCTCTGCGCATCCGCTCCGCTCGAGCCTGCATCTTCGCCCACCGGATTGAAGATCTTGCCCTTCGCGATTCGAAGATCGGCGTACTTGTCGTTGGCGTAGAGACGGTACGTCTGCATCTCCTGTGCGGGCGGATTCTGCACTGAAGGACCTTCTTGAATCCCCCACGAGACAGAACCGCCGACGTTCTGGTGTTCGTAGGCACCAGAGAGATCGAGAATCTTGTTGCCGATCGGAATGTAGATGCGCTTCGCAATTTCCGTCGCGCCGATCTCGATCACGCCGCCTCGATGCAACGTGATGAAGTTGCCATCGCGCGTTCGCAGAAAGATGTCGCCGGGCTTCGCAGGCGGTCGACCTGCGTCGAAGCGTGCGTCGACGTTCGGATAGGGAACCGTCCCACCGCGCGACCGCGTACCCGCAGGAGCGTCTTGATCGTCGACGTTGTCTGGGTTCGCCGTTTGGCTTCCCTGCTGCGTCGTCACGATGGACTGATTCGGGTCGTTCATCTTCGCGGTCGCGTTGGCCGTCTCCATCGGCGCGACGAACGACTGAACGTAGGGGGGAGAGCTGTCACTCGGCAGGCAAAGCATGACCACGGCACCGACTTCAGGCATGACGTAGATGCCCTCGCCGTTGTTGTAATGGAGGTACGCCGCCGCAACCTGCACGTCCAAGTAGTACTTGCGGTCGAACTGCGTGATGACGTCGACCGTCCAGTTCACCATGTTCACGTTCAGAACACGACCATGCACGATCTCCGCGGGGTCGTTCCCCGCGCGGTGGTGCAGCGTAGTTCGAAACCGTTTCGCCATGAGCTAGTAATGGTGCGGCGCGACCGCAGGCGTCTTTCCATGCGCCTTGGTGGAAGTAGCCAAGCCGAACTCGGCGCCGTACGCAACACCTGGAATCGGGTGAGCTCCGTGGATGTGCGAAGCCAGCCCCATCGAGGCCGCTTCCATCAACGTGTTGCGCAACCGCTGGTGCTGAAGCTTGGCCATCCAGTCTTCTTGCAGCGACAGCGGGAGCATGTCTACTCCCTGAAGAACCGGTTCGTGCAAGATCGGCTGCTTGCCTTTGAGCTCCGTGTCGTTGATCTTGCGGATCATCGACGTCGGGTAGAACTCGCCGCGGAGAACGTGCGGGTGGTCACCAGGGTCCTGGACCTTGGTGAGGTTGCTCATCGACTTGACCAGCGTCTCCACCGCGCGACGACGAAGCCCCTCGTCCTTGTACAAGTCGTAGATGCTGGCGGCGAGATGGTTCTGCACCTTCTCGATCGACTTCGTCGCCCGGTACAAGTCGTGCGGGTTGACGTACGTACGATTCGGATCGGAGAGCACTTGCCCTGCGTCGACGTGCAGACCAACCTCCGGCGGCTGCCATCCGACGTAGCTCTTGGCCGTACGGTCCGCATGCGGCAAGTCTTCGTGGAGCGGCATGCCGCCAGCGTCGCGACCGACGTGGTGCGGCTGCCCGTTCACCCAGATTTTCACGCCGGTCGGGTCTTTCTCGATGCGCTCGATCTTTCCACTCGTCATCGCCACCGTCGCGGCGTTGGGAATCTTCCTCGGCAGCTTGGTGAGCTGTTCGAAGCGAGCGAACTGGTTCAAGATCTTCGAGCCGCCACCAGCCTCCTGCACGCCGCCGGTGTGGAAGCTCTTGAGCGTGAGCTGCACCGCGCGCTCTCCAACTGCCTGCGCGGCCATGACGCCGACGTTCGTACCTAGAGGATGCAGAGCGCCGTTGACCGAGGGGCCGACGTCCATCTGGCAGAGGCCCTTCGGCATCTCGCACTTGAGCGGGCTACGAACAACGACACGCGCGTTCTTGTCCGCCGCTCGAATCTGAGCGACGAGGTCCGGCGTGAGCAGCGTATTGCGGGGAATGTGCAGGTTGCCTGCCTTGAAGTCCTGCGCGAGGTAGCGATCGTGCACGTCCTTCTCGCCGATGGACAACGATACACCGTTGTGGGTACCGCAGTCGTGCCCCTCGACCATCATGTTCATCGAGGTATTCATCAGGAGCTTCGAGATGGCGCCCGGCTCTTGAACCTCTTGCACCTTCATGACGGCGCCTCGACGCGCGCCATGGAGCTGCGTCCAGTAGCCTGCGAGATCGAGTCCTTCGGCGTAGCTCTTGGTCACGGGCGTCGGAATGAAGCGGTCCGCCGAGTCCTTGAGAATCATCGGCGCCAAGACCATCTGCTTGTACTGGTCCCAGCTCGGCTTCACGCCGGCGGCCTGCATCAGGAACAAATTCGACGGGTGCGCCGACATCGTGTCCGTGTGCGCCTTCTTCATATCGTCGGACGCCTTGATCCAGGCATCGACAGAGCGACGCTCCTTCTCTGCCTCGGAGATGTTCATCGCGTGGATCGCATCAACCTTCTTCTGCGCTTCGCCCAAGACCCGACCGCGCGCTGCCTTGTCCGGCGTCACGTCATCGAGGGACAACGAATGCGTGCCGATCGGCAACCACTTGTCCTTCACCAGGTCCGTCTTGATGAGGCCGAAGGACGCTCCGTTGCCGATATCCTTGATGTCGTTGACGATGCGACCGAACTCGTGTCGATGGTTGTTGCCCACGTCCGTGAGCAAAGAATCGAGCCCTTTCTTGTCGATCTTGAAGGAGAAGTCGGTGAGCATCTTCTGCTGCATCGCCTCCGGCAGCGCCGACGCAAGAAGAACTCGACCAGGCGTCGTCTTCTTTCCCTTCATCGTCACCACGTCGGTGTAGCTCACAACGCCACGACGAAGAGCGTCTGCGACCTCCGCAGGGCTAGAAAAGAGATGCTTCGTCTCGTTCCCGACGAGGGACAGCTTGTACAGCCCGAGCGCGCTCTCTAGCGTCGGTTGGTACATGACCTTGCCGGACGCCTCGTTGAAGATGTTGTTCGACGGGAACATCTTCTCTGCTTCTCGAACAGCTTCGCTGCTGATGGGAACGAACATCGCCATCGTGTCGCCGTCGAAGTCCGCGTTGTACCCACCCGTAACGAGCGGGTGGATCTGAATCGCACTTCCGTGAACGAGGCGGGGCTTGAACGCCTGGACGGAGTACTTGTGCAGCGCGGGGTCGCGCTTCAGCAGGACGGGGCGCTCGCTCATGACGTGCTCGAGCGCGTGCCACACCGTGGGATCGTCCTTGCCCTTGTGTACGTCGGACAAGAGCTTCTGCGCTTCGAGCGGATTCTTCGCGAGGCCCTGAAGCACAAGCTGACGAACGACGAACGGTCGAAAGAGCGTGAGAGCGGCGTCCTTCGGAACGCCGACCTCGTCGAGGCCGAGAGCCGGCTCTGGAACGATCGTCGAGCGCATGGTCAGATCTTGTCGACGGGTGATCAGCGTCTTCTGGAAGAACCCTTCCTTCGGCTGCGACCCCTTGATCTGCTCGAGCAGCCCGCGCTCCTTGCGCTCACGGTTGAGTGAGCCGACGCCGACCAGCGCCTTGATGCCATCGTAGTAGTCGTCACGGAGCTTCTGCTTGCGCTTGTCCGTGAGGTTGGCCTGAAGAACCGGGTCCTTCAGCTTGTCGTTGACCTGTGCGAACTGAGCGTAGAGCCCGTTCACGTCCTCGTACTTCACGTTGCCATCCTGCATCACCGTCAATGGGCGAATGACCGGAGGCAAGATCGGAAGGTTGTGCAAGATGTACGCTTCCGACGGCTTCAGATCGAGCTGATGAAGCGCCTCGAGGTACTTCACGCGCTTGAGCGAAGAGTCGAGCTTCGACGCAGATGCTGTGCGCAGCTCTCGACGAGCTCGTTGAAGTTCACCGGGAACCTCGATGCGATCGAGTAGCATCTTGATGCCCGCGCCGCCGGCGACTCCATCCTTCGCAGAGACGATCTTGAACGTCGTCGGATGAACGCCGAGCTCACCGGAGACGACTCCATCGAAGTTCTTCTGGGTCAGCCCCGTCAAGCTCTTGATCGCGTTCTCGAACACCGGGTTCGGAACAGGCTCCGCAAGCTTGATGTGCGACCACTTCGTGCCGCCGTGCCCTCCCGTGACCTTCTCATCGAAGAGCCCGCCCGGCATCGGCTTGAGCTCTCCCGTCTTGTCCGCCTTCGCGCGAACGAGCTTGCCAGCGTCCTTCAGCTCACCGCCCGACATCGACAGAATGTGCTTGTCCGTCAACGGGGACAGCACGAGGTTGCTGCCATGCTTCTCGATGTTGATGCCCGCGCCCTTGAGCATCTCGGTGAACTTGTGGAAGGCGAACGTCGGCTTCGGAGGAGGAAGCGCAGTCCCTTCTTGAATCGCCTTCCACACGTCGATGTGCTGTGAAGGCCAACGCTTGGCCTCGTTCGATTGGGGATCGGTGCCTTCGCTCTTCCACGTCTGCATCTCGCGGATGTTCGCTCGAGCTCCGTGCGCCAGCATCGCGTACAAGCCGAGTGCACCAAGACTCTGCCCACCTGCGTGACCGCCACTCGAGGGCTGAAGATTCATGTCGTAGCCCTCGGAGCCAGGCATGCCCGGCAAGTTCATGCCGGAGCGGACCGAGAGCTTCTTCTCGACTTGATGCACGAGCTTCAGCATGTACTGCGGACCGGTGAGGGCCTTGCCGAGAGACTTCTTCGTGATCGGGTCGAAGAGCTCCTCGGTATCACTGATGCCATGCTGCTTCAGATCGCTTTTCACCTTCTCGAGGTAGTCGGGCGTCTTCGCATCGAAGTTCTTGACCACGTAGGGCTTGCCGGTCTTTTCGGCGATCTTCGCCGCAGCAGTCTCGAGCATCTGCCCGATGTTCATACGACCGGGAACGCCCGACGGGTTCAGCAGCACGTCGACGGGCTTGCCGCTCTTGTCGTGCGGCATCTCGTGGTTCGGCAAGATCATCGTGACGATGCCCTTGTTGCCGTATCGCCCCGCCAACTTGTCGCCGACCTGCATCGGCTCCGTGGTTCGCACGTGGACCGTGATCTTGTCCGGGCCGCGGTGAACACCGACGACCTCGCCTTCGAACTCGGAATCCCAACGAACGGAGCTGTCCGTGTGGTGTCCTAGTACGTGCTTGCGCATGGCAGCGAGTCCGGTTCGATCTTTCACCTCGAAGGGGCGCATCGCCACAATCAGTGGATCGCCAGGATGAACCTTCTGTCCGACGCGAACGACGCCCTTGTCGTCGAGCTTGTCGAACTGCTTCGAGTTGAAGACGCCAGGGTGCTGCTGGTTGAACTGCTTGGGATCGAAGACGACGTTGTCGATCTTGTCGAGACTGTGCTTGTGCAGGTGCAAGCTGGACAACTTGTCCGCCGCGGCCTGGCTGATGACCACGCCGTCCTCGAAGTTGTACCCCTTGAATGGCACGTACGAGACGCGCAGGTTCGTACCGAGCGCAAGCGCTCCGCCCTTGGAGAAGTTGGTGTCCGCGAGAACTTGCCCTGTCTTCACGTGCTGACCGACGCTGACTGTCGGCGTCGAGTGAAGGACGCTCTTCGCGTCGTTGAGCGGGTAGTAGTGGTACGTCTGCACCTCGTGATCCACACCGTTCTTGTCCGTGACGATCACGCCATCCTTGAGCAGCTTCTTGACCGTCCCATCGACAGGAGAACGTTGCGACGTCTGATGCCCAAGAACGCGCTCGAAGGTGTCGATGCCTTCTGCTGCGACACCCGACGATACCTGCACCAACGGAGCCTCGCGGTTGACGAGGGAGATCGCTTGCTCCATGTGGCGGCTCGCCATTCCCGCGCGGCCGCCCGAGTTGTTCCCCAAGAAGGGAATGAGGTTCGACGTCAGGTTGAAGAGCTGGCTCGAGTGCCGCAGAACGTAGTCCGCTTCTTGAAGCTTGCCTTCCTCGATCTTGTTGCCCTTGCCCACCATCTTTACGCGGCCGGAGGTGGCGTGGGGCTTTCCATCTTTCCACTCGACCTGGTCCGGCAGCGCGACACGACTCACAGCAAAAGTGTCTGGGCCGATGTCCTCGATACGCCCAGTCTTCATGTTGTAGAGCGGGATTCTCGCTTCGTTGCCGATCTTCTTCACGCCAAGAGGCAGGCGCAGCGTTACCCCTGTCTTCTCTCCTTCCGGAGTGTTGATGGGATCGAGGAACCCGATGTGCGAAGGATTGATCATCTTCGCTTCGTTGTTGACACTGCGCTCCGTTTTGATGCCGCCAGGACCCATGATCGTGGTCTGCATCGCTGAAGACGCCATCTCGAGAGGGTTGATCTGACTGGCTGCTCGAGAGACTGCGGCTCCCGTAAAGAACTGTCGAATGGGCTCGTTGAAGACGTCGAATTTGACGACGTCGCGAATGCCGCTGACGCGTTGGCTGTTGAGCTGCCGCTGCACCTTCTGAGTAATCGGGCGCGCGACGCGACGAAGAGCGTCCTGCGCATAGTCGCCAACCGTCCTCAAATTCTTGAAGGTCAAAGAGTCGCGATCATCCTCTGGAGCGCCCGCCTGCACCTTGAGGAGCTTCTTAGTTGCAAGATGAAGAGCGTCCCCCGTCACGTGGTCGAATCGCTGACCGAGTGTGCGTTCCGTGACCTCGGGTAGAAGCCTGGACTCCTGCATCGTGTGGAACAGTAACTCCTCGACTTCCTTCCGAGACGTCGCCGGTTTGCCCGTAGTCGTCTTGTAGAACTGCTCGAGTGTTCCTGCCGTACGCTTAGCGTTCTTATTCGCGCTGAAGATCTCCTTACCCCACGACTTCTCGAGGTCGTCGTCACTCACCCCCATCGTCTTGAGGAGCGGGTAGATTGGAAGCTTGGCCTTCTTGTACTTGACGGTGAACTGCTTCGAAGCGGGATCGAAGATGATGTCAAAGCTGCTTCGACTAACGACGTTGAACTTCGCGTTCAGTTCCCCGTTGTCTTGCCGACGAACGTAGACACCCGGCTTGAGCTGCCACTGGTTGTCGACCTGGTACTCCTGCCCATCGACGATGTAGCTGTAGCGCTCGGTCGGCCGAGGGAGCTCCATCAGACGAACGCGTTTCTGGTCGATGACCTTGTTCGTGTCGTTGTCGCGCAGCGACATCGTGGCGTAGACCGGCACCGCCCACGTCTTGCCGTCGATCTTCGCTTGGTGCTGCGAGCGAATGTCATTCGAGCGAAGGTTGTCTTCCACGTCGATGTTGTCGAGGTGAAGCGACAGCGTGCGCCCTCGGATCGGGAAGTGCGTCTTCACGGTGTCGACGACGTGGGAGCGCAGGTCTTCGAATGCTTCGTCGGGGTTCAGGTAGGCCATTGCGGGTGCTCTTGAGCAAGTTACCCCACGCGCAGAACGTCGAGCAAGACGAGTGCAGACGCAGGAACAAGAACTATGGCGAAAAACATCGCGTTCGCCGCAAAAACGCAGCGTTGGAGAATTTGATGACGAACTGCCCGATCGAGCCCGGCGACAACGCCGGCAAGAGGTTCGAAGAGATCATCGACCGGCTGTTTTGGAACGATGAAGACGTGGACGACGAGTGCGACGAGGAAGACCAAGAGGAGGACTGATGCTGCATCTTTTTGGCTGGGCGCTCTTGTTCGGATTCCTTCACGGCCTGCGGGCCTGGATGCTGGAGAGGCTGCGCCATGATCGTACACCCTGAACAGGAAAGAAGCCGCTTCACTACGTGCGGCGGGCGGATGCTGGAGGAAACCTTCGGCCTTGTCGGCGTCAAGGTGACAGACCCGCTACGGGCCGACCGGCAGTGGACGCTGGACGGCGTCTACCTGCCGGTGCGCGGAAGGCTCGTCGGTGGCATCCGCGCGCACGCCACCGATCAGAAGGGCTTCGCGTCGTTCATCAACCAGCGTGACCTCGAGGTCCTCCTTGGAGTCGGTCAACCGGGGACGTACTGCCGATGGCTCGGGCAGGACTACGTCGACCCGCTCGACAAGGAACGTTGGTTCGGATTCGTGATGGATGACGATGACCTGACCGACGACCTGTACGCGCGTGAGCAAGAAATGCGGCTTGTGCAGGAAGAAGTAACGGGAGCGGTGCTCTTGCCTGAAGGAGTCGAGCTCACGAGGCGAATCCACCTCAGCCCCGGAGTCGATTGCGAAGAGCTCCTGTTGTTCGCAGGAGAGCAGTGGTTCGAGAACGGCGTTCCAGACTTCCGCGTCGAGACCGCGGAGTTGCGCTGGCGACGCGTAGAAAGGATTGCAGTCGAATGGCGGAGAATCTAACGCACGGACCTTTTGAAGAAGAAGACGAAGAGGAGGAAGAAGAAGGGCACCCAACCGAGCTCGTCTGCCTTCACTGCATGGAGCGCATCGTCACCGGGGAGGACGTCGCGCTGTTCCAACTCGTCGAGCCTTGGCTGTCGAAAGAGGACGGCGAGGTGAAGTACTTGATCCTCCGAGACGACAACGACGAACCTCTCGTCGAACCGGTCTTCTTCGACTTCAGTTGCTACGAAGAACTGGAAGAAACGATTCGAGAGCAACTCGAAGACGAGCCGCCGAACGTCGAGACGCACAGCGTTCTCGAGTGCGACTACTGCGGAGACAGCATTCGAATGGGCGAACGGTGCATCGCCGTCGACATCGGAGAAGTCGCCTTCTCTCCGAGAACGCCGACGCTGAAAGGCGTCTGCTCCCCCACCACGACGTTTCTCGCCGCAGAAGGGGACCTATGGGTTGCCTGCCTGACGTGCGCTCGGCGTTTCCTTTCAGCAGCAGGAATCGAAGACTCCGATCTCGAGAACACCCTTGCGCAGGGAAGGGAATGCAAGGAATGCACGGCAACGAAGTGCTGGCGACACGGCCGCTGCATGTGCCGCTGCCATTGGAGGCCCACGTGAGTGGGCAGGGCAAGTTCCTCGCCACTCGGATGGCGCGGAACCCGTACGGGGTGACGGACCATGTCGTCGAGCGCTTCATGGAGCGCTGGCTCGACAGCCGTCACCTCTACAAGCAAGAGGTGCGCAACCACATCAACCAGCAGATTGCAGCGGCGTTCAAAGACGGAACGGTGCTCGTCAACTACGACGGCAAGAACAAGGTTCCGATCTCCTTCATGGGCGTTGACGGGTGGGCCATCGTGGACTCCGCCGGCAACGTCGTCACCGTCTACACGAAGAACGAGGACAAGTAATGCACACCGTCGAAGATGTGATCCGAGTTGCCATCTCCGTTCCCCTCGGAGACCCGAACGATCCGAACTGCATGTGGGGGTTGCCGTTGCTCATCTGGGGGAATCCGGGCATCGGCAAGTCCTCCCGCATCAAGAAGCTTGCGGCGCTTCTGCAAACGTACGCGGGCGTCGTCCTGCCGGCAGGACGTCTTCCCGAGGACTTCGCGGGACTCGCAGTGCAGGATGGCAAAGGGGGCGTCAACCTCGTCAGCATCCTGATGGCGGTGCGTGAGCTCGTGGAGATCGGCGAGGGCATCTTGTTCCTCGACGAGATCAACACCGCCCGCAGCGCCGTTCAGTCCACACTTCTTGGCGTCGTACTGGACCGACGGTCTGGCGACGTCGAGATTCCTGGCAAGGTTCGTATCATCGCAGCCGCCAACCCTGTCGAGACCAGCGCCGGCGGCCACCCGCTCGAAGCTCCTCTCGCCAATCGGTTCATCCATTACGAGATGGACAAGCCGACGGCTCGCGAATGGGGAAACTACGTGCTCGGCGTCAAGAACGAGGAGGAAGACGTCACGCCTCTCTACGACATCGAGACGAAGATCAAAGAGAACTGGGCGAGGGCGTGGCTCGAGGTTGCACCTGTCTTCGTGGGCTACGCAGAAAGGTTCCCGAAGGCCCTCGAGGACATTCCCGATGCGGGCTCTACAGAGCGAAGCAAAGCGTTCCCGACCGCGCGCACGATGGAATGGGCCGTCCGCGCAGCAACGACGTGCCGCATCCTGAACATCGGCGGGCAGCTCGAGTCCGTCATGCTCAAAGCGTGCATCGGCGCTGGTGCACGTGACGAGTTCCTCGCCTACCGCCGCGACTTGAAGCTGCCTTCTCCGAAGCAGGTCTTGAGCGAAGGCTTCGAGCCGGACAAACGCCTCGATCGCAACTACGTCGTGTACATCTCTCTCGCTGCGTACATCACTGGACTTCCGCACAAGCAGGCGCAGGTCGACGCGGTGCTGAAAGCATGGCCGATTCTCCAACGTGGCTGCGAGGCTGGCTTCGCCGATCTCGTCTACCCCGCGGCGGTCGAGCTCGTGAACAAGAACCTGAGCTCTCTCGGTGGAGAGAAACTGGCGAAAGCATCCGAGCCGGTGATCGGACGATTCGGAGATCGTCTGATGAAGAACGCGAAGAAGATCTACGACTACAACAAGAACAAGGAGGCCGTATGAGCGTAGAAGACGAGCTGCTCATGCTCGGTCGAGTGTACGTGCAGGCGCACGCGCCCTACTTCGGTAGGGCCGTGCTCAGCCTGATTCCACACGCCGAGCGTCGCGTTCCCACGCTCGGCGTCACGCCAGGCATGATCCTCTACTACAACCCCGACTACCTGCGGAAGCTGGAGTCGGAGAAGAGAATCGGTACGCGTCTCTGGCATGAAGTACAGCACGTGTTGCGGCACTCCTTCACACGATTGATCGGGGTCAACCAGCGCATCGCGAACATCTGCGAGGACCTCGCCATCAACACGACAGGAAGGCACGACCCCGCGTGGGACTTCTCTCCTGACGGATTGCTCCCCGAGAAGTACGGCCTTCCCGTGGACCTGACTGCCGAGGAGTACTACGCACTGGTGCCGCCGAGTGCGGCGAACGAGGAAGTGAGCGCATGCGCAGGGCAATGCGGCGGCGTTGCCGGTAACGCGAGCAACGACGAGCTCGAGAAGGAACTCGACGAGCTGTACGGACGAGAGGAATCCGAAGTCGAGCAGATCAAACAGCAGGTTGCCGACGACATCATCCGTCACGAGAAGACGCATGGAACGATTCGCGGTGGCTGGTCTCAGTGGGCAAAAGCGATTCTCGCGCCGTCCACGATCCGGTGGCAGACCTTCTTCCAGAACACCATCCGCGCATGCGTCAGCAAGTTGTCGTACGGCGACAGCGACTACTCGATGGCGCGCCCTTCTCGTCGCTCGTATGGAATGCCTCCCGGACCCTTCCGTCCTGGTCTGGTTGGGGAGGAGATCGAGTTCGCGATCGTGCTCGACACGAGCGGTTCGATGGATATCGACCGACACATCAAGCCGTGCCTCCGAGAAGCGCGCGGCATCATCATGCAGTCAGGCGCAGAGGACGCCTGGTTCATTCAAGCCGACGCGATGTACGACGAACGCATCCGTCGCGTACGCGCCTCAGAGCTCGTCGAAGTGGAGATCGTTGGGCGTGGTGGAACGGACTTTCGTCCCGCCATCGAACGAGCTCAACGCCTTCATCCAAAGCCTTCCATTCTCATCTACCTGACCGACGGGTACGGTCCCGCACCCGATCGAGCACCGGCCGGGATGGAAGTCATCTGGTGCTTGGTCGGAGAACAAGTAAAGGAGCCAGCGACATGGGGTCACGTCGTTCGCGTTCCGAAGTGAAAAACAACGAGGTGCTCTTCAAAGTGCGCTGCAACGGAGAAGAGCACACCGTTCGTTTTCGAGGGCATCGCGTCACGCTTCTCGATCATCCAGGCGTTCGACTGAAGACACTGGCGGCCGAAGTCGACATGATGGAACAGTCGAAGATAGAACAGTCATCTTGCTTGGAGATCGTAGGCGCTCTTCTCTGCGGTGGTAGCTACTTCGCCGCGTTGAAGGACCGCATCGACATTCCGCACCTTCTTGAAGGAAACGAACCTCGAGAGGTTAGGAATACGAGGTACGTACGAAGAACGACAGTGTTCGACCCACTCGAGGGTCGACGCTTCCTACGCCCTTCGCCGTTCGTACTTGCAAAGGCACGGGAGGTACTCGAACGCTGGCAGCTTCGTTCGACGCCAAACGTCGGGCACGACGTCAAGATCTACTCAGTTCCCTTCCTCACAAGAGGAGAGATCGTTGTAACCTGCACGAAAAGAGGAGCCTATCCAAACGAGGTCAAGATCGCTGCCAAGCTCGATGCGCGACGAGCGAAGTGGAGGCAGGTCGTCGCTGTCAGCCTCGACGAAGCATCCTGGGCTCGAATCTACCTGCGGTGCGGAGGGCTCATCGAAGGAAAGTACTTCGTGACGCAGCTCGTGAAAGAACGATCGCCGTTCGATCTTCGCGTGCGGTACGCGTACCAATCCAGGGGGTACAAGATCGCAACCGGAGAAGGAAACATCCGTCTCGGCAGCGACGGAGTGTGGCGACTCGTTGGTTGAAAGCAGGGCCTTCTGGCCCTGCTTTTTTAGCCCTCAGACGAGCGTCGTCATTCTACGCGGCGATCGCTGCTCAGGAAGCGGTCGCATGTCGACGCCCCCCTGCGAGCCGGCCATGATCTGCTCCTTGTCCTTCTGGAGCTGCTTCAGATACTGCCCCGTGAGCGCGGCGAGATCGGGGCTCGTGGTCTGGAGATTCTGAAGGGCCATCTGCTGCATCGCAGGGTCGAGGTGCGAGATCTGCTGGGCGTACGACATCGCCATGCTAGGCAAGTCGACGTTCTGCTGCCCGCTCTGTTGCATGTTCTGCTGGCGTCCGAGACGGCTAGAGATCGCGCTGTGGAACTCTTGATCCGGCGTCGGTGCTTCCAAGAGTGCGCTTCCGGGCGGCAGCGGAGAGGCTTGGGGATCGGTGAGGTCTGCCGGCGCGCCCGCCGCGGCGGCCTGCTGACCACCAGGCGTTCCTGCCCCCAACTGGTCCTGAGCTCCGGGCTCTCCTGGCGCGGGTCCCTGCTGCATCGCCTGCTGCTGCACCTGCTGCGCCTTGGCTTGGTACTTGGCCATGACGAGAGACGACTCGCCCTGGATCTCAGCCATCGCGAGCTGCTGCGTCTTGGTTGCTTCGAGACGCGTCTTCGTCTCCTTCAGCATCAGCTTGTTCTCCTCCTCTTGCGAGAGGTCGGAGTCCGCGAGCAGCGTCGAGTCGCTGATCTTGTTGAGCTGGTTGAACTGGAGCATCAGCGACTTGCGCTGGATGTCGTCGGCCATCTTGAAGGGCTTGAAGCGCCCCTTCGCCATCGGCCAATCGAGGAAGTTGGAAACCTCCTGCATGACGAATCGGAACAGATGCTTGTGGCGCAACACGTAGCCGATGAAGGCATTTTCGAGCATGCGCATCGACACGTTCGTCCCCGCGTAGGACAAGCCACCGAACACGAACTCGCGGGGCACTCCCATGCCAACGACGATCTGCTCGCTCCACTGCTGGATCTCGGGCGTCAGCATGAGCGCCTTGCCGTCACCACCGATGGTCTGGTTGCCCACCGGCAAAGGCAGGATGGGGATGTAGTTGTTGTCGTATCGCCAACGACCGATCTCGGTCGCGACATGATCGCGCCAGTCGACAAGGTTGATGCTCGTGAAGGGATCGGCGGTACCGGCGGCAGGCTGCGGAAAGAGGATGCGCAGCGGCACGATGTGCTCGAGCAGGATTGCCTCCTGCGCCTTCTTCATGAGCTGAAGGTAGTACGTGTCCTTCAGGACAGGCAGAAGAAGAGGGATGCCCCATCCTCGATCCTGCGTAGCGAGCGACGGACGACGAAGATGGAAGACCTTGTCCTTCGCGAGGACGAGTCCCTTCTGCTCCTTCAGCGCCTGGATGAAGATCTGCGGGATGGTCTCGACCACTTCCTTGCGACCGATGATGATGTCGTTCCGGATGACCGCGGGGATCGTGTAGAAGTACGTGTAGTCGCCGGTGAGGTCGTTGTAGAGGATCTCCATGTCCTCCGGGTTCCAGCGAATGAGCTTCACGCCGCTCGGGTTCTTCAAGTACAAGTCCGTGACGATCGCATCACCCGTCGTGTGGCAACCAGGGCACGCGAGCCGGAACGAGTAGTTCGTGAAGACCCAGTGGTTGCGGCAACGGTTCGCAACCTCGCGCCAACCGCACGTCGCGCAGCGCAGGTACTTGTGGAAGTTGTAGCCGATGCTGATGAACGCGTTGCCGTAGGCGAAGTAGTCGAGTCCGACCTCCACCTGAAAGGCGCGGTACTGAAGATGGTCTTGGAAGAAGTCCATCCAGCGATCTTTGGTGCGCGCGTCGTCGTGATCGATGATGAGGTCTGTGACGGGGTACTCACTCATCTTGAAGACGACCGCGTTGATCAACGGGTTCGTCAAGAAGTAGTACCGGCACCAACGGAACATCTGCTTGACCGTGACGGGCAAGTAGGTGTGCGCGACGTCGAAGAACGGCGAGGGGTAGTTGACTCCCTGGACAGGGCTGCCCTGAATGCGGCCGCGCGTCTGCGAGAAGCGGAAGGCGTTCGCCGGACCGCCGACACCCATGCCGCCTGCCATCGTCATACTTGCGTCTCCGGCGGATAGCCCGAAGCACGGGCCGTCATGATCGTTTCACTGGGGGTCGACTGACCGGGTCCCTTGGTGAGGTCGCTAGCCTCCACGGGGTGCGGTCCGTACGAGCGGAAGTTCGGTGGTGCGTTCTTGTGAAAGAGCTTGCCCGCGGCGATATCGACGCCCTTGCCCGCCGCGCGGCCAAGATGACCCGTCGCTTCTTGGAGAACCTGCCCTGCACCAAAGGGCATCAAGCCACTCGCGAGACCTCCAACGAGGGTGCCCGTGGTGTACCCGAGCTGCTCTCCCTTGCCTCCGTCAGGAGCCGGTGAGAGTGCTGCCTGCGCGACGCCAAGGGCGGGGAGACCAAGCATCAGCGCCTTGCTCGCGGGACTTGCTCCTGCGATCTGCGCGTGCGCTCCACGATAGACGGTCGGCAGGATACCGTGCGCCTTCATCGACTTCACGACGCCTGGCAGATTCGTAAGCCCCCACTCTTCGGCGCTTCGTGTCGCCTTGAGCGCATCCTGCGCGCGCCCCCACTCTTTGGACGCTTGCTCGACCGCTTCGGGAGCACCACTTCGCTGCGCTTTGAGAACGGCCCGGCGTGCCTTGACCGCTGCCACCTCGGATGGGTACGCGCCCGCGTGCATGGTTCGCAGCGTCTCCCCCTCGGGCATGTGCCCCGTCAATCCGTGCAGCTCGCGAAGACCAAAGCGGGACACCGCCTGGCGCGCGCGCAACGGAAGAGCGGCACCGATTCCCAAGCCGCCGAGACCACCTGCGAGAGCGCCCCGTGCCGCCGCACCGGTACCAGACTCTTCTGGATTTCCGCCCGTCAGGTGCCGCAGGTAGTTGACACCACCGCCCGTGAGCGCCCCCAGAACACCGAGCGTCGCGGCCGAACCAACACGCGGGTTCACCCTCGCGAGCTTCTTCAGCTCGTCGGCGAACGACTGCATCATCGATTCGTTCATGCGCGTCATGCGGTCTGCACCAGGCAGAGCTGGGCCTTCAGCCTGTTCCTACTTTCGGTCAAGAAGTCATGCGCAGTCAACATCCTCCGAAGCTGCTCCGCCTCTGAAGTCTGCGCACTGGGGGCTTTACCGCTGACACGAACACTCGGCCACGCCTTCTTCACTGCATCGAGGTCGATGTCGACGTTGGTCGTATCGATGATCGCAAGCCTGTCGACGGGAGGCTGCGGAACGAACATGCCCTCGTGGCGATGCACAACGCCGAGGAACAACCGCACCTCTTCTGACCAAGAGACGTCTTCACGGACACGGTTGGCGACGTCGACCGCGGCCATCGCTTGAGCAACCGTCGGCGCCTGCATGACCTCGAAGTCCGGGAAGAGAGAGTTGAACGGGTGCACGCACCAGTTGAAGACTTCCCACTGCTCCCAGAAAGAGTCGACGAGATGAAGCGTCTTCATCGCCATCGCCTTCGAGAAGTTCAGGTCGCTGATCGTCCCGAAGTCCTGTCCCGCACGAAGCTGCACCGTTTCCGGTTCCCACTCGAGCCACTCCGGACCGTACTTCTGAAGCAGCGCCAGATCCACGATCACCGGATGCGTCTCGGGGTGCGCCAGCAGCGTACGCGCAGTCACGCGCGTAACCACTGCTGAAACCGGGGGAGACGAAGTAGCTTCGGGCGCACCCGTCGTTTCGAGCTCGGGAGTCGACTCGTCGAAAGACGCAGCAGGCCCGCGCTCCACGTCAGCCCGGCTGACGGACTGGAGTACCTTCAGAAGCTCCGCATCGTAGCTGGGGAGCGACGGCATCAACCACTTCCAGGCGCACCCGAGTGCTGTTCGCGCGCCATGTTCGCCAGAATACGGCGCTGCGCGAGCGGCAGAGACTTGAAGATGCCGACGGGGTCCTTGCGGAACTCTTCGGCCATGTCGTCGCTGAAGGTCCCCTTGACCAAGGGCAACCGCTTCATCGCGAGGTACTCGAGGTCGGCCTCGGTGACGTGGATGTTGCCGATGACCTCACTGAAGGTCGCGGTCTTCTCGAAGCCGTAGGTCGAGTAGTACGGATCGGGCACATCGCGGTCGTAGCAGAACTCGAGGCCCGCCGTCTTGTCGAACTCGCTGAGCGTGAGGCAGAACATCTCCGGCTCGAGCTGCTCACGAACGGCCGCCAGCTTGTCGAGAGCCGCCGTGAACTTGCCCGGTTCGAGAAGAGAACGACGCGCGTCGAGGGCGACCTTGATCTCCTCGACGGGAGCGTACTTCTCCGAACCGTACTTGCGGACCTCGTCGGACACCGGGATGCCGAGCTCCGACGCGCGCTTGACGAGGTTGCAGCAGTACTCGTGTCGATCGGGAGGCGCCATGCGCTTGCCGAACTCGTCGAAGTACGCCGCGGCGGCTTTGACCTGCGCGTAGCTGTCCAAGGGGTAGCGCGCACCCAGCGCGTACGTGCTGGCCTTCTTCTCCTGCACCTTCTTCGGGGGCTCGAAACCAGCAACGTCGACGTGCGGCTGAAGAAGGCGCATCTGCGGCAGCTTGCCTGGATGCTTCCCCTTGATCTCCGTGTTCGTCTCCGGCAGGATGCCTTCCTCTCCGCGGTGACCGTTCTTGCCCTTGACCAGGTGTCCGATCGCCGCTGTCTTCTTCGCAACGACCGCCTTGGTCGTCGTCGAGGTGTCCGTACTCTCCGCCGGCATCGTATGCGTGTTCGCGAGCTCTGCTTGTTTCATGGTGCTCATCCTTGAATCGTGGGCGCCATCTGGCCGCTGATGTTGCGAAGTTTGCCGCCGATCTCCTTCGCGGTCTGACCGACGCCGTACGCCGTCATCGCGCCACTCAGCGCGCTCATCGGATTCTTGGCAGCCCACCCCAGCCCCTTTCCCAAAAGACCACCGACTCCTTTGCCGGCGGCTCCAAGCAAGGAACCTCCGATGCCTGCTGCCTTGTACCAGCTTTCGGCGGTGAGCAGGTTGCGCGCAGCAGCTTTCTGCGCTTCCTTCGGCAGCTTGGCGGCGGTCTTGGAAAAGTAGAGCATTGAGAGCGCGACGTTGCCTGGATCGACGCACGCGAACTTGCGAAGCGTCACGTCACCATCGCGGAGAACGAGCGCGAAGACATCGTCCGGGAGCGAGCGACGCTCTTCCTCGCTGAGCAAGTGCGCGCTCTTGACGAGCTCCGGCACCTCGAGTCGGCTCGGGAAGATCTCTCGAAAGAGATGCCCGGTGGGGTCGTCGTACACGTCGAGCAGAAGTCCGCTGAGCTTTTCCATGGCGCTCCCTGTCTGAGCGTAATCGGCCAACGGCCGGTACCGCAAGAATACCGCAAAGGTTAGCCGCCGCAGCGGAATAAGGGAAACGAACAACCGGGCATAGACCCAGGAGGACAAGAATGAACCAAACGACGGTGCAGACCACTCAGCAGCCCGAGTGCTACGGCAAGATCTGGGACCAAAGCGCGGTCGAGTGCGCCGGCGGCTACGACGCGACCTTCGTGGCACCCAACGGCGCCAAAGTTCGCCCGCGCTGCGATTACTTCGACTCCTGCAAGATCCGAACAGCTCTGGCGAAAACCGAGGCGCAACAGCGCGCGCTGGTGGCCCCCTCGAGCCTGATCCGTCCGCAGCAGCCGGCGGCGCCGTATGCTCCACGATTCCAGCAGCCGCCTCCGATGCAGATGACTCCCCAAGCAGCGCCTCCGCCGGCGTACCCGAACCCGCACTATCCGTACCCAATCGTGGTCAGCCAGCCGGTGCAGATGATGCCGACCAACTACGGAATCCCTGCGTACCTGACCGTTCCGGAAGAGAGGCGGTCTGGTGAGCACTTCCTCGCTCCACTTGGACGCGAGATGCTTCGTGCAGGCGGCAAGGCTCTCGGGCATGCGTTCGCAGCCTGGCTCGATCACAACGCGTTCAGCAAGAAGGAAGAATGAACAAGCTCTCCGATCGAGGGTACCTGGATACGAATCTCTGGGTACCCAAAGTCCACTTCAACGTTGAGGGCGTGAAGCGCGCCCTCACGTTCTCGTACTTGGAGGGGAAGGACCGTATCCCCACGGATCTCCCCCTCTACCGAGAGACGGCAGATCATCTGGTCGTGCCGCGTGAGTTCTGGCCGCGCGACCAACTTCCGTTCGAGATCGTCGATTGCCGACCGCAGCGCTACTCGCGCTCTCCTGTTCGGAGTCGCATCACGCTGGACCACAAAAGGCAGAACGACGGCTCCCTCATTCCCACTGGCAGCGACGTTCAACGCAAGTCGGTCGATGCGTTGATGAGCGCGCGCGGTGGCATTCTCCAACTTGCCTGCGGTAAGGGCAAGACAGTCGTCTTCCTGGAGGTCATTGCTCGTTCGGGCATGCCAGGACTGATCGTGGTCGATAACACGCAGCTTCTCGAGCAGTGGTCGGAGGCGATCTCCACCTTCTTGGATGTTCCTGGCGGCGTCGGCCTCATTCAAGAGCAGACGTTCGACTGGAAGAAGTGGGTCGTGCTCTCGACATACCAAACCCTCGCAAGACGCGCAGCCGACATGCCAGAAGAAGTTCGTCGGTGGTTCGGCATCATCGGCTGGGACGAGGCGCATCACGTCAACGCACCGACGTTCTCTCGAAGCGCAGACTTGTTCTACGGGCGCCGGTACGGTCTCACCGCGACACCCGAACGAGAAGATGGCCTGCACGTCATCCACGAGTTCCACTTCGGCAAGGTTCTCTACCGAGACCTCGTTCAGGAGATGCGTCCACGCATCTACTTCACGTACACAGGACTCGAGTTGAACATGCAAGACCCTGCGGTGGTCGACGCGACTTGCACGGACAACGGTGAGCTGCACCTGTCCAAGCTCGCCGTCTACTTCGGACAGTGGCGCCCGCGCCTCGACTTCATCCAGAACGAGATCCGCAACGCCCTCGCGCAAGACCGAAAGATCCTCGTGCTCTCGAACTCCATCGACGAGCTCGTGAATCTACTCGCGCTCTGGAATGGCAACACGGAGCTCTACACCGACATCAGTGTCGATCCGAGCGAGGTCGGAGAGACCGTGCAACCGCAACGCCTCGACGATGTCGCTCTTGCGAAGATGCTGACGGCCATCAGCAATCTCGAGACGGCGTTGCAAGACGCGTCACTCGACAAGGACGTCTTCGAAGGGCTCGAGAAGGAGATCGCGATCTACAAGAGCACCATCAAAGCGCATGAGGTGTTCGAGAAAGTCGAAGCCCTTCGACGGAAAAAGCAACGTGAGTACATCGCTCGAACCCTGCGTAAGGACAGTGACGCAGGACTGATGATTCACCGTGTCGATCCGAAGCATCGGATGAAGATGCTCAAGGAGAAGAGGGTCACCTTCGCCATCATGAAGTACGGCAAGGAGGGCCTCGACAACCCCGCGCTCGACACCGTGATCATTCTCGAGCCGATGAGCTCGAAGAACATGCTTCAGCAGGTGATGGGCCGAGTTCTCCGTCACAAGGAAGGAAAGAAAGCACCGGTCGTCGTGGTGCTAGAAGACAACATCGGGCCGATGATCGGCATGTGCCAGAAGATGCGGAAGCACCTTCGACAGTGGCCTATCGACGACGGCGGTCCGTACGAGTACGAGCTACTGAACTACCCCAAAGGAAGAAAACGATGAACGAAGACAACGCACTCTGGGCAGTCGTACGCGCCGCTAGCGGCGATCTCTACCTGATGAACATCATCTCCGTGTTCGACGAGGAAGGGCAGCCGATCGTGAGCACGTCTCTGAAAGAGACGGTGATGAAGCAGTTCATGAAAGGCCGGCTCGTCCTGAAGGCGCTGCCCGCTCACGAGTACGCCGTGTCCCTCGGGCCGTCGCCCGAAGGCGGCATCGTGAAGAGGAGCTTCGTGACGCCGCTCGGAACGACGCTCGGCAGCCCACCGCTCTACCTGAAAGATGTCGCCTCGATCTACTTCGTCGAGGACATGGACGAATCCGACAAGAAGGTCCACCAAAGCTACATCGAAGAAGCGGCACGGACCATCGAGCACGCACGGCAAGCAGGAGGTCCTTCGAAAGAAACGGCAGGGTCGCCTCTGATGATGCCGCAGATGCCGCCGGGCATGTCGATGGCGCAGCTCGCGCAGATGATGCGAGGGCAGGGTCCGAAACCGTGATGGACGCCCGCAAGTCGCTGCACGTGCTGAACCAGGAGTGGTCGAACTGCACGCGCTGTGAACTTGGCACGCACCGGATGGCGGTGAACGGCGAGATGGTCTTCGGAGAGGGTGAGCCTCGTGCCATCCTCTTCGTTGGCGAAGGCCCTGGAAAGAACGAAGAACGCCAGGGCCGGCCGTTCGTTGGAGAGTCGGGAGGAATCTTCCGCACTGTCCTCAGCCAATTCCGGTTCGACAAGTTCTACGTGACCAACGTCGTAGCGTGCCGTTCTTGCACGCCGATGACGACGGCAGACGGCTCTCCGATGTTCGGCAAGTCGTTCGGCAAACGCCCCCCGATGCCGCTATACCGAGACGAGCCGCCGTCTGCCGTAGCCGTGTCTGCTTGCTTGCCGCGGCTGCTCGAAGAGATCTATCTCGTCGACCCCGTGCTGATCGTCAGTCTTGGAGCAAAAGCCGCTGAAGCACTGACCGGCAAGGCAGTCGCGATCACCCAGGAGAGGGGCAAGGAGCGACACATCACCATTCCAGGAGCGTCGCATCGTGCGTCGCTCACAGAGAAGAAGGGTGCCTGGATTCGAAAGATCGGGGGCAAGACTGTTGCCCCGACGGAACCGAACGAGGTCCGCTACCTTCTTCTTCCAACGCTGCACCCTGCGTACGTCCTACGATCGCTGTCGGACAAGCGCAACAACAGCGCGCTACGCCAGTTCGCTTCCGACATCCGAAAAGCGGTGCGCATCTACGAGCAGTACATGGTCGAGGTGTTCGGTGTCACCGTAACGACGAACAGCAACGCAACGGACGAGCAGATCGAGGAAACGATCGACAACCTGCGCGAGCGGGAGGAGGACGAGGATCAATATGGCCAAGGGTAACGCGCGAACTCCGAAGACCGTCGTCGACATCAAAGAGATCCCGGAGGTCGAGCAGCTCCTCGAAACCGAGAAGAAAATTCAGGAGCTCATCGACAGCAACCCGGACTTCTACAAGAAGCTCGCGGAGCTGGTCGAAGAGCGCAACACGTACTTGCAAGCCGCCGAGAAAGTCGTTCGTGCCAGCGGCGTCTCCTGCGGACCGTTCAACAAGCTCTCGGAGACTGTCGACATCGACGTCGAGAAACTCTTCGACGAGCTCGGACCGGACGGCTTCGCAGAAGTCGGTGGCTACACCGAGAAGGTGACCACGTACAAGCTCGATCGCACGCGGTTCATCTCCCACCTCGAGGCAGGGCACGTTCCGCAGGAAGTCAAAGAGACCTGCGTCGGCGTGAAGCGTAGCTACAAGAAGCCGGAGACGTACAAGCTGCCATGATGAACTACAGCAAATCGATCACCGACCTCGACGGCAACGAGATCAAACGAGAAGGAGGAGCCATCAAGAACGACCGCGTACGTGACCTCCTCGGCGACGAGAAGGCGCAGGTCGAAGTTCTCGTTGGCACGACACTGGGCTTCGGTGAAGCGAAGGTACACGTCGCAGTCCGCCTGACGTGCAACCAGGACGAGGCCACCGTCTTCGAAGCGGGAGAGATTGCCTACCGCACGGCGAAAGAGATCGCTCGAAGCAGCCTCGACGATCTCGCGCCGCCTCTTCCGAACATCGCTGCATCACCTCCGCCGGCAGGCACCCCCCGATGAGAAAAGGCACGCTCAAGCCAAACGCGCTCGCGATCGCAAGCCTCGAAGCCGACTTCATCAACCCGCCAACGGGGAAGATGACGGCGAAGGCCGCCTTCGTGAATCTGGAAACGGGCGCAACGCACGGATGGACGACGCACCAGACCTGGTCCCCGTCGACCATTCAAAAACTTCGCGAGTTGAAGGACGCGATGGAGGCAGACATGGCCGCCGCCCACTTCCTCGAGGCGGGCATCGAAGAACCCGGCGGAATCACGATGCCTGCCACCTCTTCGCGCGTCGTTTCGCCTGGCGGACTCGGGGAACACCTGGATAGTCAAGGAGAAGACGCCGAATCGATTGCATGAGGCGCGCGTCGGTTGACTTCTTCGATGCCCTCGAGCATCGTGAGCAGTCCACGGAGCGCGCGTCATGATCTACCCCCAGACGCACTGACGACGGAAAAAGAAGGGCGGCCGCAAGGTACGCCCTTCTCCTTTTTTCTACCCCCGAGACGACCGACGCAACTCTGCGCGCCACCCGGTATAAGGGCTGCGCGCAGGACAACTATTGCAAGGAGGCACCATGGCTCACATCGAGATGCAGCTACTCAGCCGCATCGTACGAACAGGCGCCCTCGCCGCTGCCCTCGACTGGGGTATCGTCCCGAACGACTTCCGTACCACGGAAGGCCGCGGGCTGTTCGTCAACATCCTTGGCTACTGGCGTGCGAACGACACGCAGGGTGCCATCCCCGGCCCCTTTCTCATCAAGGAGGCGTACCCGACCTTCGAATTTTGTGATGACCCGTCGATGACGACGGAGGCGCTTTGTACCGAAGTTCGAAAGAACCGTCTCGCACTCGAAATGAAGGAGTACATCGGCAACCGTCTGGAGGACATCGACGTCGACCCGATGGGGGCACTCAACAGCCTCGTCAGCGAGTTGCAACGACTACAGAACGTCGGGTTGAAGAACTACGACTCCCACTTCGATGACGCGATGGAGGAGCTCCTTCTTCGCTACAAGAACGCCAAGGACGGCGTAGGCAACTCCTCGCTGCTCTGGCCATGGGAACCGTTCAACGAGCAGACACTCGGCATCCAAGAGGACGACTACATCGTTCTGTACGGTCGACCGAAGAGCATGAAGTCCTTCGTGTTGTCCGCGATGGCTGCGAGCGCATACGACCAGGGAAAGAAGGTGCTCGTCTACACGAAGGAGATGCCCGCTTGGCAGCTCTTCCGCCGAGTCGGAGCCTTCATCGCTCGCCTGCCATACAGCGAGCTTCGTCTTGGCCGCTTGAGCCCAGAAGACGAGCAGAAGCTCAACGATCTCTACATGATGGTCAGAGAGCAATCGAAGGCCACGCAGGGTAGCCACAACATCATCTGCATCTCGGGACGTGACGCTCCTGCGGGTCAGGACAGCATGTCGTGGGTCCGCAGCAAGGTCGACAAGTACCAACCAGACATCGTCTTCATCGATGGCCTGTACCTGATGAGCGCCGATGGCAAACCCGGTAAAGACCACGAGCGTGTCGCCTCGATCTCTCGAGCAGCACGCGACATGGTCCTCGGAACGCGCATCCCGCTCGTCGCTACGATGCAAGCCAACCGCAACGCGGCGAAGCACAACAACGCGGAGCTCGACGAGATCGCGTACTCCGACGCCATCGGACAAGACGCAACGGTGGCTATTCGTTGCATCAACGATCGATCGGATGAGCATCCGACCGTGTCACTGGTCATCGGTGGCTCCCGCGAGTTCAAGCTCCACGGAGTCAAGATCAACGCGCGCCCCTGCGTCGACTTTTCATTCAACCGCGAGATGACGGAGAAGGAAATCTCCAAGGCCGCTGAGAAAGACGCTGAGGGTGGCGAAGACGAAAAGAAGAAGAAAGCGATCACGCGGCAGCCCGTGACGAAGATGAACAAGGACAACGTTCCGACCTCCACCATCTCCGAGGTCAAGGAAAACATCAAAGACATCGTATGACCATCAACACCGAAGTCCTCGACGTCGTCTCGAAGTTCCTGGACGGCGCACGACGAAGCGGCCCTGACAACGTCATGGCCATCTGCCCCTTCCACGTGAAGGCGGAAACAGGACTTCCGGAGAAGACGCCGTCGTTCGCAATCTCGCTCACGACAGGCTTGTGGATGTGCCACGCCTGCCACGAGAAGGGGAACCTTCGAACGTTCCTGCGGGACATCGGCGTTCCCGGCAAGACGATCGACACGTTCTACAAGCCGTTGCTCGAGCAGATCGAGGAGCGTGCAGCGCGGCAGACTCGCAAGGCTCAGCGCATCTTCAGCGGCCTGACCAGCGGTGTTCTCGAGGAGAGCAGTCTCGGTCTCTTCGAGCATTGCCCGCTGTCCCTCCTCGAGGAGGGCTTCTCCGAAGACACGCTGAAGCACTTCGACGTCGGCTACGACACGAAGAACAACCGTATCACGTTTCCTATCCGGGACATCCTCGGGCGACTTGTCGGCATCAGTGGCAGAGCGACGATGGACGATCACCCGCGGTACAAAGTGTACTCGGAGAAGGAATACAAGGCTTGGGGACTGACGCCCATCTCCACGGACAAGAGTCACATTCTCTGGAACGCGGAGCGCGTCTACCCCGAGTCCTGGTTCGACAAGTCACCTGCCATTCTCGTGTGCGAAGGATTCAAGGCGTGCATGTGGTCATGGCAGGCCGGCTTCAAGAACACCGTAGCGCTGATGGGGTCCTTCCTTTCCCCGTACCAGCGCGCGGTACTTGAGCGCATGGGTGGTGCGGTCTACTTGTTTCTCGACAACGACGAGGCTGGACAGAAAGGAGTCATGCAGATCAGCCGACGGCTCGCCCGGACCCTGCGGGTGCGCGTCGTGCAGTACGAAGAACGTCAACCAACCGACCTGAGCCCACAACAAGTCCAAGAGGCCGTCTCGAAGGCGGTGGACTACATCGGGCCGATAGAGAGGTAACAATGTTCGGAAAAGATCCCACCAGGCTGGGCCGTGTGCCCGCTTTCGGTGGCTCGCTCAACCAGCGCGCTACCGCTTTCAAGGACCATTCGCGTGGACCGCGCACGACCCGTGGCCGTCGCTTCAGCGACGAGTACAAGCCGCCCATGGGTCCTCACGCACTCGACGTCGGCCGCCTGCTTCCCGGCAACTACACCGTGCAGATCGCCGGTGACGAGAAGGGCGAAAGCCTCGCAGAGGTGCAACTCGAGTTCTTCCCGTTCGTCGAGCACTTCGACGGACGCACGAACAAGTCCAGCGTCTGCTCGGGTGGTCCGCTGCACAACTTCAAGGGCAAGCGGGACGACTGCCGCGGATGCGACATGTTCTACGAGGGCCTCGGAGCACCGAAGGGGACGACGAAGCGCATGTCGAAGCGCGACATGTTCGTCTTCAACTTCTTGCACATGGCTCCGTACCACAAGGTGGAGTCGCTCGATCAGAACACGGGGCAGATCCGCGTGAACGAGCGTGGCGAGCCCTACTACGACTGGCATCCGTGCGAAGGTCGAACCTGCACGGCGTGCAAGGCCGGCAAGGAGACGAAGCACGGGCGTGTGCGCCCCTGGCCGATGGGGTACTCGCACTTCAACACGCTGATCGAGGCGTACAACCCGCTCGTGGGCAACTCGTGCGCAAGCTGCGGCACCAAGAACAGCATCCGGTCCATCGCCTGGGTGTGCCCCGTCGAAGGCTGCGGCGAGGCGATCATCGACCTCTCGACCACCACCATGACCGACGCGGACATCGCGAAGATCGTGATGCGAGAAATCGAGTGCCCGGCCTGCAAGAACCGAGTGATGGCGCAGGAGATGTACGAGTGCACCGCATGCGGCAATGCGCGCCGTGCCTCGATCTTCGACGTCAACATCCACGTTCAGCGCATCAACAACTCGAAGGAGGGGGGCAACCAGACGACGCTCATGGTGACGGACTGGTCACACCCCTGCCCGATCGATCCATCGTTCACGGAGATCGCAAAGCCGCTGCCTCTCGACAAGATGTACGCTCCGACGCCCCTCGAGGTGCAGGATCGTCTCTTCGAGGCGCAGGGCGCAGGACCCGTCACGAACCAGGGGTACCGCCCGTACGGCGGCGGACAACCCGTCGGTGGACCGCAGGGACCCAACTACGGACACTGAGCACAACGAGCCCGCGCTGAGGAATCGGCGCGGGCTTTTTTCTTTCTGGAGGATGAATGGCCTGGAACATCTCGATGCCAGACGCCGAGTGGTACACCTCGGAGACCGATCGACGAGCGCTGATGCAGATCGTGCAAGAGGTGAAAGAGAAGAGTGTCGTTGCGATCGACACCGAGACGACCGGCCGCAACTACATGCGGGACATCCCGTTGTACTGGTCGATCTCCTACGAGACGGACATGCCCGGCCGCTTCCGTCGCATTTGCATGCGCTCCGACACGATGCAGTTCTTCCGCGAGTCCTTCAAGGACGAGAAGAAGGAGTGGGTCTTCGCGAACGCGAAGTACGACATGCACATGTTGTACAACGTCGGCATCGAGTTGAAGGGCACGATCTGCGACACCCAGGTCATGCACGCGCTGCTCTATGAAGAGGAAAGCCACTCGCTCGAGAACATGGCCCGCCAAGTCCTGGGGTGGACATGGAAGGACGACTTCAAGACTGGCTTCAAGAAGGAAGGCCCGAAGGCGTTCCTCACGCGTCTCGAACAAGAAGACGTAGGTCGTCTTGCCGAATACGCTTCGAACGACGCGTACGGCACCCTCTTCATCCGCAACAAGCTGAAGAAGGAGCTCGAGGAAGCTATCACCTGGAGCCTCTACCCCGAGTTGTACGACACGCTGCACGACGTCTTCTACAAGATCGAGTCGCCGTTCACGCGGGTGCTCTGGAAGTGCGAACGCAACGGATTCTTCATCGACGAGGAGTACCTGAAGGCTGCCGACGTTCCCGTGACCGCGGAGCTCCAAAGAATCGAACGAGAGATCGTGAAGATGGTCGGGCGGCCCTTCAACACCAACAGCTCGATGCAGCTTCGCCAGTACTTCTTCGAGGAAAAGAAGTACCGTCCCCTGAAGCTCACCAAGGGGGGCAAGACAGGAAAGAAAGAGCCGTCGACGGACTTCGACACGCTCGAGTTTCTAGCGGGCGAGTACCGAGACCCGGTTGCGGAGCTGATGCTCAAACAGCGTGACCTCAGCAAGCTGAAGGGCACGTACATCGACGGCATCCGTGACCACCTCGACCAGTGGGGGCGCGTTCACTACAAGTTCAACCAAGACGTCGCGCGAACTGGTCGTCTTTCCTCTTCGGAGATCAACTGCCAGAACATCCCGCGCCCCGACACGGACAAGTACCGCATCCGCCGTGCGTTCATCTCAGAGCCGGGGAACAACCTGATCGTCGCCGACTACGAGCAGCTCGAGATGCGTCTGCTGGCTGCCGCGGCCCTCGAGAAGGACATGATCGACATCTTCCTCAAGGGATGGGACATCCACATGGGCAACGCCTCGCTCGTGTTCAACATCCCGTACGAAGACCTGGAGAAGGCCAAGAAGGTCGACAAGAAGGTCAAAGCCGGCGAGCTGCCCGAGGCGGAGATGACGGACTACTACCGCAAGTGCCTGGAGGCGAGGCAGCACGTCAAGACCATCGGCTTCGGTCTCAACTACGGCATGAAGGAGAAGAAGCTCGCCAACGACCTGCGTATCACGAAGGAAGAGGCCATCAACCTGATCAACAGGTACATGGACCGCTACCCTGCGGTGAAGAAGTTCTACGCGGACAGCATCGGCGTTGTACGGCAAACGGGGTACGCGTACACGCTGTTGGGACGTCGTCGCTTCCTGCCCGAGATCAACTCCACGCAGAACGACATCCGCTGGCGTGCAGAGCGGCAAGCATCCAACGTTCCGATCCAGGGCACTGCGGCTGACGTCGTGAAGATGGCCATGATTCTCTGCGATCAAGCCAACCTCGTCGACGAGTACGGCTTCCACATGCTGCTTCAGGTTCACGACGAGCTCGCCTTCGAAGGTCCAGAGGAGACGACGGAGGAGTGCCTGAAGGTCATCAAGGAGATCATGGAGGACTCGCTGCCGACCAAGCTCGCGGTTCCACTCGAGGTCTCCATCGGTAAGGGCAAAAGCTGGATGGATGCGAAGTGAACAAGAAGCAACTCGACCAGCGCATCGCAGCCGTGACGAACTACTCCACGCAGGAAGTTGCGGCGATCACCTCGACGTTCTTGAGGCTGATCGTCCACGACCTCCTGCGTGGAGAACGCGTCTATCTGCCTACCCTCGGGAAGTTTCGAATGAAGGGCGAAGTCACCGCGTTGCGGGTATCCTTCTCTCGTTCGAAGAACTTCAAAAAGAACCTCCAGGAGCACCTGGGGCAACACGGAGCGAGACCCATGCAGAAGTACGGCGTAGACGAGACCACGGGGCAGGACCAAGAGAAGCTCGAGAAGCGAGCTGCCCAGGGTTGCCCGATGTGCGGCGGCAAGGTGGAGAGGCAGGGCAACCTGTTGATTTGCTCGAGCTGCGGCACCCAGCCCTTCGAGGGCATCCCCGGCACCGGTAGCAAGTAGCTCGAGCGAGAAGGAACAAGACTGCCGCAGACACCCCGCTACACCTGGGGGTGTCGAGCTGCGCTTTTGCCCAAAGGAAGATCATGAGCAAGAAAGACGACATCCTCGAGAAGAAGAAGCGCATCAACGCGCTCGTGAACAAGATCAACGCCAAGGCCAAGAACAAGGTCGTTTGCTTCGCCAGCGAAGTACCGAACCCCTACATCCTTCGCTACCCCACGGGGTGCATGCAGCTCGACATCGATCTTGGAGGCGGCTTCCCCGCCGGCGGCATGAGCGTCATCTCCGGACCGGACGGCGCCGGCAAAACGATGCTGCTCTACCGCACGATGGCGATGCACCAACGCATCTTCGGGAACGCGTCGGCGATCGCTCTCGCTCCCATCGAGTTCCTCCCCGACTACTTCTTCATGCGCCACTGCGGCGTCGACATCGCCATTCCGGACGAGATGATCGACCAAGCGCAAGAGATCCGAGAAGGTCGAGGGCTTCCTCTCTACACGAAGGAGGAGATCAAGTCCTTCAAGTCGCAGACCGGCGAGTTCTTCATCATCCGCGGGGACACCGGCGAGAAGGTGCTGGACATCATCCTCGACTGCTTCGCATCCAAGGAGTTCGGCATCATCGGCATCGACTCCATCAACTCCTTCCAAAGCGGCGCAGAAGCCGGAACGGAGAGCCTCGAGGACAACGTGCAACAGGCTGCGAGCGCGAGCGTTCTCACGCGCTTCACCAAGCGGTACCACCCGTTGACGCTCGGAATCGAAGGCGTCAACCACACCGCGATCTTGGCCACGGGACAAGTCCGCGCCAACCGTGACCGCGCCAACGCGCCGTCGGCGATGCAGAAGTACATCAAGCAGTACCAAGAGGTGATGCCCTGGGCGATTCGTCACGCTGCGCTGCTGCGTGTGCTCATCTGGCCGGGTGAGAAGCTCCGCCAGAAGAGCGGCGAGAACAAAGGCGAGCAGCTCGGACGCACGCTTCAGTGGGACATCAGCAAGGGCAAGGCGGGCACGCACGACGGCATTCGTGGAGAAGCCGACTTCACCTACGAGCGTCTCTTGGATGACTACCACACGATCGTCCAAGCCGGTGTCTCGCAAGGCGTCATCCGAGAAAAGGCGGGCATGCTGTCCGTCGTACGCAAGGAAGATGGAGCGATCCTGCGCGAGAAGATCCCCGGCGTCGATACCTTCGTCAAAGACTTGCAGTCGAACGTCGAGTTCGAACTCGCAGTTCGACAGGAGATCTTGGCGGCTGCGGGGCACCTGTGCACCTACCGCTGACCGTTCGGCTCGACAAGCAACCCGACGGCGTCTACGTGGACGTCGTCGGGGAGGGCGTCCAAGACCGCATCGGACCGTTCAACGTCAACGACCCGAGCCAACTTCTTCAGGCAGTGCTCTCCCGACCAGAACAAGAGGGGCTTGGCACACCGTCACGACGCATGCTGAAACGCGCGCGCCGCACCGAGAAGGGGATCGCGGAGGACGTCGGGGGCAAGCAACAAAAGAACTCCGGCGCACTGCCCTGGGCCAAAGGAGACGTTCGAAAGAAGGGAGAGCTCAGGATCGAGTCCAAGACCACGCGATCGAAGCAGTACACCGTCACACGACGGGAGCTCGACAAGATTCGTGGCGAGTGTGGCCTTGGCGAGAAGCCAGCCTTCGTCATCACGTTCGTCAACAGAGGCACCCTTCGAGAAGAAGACAAGTGGGTGCTCATCCCCTACGAGGACTGGCGTGCAACTCACAAAAATCGCTGATCTTCAGCAGCCTGGCGTCGCTCTGATGGAACAACAGGCGATGCAACTCGGACGGATCTTCGAGGACTTCCTCGAGAACTACCCGGACGACAGCCACACCCGAGCCGCAGGCATCCATGCATCCGAGCTCTGCACGTGCAAACGGCAGGTGGTCTACTCGCTCTTCAACACAGAGAAGAAGGGAGCAGTTCCACTGCCCTTCCGCAAGCGGTTCAACGTAGGTCATGCAATCCACAGCATGCTCCAGAAGGACTTCGACCTGATGTCGAGGCACAGTCGAGGCAAGCTGCACTTCCAAGAAGAAGTGTCCGTCAACGACACTGAGATCGCCAAGCGGCTCTGCATCACGTCGAGCTGCGATGGCGTCTTCACCTTCTACGATGACACCGCATCCCCCATTCTTCGCGTCGGGCTCGAGATCAAGTCGGCTTCTCCCGACGACTTCGACAAGCTCAAGAAGCCGAAGGAGAAACATGTCGAGCAGGCGCACGTCTACATGGCGTGCCTCGACTTGCCGCTGATGTGGTTCTTGTACTGGAACAAGGGCAACCAGAACATGACGCCGTCGGTGACTCCGTTCCTCATTCGCTTCAACGAGAGGCTGTGGGGCAGTCTCGAGCAGCGCGCGAAAGAGTGCCTCGAGATGGCGGACAAGGAGGAGCTACCCGAAAGAGAGGAAGGGCAGCACTGCCGGTGGTGCAAGTACGCCTGGACGTGCAACCCGACAACCGTGACACCGCAACGACAGAACAGGCGGCCGCAACCGATTCTCGGCCGCAGATAGAGAGGAGAGATGCAACAGATGGCGATGTTCGAAGCAGACGCATCCGCGTTCACGCAGGGTCCGGTTCCTGCCATTCCGTCCAAGGGGCGCGCGCGCCTCGAGGAGATCATCACACGTGGGCGCAGCCGCGCCGCAAAGGTGATGGAGTACGTCGAAACTCTCCAGCCCGTCGACAAGCTGGTGAAGGTCAACAAGCTCGAGTTCGAGCTCGCGACCAAGAAGACCGGGGACAGGCTGCAAATGCTCCTGCCGGACGACACGGCGGTCACGCTTCACCGCAATGCTCTCGGACAGGCCGCCGAGCGCGCCAAGATTCCGATGGTGTTCGTGAACCACCTGATGGAGAAGGGGAGCTGGGGGATCGAGCTCCTCGCATCAAACTTCAACGAGCTCCTCGGGCACGTCGACGAGAAGGCGCTCGTGCGAATCGTCAACGACGACGCACGGGGCTTCCTCTCGGATCGGTACCGCCGCCTCGACTCACGCCCGCTGGTCGACGCGTTCGCGCGCTCCTGCGCGAAGGTCGGCGCGTTGCCCTACGAGGGGTATGTCACCGACACGAAGGTCAGCATCCAGGCACTCATCCCGAAGGTCTACGAGCCGGTGGCCGGGGAGATCATGGCGTACGGCGCGACCTTCGAGAACAGCGACTTCGGCAACGGGGCGCTGAACGTCAGCTTCTTCCTGCTCCGCCTCGTTTGCCTCAACGGCATGATCGGCGAGACCAGCATGCGTCAGGTCCATCTCGGCAAGCGCCTCACCGAGGACGTCGACTGGTCCGTGCGCACGCAGAAGCTCGACATGAAGACCGTTCTCTCCGGCGTCGAGGACATGGTCATCGGACAGCTCGCCGAATCCCGCATCGAAGAGATGCAAGCGCACGTTCGCAAAGCGCACGAGAGGAAGCTCGACGACGCGAGTCGCAAGAGCGTCCTCGACATGCTCAAGCGCTTCATGAACAAGGGAGAGCTCGACAAAGCGATCTCCAAGTTCAACGAGCCGGACGTCGAGCTGCTGCCGCCGGGGAACACCATGTGGCGCATGTCGAACGCCATCTCATGGCTCGCGGGTGAGACGGAAGACGAAGAGCGCAAGCTCGAGCTCCAGCGGTTGGCAGGCAAAGTCCTACCGTCGTGAACGTCCCAGCACTACACGAAGTACTTCACCGCCAGGCCCGCGCAGACGAACGGGCCTGGCGTCAAATCGAACGGAGAATGAACATGATGATGAGCAACGATGGAATGGCAGGAGTGACGGTCAAGAAGGACGAGCTCCTCACCGTGCTGAAGAAAAACCGCGACGAGCATCGCAACATCTTCCTCGACGCTCAGAAGGGCTACCGCGAAGACGCCATCAAGGAGCTCGATCGCATGCTCGCAGAAGCGCGGGATGGCAAAGCGATCCGTCGGCAGATCGTCCTCGTCGAACCGCAGGACCACACCAAGGACTACGATCGTGTGATCCGCATGCTGGAGATGTGCACCAAAGACGAGATCTTCATCTCCGAGAGCGAGTTCGCGCAGTACGTTCAAGACGACTGGGGCTGGAAGCAGCAGTTCACGGCGTCGACGTCTGGGTACACGGGCCGACGATGATCATCGGACTCTGCGGCCAAGCGGGCAGCGGAAAGGACACGGTCGCGGACTTCTTGGTCCGCGACCATAGCTTCGTGAAGGTCGCGCTTGCGGACCCGCTCAAGCGGATCTGCAAGGACGTCTTCGCCTTCACCGACGAGCAGCTCTGGGGGCCGAGCGCGGAGAGGAACAAGCCGGACAAGAGGTATCCGCGCTCCGACCGCTTCACGTACCCTACGGCGCCTCCTCGTTCGATCTGGTTGCCCATCGACGATGCGCACACTCTCATCGACGAGGATGACCTCGCCGTCGTGCTGGAGCACAAGTGGTGCATCAACCGCAAGGAACAAGGTAAGCGCACGGCGTACGTACGTCGAACCACCGACTCGCTAAAGCTCCATCAGTTGATCATGGGGGAGGCCCCAGAAGGCATGGTCATCGACCACGTCAACGGAGACGGGCTCGATAACCGACGCAAGAACCTGCGCTACTGCACGCACGCAGAGAACCATGCGAACGAGGAGAAACGACGAGGCGGGACGTCCGTCTTCAAGGGGGTCGGCCTCGACACCGATCGGAACAAGTGGAGCGCCAAGCTCACGGCCTTCGGTAAGACGAAGAACCTGGGGCGCTTCGATACCGAAGAGGAGGCTGCCGTGGCTTACGATACGGAAGCCAGAAAGGTCTTCGGGGACTTCGCCCGATTGAACAGCGAGATGTTCCTCACACCGAGGTACGCCTTGCAGCAACTTGGGACGGAGTACGGACGGAACTGCTACCCGAACGTGTGGGTCGACTACGCCTTGCGCGTGGCGCGCATCCTCAAGGACGGGGGCTTCTACTACGACGCGAAGTCCGGCGTGCGCTTCCTGTCGCAGTTCGAGTCGCAATTGGACTGGGTGAAGCCGAAGACGGACGTCGTCATCTCCGACGTTCGCTTCCTCAACGAGATCGACGCCATCCGTGCAGCAGGCGGCATCGTCTGGAAGATCAACCGCCCCGGTGCTGGTCTTCAGGGAGCGTCCGCTCAGCACGCCAGTGAGACTGAACAACTCCTGATTCCTCCGGAGAAGTTCTACTCCGTGATCGACAACAACGCGACGCTCGATGACCTGCGCAGCCTCGTCGGGCTCGTACTCGAAAGGAGCAGGAGATGACGCAGGAGCGAACGCCGGTGAACAACGGGGGTGGTCTTCAGATCACCCTCGGCGTGGGCGCACCGCAGTCGAAGCTCGACAAGATCGCGGACACCTTCGCCACGCAGACCGCAATCGAAGAGGAGCTCGTCAAGATGGGAGTCACGGACCAGCCCAAACCCAACTTCGAGCTCCCCGTCATCACGCGGGAGAACCTGACCACGACGAACAGCAAGGAGTACACGGACCTGTACGCCAAGCAGCTTGCGTGGTTCAACTACCTGACGCCCATCTTCGCAAGCGTCGAGGTAGCTCTCCTCGAGGCGAAGAACACGTTCGATCTCACCGAGGCCGCCATCAAGGACGGTCTCTACGAAGAGAACAAGCTCCTGTCGAAGGCCGAGAAGCTCACCAGCGACGAGCTGAAGAACAAGGTTCTCGTTCATCCATCGTACCAAGAAGCACTTCTCCAGGTGCAGCGGATGACCCAATACAAGATGCGCTTGAAAGCGATGCTCGAGATCGCTGACAGGAACATGACAGTCATCTCACGACAAGTGGAGATCCGCCGGCAAGAGATCGAAGGAGGCGTGCACGAAAACAACATGCCCCGGCGCGGCCGACGGTTTCAGCCAATCACGAGGTAAGCATGATCCACATGAGGATTCCGGGGCTGCCCCCATCTGCCAACCACGCGTACTTCAATCGAGCGGGCGGCGGGCGGTCCCTAACGAAGGAGGGACAGAAGTACAAGAACGAAACGGTCTCGTACATAGCACGCAGCTACCCGCTCATGATCGCCAAGGTCCGACAAAACGAACCGTACGTGGTGTACTTCCGTCTGCACTTCGACCGTCTCGAAACGAAGGACTGGCCAAAGAAGACGAAAAACAGGTACAAGACTCTCGACGCCAGCAACCGCATCAAGCTGCTGGAGGACTGCGTGAAGGATGCCTGTGGCATCGACGATTCGCAGCACATGATCGTCATCGTCGAGAAGCGACAGGGTCCGCCTTTGACCGAGGTGTTCCTCTGGAACACGCAAGAGGAGGTACCACCGATTGGAGAACTACTCGCCCTCTAGCTGGGAGAAGTGCAACCACACCGAGCTGCTCCAGGTGTGCCAGCGAGCAGGTATTCCTGTCGTGCCGACGTACTCGAAGGAGCAGCTCATCGCTCTACTCGAAGGACTCGAGGAGCCCCAGCAAGACCAGTTCAACGACTTCATCGTCAACATGTGGCGAGACGCCATCATGGCGTTCGTCATCGAGTACTGGGCAAGGCTTCGAAGTCAGCTCGTCTGCCCCGCAAAGACGGGTGACCCACGTGCCTGCTACGGGTGCGTGGACGCACAAGTCTATGCGTGTCTGGTCGAGAACGAGCAGATGCAACCATTCATCAAAAAGCAGTTGATCGAACTCAAGAGGAAGAAAACGACATGACCAGCCCCATCGCTTCGCTGACCCCGCAGAACGCTCCCCGTGACGTCGTGCTTCTCACGCGCGCCGGCCGCTTCGCTCTGCGCAACCTCGCACGCGCCCTCGGCTTGACGAACAGCGACGACCAGAACGTCGCCTTCATGGGAATGCCGACGGAGAAGCAGGCCGAGGAGATTCTCAAGGCGCTCCAGAACTTCGACCGTGCCGGTGGCACTCCCGAGGCACCCGCGGCCGCGCCCCAGCCGACGTTCACGCCTCCGGCGCACGTCAACGGCGCCACTGCCCCGATGATGCCGGCAGCAATGGTGCCCGCGGCAGCCGCTCCGGCCCCGACGGCAGCAGCTCCGTCCGAAGGCAAGCGCCAGCTTCGTCGCACGCCGCAGAACAACGGGGCACCCGCCGCGGCCGCTCCGGCCCCGGCTCCTCAACCCGCAGCCCCTGTCCCGACGGTTGCCGCGAGCGTCGACCTGACGCCCGTGCTGACGGCCATCGGCAACCTCGAGGCCAAGGTCGCCAAGTCCGCCAAGGACGACAAGCGGGAGATCTTGGACGAGCTCGAGTTCCTCCGCAACCAGGTCGCCGTCTGCATGGGGCTGGTCGTCGTCGGGCTCCAGCAGAACATCGAAGCGTCGACGCAGGACTTGCTCGCCGCTGCGCTCGAGGAGGCTCCTGGCATTCAGGACGCCCTGGTGGCCATGGGAAAAGCCAAGAAGAAGGGGTGAGCGTTCCGCCGTGGCCTGGTGCCCGGTGGCCGCGCCCCGATGACTTCGGATGAAGGGTGGCCAGGTACCGCGAGGTACCTGGCCTTCTTCTTTGGAGGCGAATGGACACACTCGAATGGTTCAAGAACCTGTGCCGCTACAACGACGGCACCAAAGCACCTCGTGAGCCGCTCTCCGTTCTGATGAGTGACGGAGACGTCTACACCTTCGGCACGGACTTGTGCTCGATCGTGGTGGCTCATTCTCTTCCCGGAATCGAAAGCGCGCACACGTTCGAGACAGCGAGCACGACCGAGCCGTTTCAGAAGATTCTCGAGGTCGTACGTGCTGCCCAAGAGCAGAGCAAAGAAGTCGGAGTTCTCGACGCGCTGCTTTTGAAAGAGATCGTGGGGGAGCCTACGTGGACCAAGGAGGAGGTCGAGGCCATCTGGGAAAAGGAGCAACCGAACGTCTGCATCGGGGACAGCTACTACACGGTGCCCGTACTCGCGCGAACGTTGGCCGGATGGCAAGAACCCCTGGCGAAGGTCTACCAAGCGCCTGCGTTCTTCATGCGCGAAGGAGGACGAGACGACCTCCTCATGATTTGCGGCAGCAACTTGCTCGCGCTCTGCGCGCCGTACTGGAAGAGCGATGAGCAGACCAAGCTGCTTACGGTCGAGCTCCCCGAGGGCTGGTTCGTGCCGAAGAAGGGGTGACCCCCTTCTTTTTAGCCCCCGGCGCCTACGTTCCTGATGGTTTCGTGGCTCTGACGCGATTTTGCGGCTGCATCGCAGGCGGAAGAGCGCGATTTGCGCGAGGGTCCGCCAACTGCTCAGCCGACTCCACCCCAGATCGAATACCTCCTGCGAGGTAGGGGGCGCCCACGGTCGGTCCGGGCTTCCCCGTGGCGTGTGGAGGCACGAATCCCGGCAGCTCACCTACGAGGTCGTGGATGCCGAGAACGTCGCTCAGCGGGCGCTCGAAGAGGCCAGCGAGGGCAAGCGTATCGGCCACCGCCGCAGCATCCGAAGCCTTACGGAAGAGCTCTCGACCTGACGCGATCGCATCAGAAGCAGCCACGCTGTCGGAGAGGGAGACGAGAAGCAGCCGGTAGGCATCCGTCTTCGTAAAGTCGCTGACGGTTGCAGCTTCGACGGCTGCGCGCACGTACTCGACCTTGCGCAGCAAGACGTCTGAGGTCGTGATGCTGTCCGATAGAGAGACGTCCTTCACCTCCGTCTCGGCCAACGAGTCCGTCACCGAGGCAGCGTCTGCGATCGATACAGTGAAGAAACGGAAGGGCTGAACAACGAGCGTGTCACTCGTTGCAAGGGCATCTGACGTCGACCTCGACGTCTGCGTACTACGAAGGGCTGCATCCGTCGCCGAGACCGCGTCCGTCTTACTGCGGAGGTACTGCGCATCTTTCTTCAGCGAGTCCGTCGCCGAGACCGCGTCCGATCGACTGATGTTCTTGGAGCTCGAGCGACTCGTTACATCCGAGACAGCGATCGAGTCTGAAAGAGAGATGTCTTCGCTCTTGCTCGTTCCCGCTTGAATCGACTCGGTGATGCCGACTGCATCAGTGAGCGGACGATAGAAGTCGACACGACGTGCAATCGTGTCGACCACCGCGACCGCATCGTGCGGGAATCGATCGACGATGACTCTCGCCTGGTCCGTGACAGACGCCGTGTCGCTTGCCGCGCGGTACGCCGTCTTCGATGTAGCCGTCGCGTCGGTGACACTAGAAGAATCGGAAGCGGCGCGTGCGTACTGCGCATCGCGCTTTGAAGTGTCGGTGACCGTCGCAACGTCCGACAAGGAACGGAAGACCTGACGATCTCTCTTCACCGAGTCGGTGACTGCCGCAGTGTCGGTGACCGTTCGGAATGCCTGCTTGTCTCTCGCCGTCGAATCGGTGACCGCCGCAGTATCCGTCGACGAACGGCGGTACTGCACATCCTTGTTGAGCGTGTCCGAAACGGACGCCGTGTCCGAAACGACGATGTTGAAGAAGCCCGCGCTCTGCGCGCTAACTGCGTCCGTCGTGGACGCCGAATCGGAGACGATCTTGTTGACGACGCGCGCCGTCGTAAGCGCATCTGACGTCGAAGCAGCGTCGGTGACGGGCTTGTTGTACTCGACCGTCTTCGAGACACTGTCGAGAACCACGGCTGTATCGGAAGCGGTGCGAAGGTACGTCTTGGCAAGAAGTGCCGTTGCCGTATCCGACGCCGCAATCGAATCCGTCGACGTCTTGTTGTACGTCGCACTGGTGGAGGCGGCGTCAGTAGAAGAAACCGAGTCCGTGCGCGGGCGGTAGTACTCGACTCCGCGAAGAACGGAGTCGGAAACAGACGCTGTATCGCTGACAGTGCGATCGATCTGCCGCAGGACCGATGCCGAGACAGCGTCCGTGACGGAGGCGCTATCCGACGTTGCTCGGATGGACTGGGTGCTTCTTACGACGCCGTCACTCGTAGTGACCGTGTCGTTCGCGCTGATGAGGATGACGCCAGCCTTGCTAACGACGACTGCGTCTGCTGCGCTGGCTGTGTCGGTGATCGTACGGATGTACTGGACGTTGCGAAGCAACGTATCCGTGAGCGCAGCGGTATCAGTGACCGCACGGAAGACTTGTCGATCTCGTGTGATCGAGTCAGTGACCGAGAGCGCATCCGAAGCAGCACGGAACGCTTGCTTGTCTCTCGCAACGGTGTCCGTCACCGTCGCGGTGTCACTCAAGGAGATGGAATAGAAGCCGTACTTCAGCCGAACGACGGAGTCTGAAACGCTCGCGGTGTCGGAGATCGTACGGAACTTCTGAGCGTCCCGTGCAACTGAGTCGGTTGTTGCGAGCGTGTCGGTGACGACTCGGTTCGTCTGCGTGCTGCGAAGCAGCGTGTCGGTGACAGACGCGGTATCGCTCGCCGAGCGAAAGGCTTGCTTGTCACGCGCGACCGAGTCCGAAGTCGTCGGCGCATCCGACAAGAGGCGCAAGAACTGAGCGTCCTTCTTCGTCGTGTCAGAGACAGTCGCCGTGTCAGCCGCGGTGCGGAACGCTTGCTTATCTCGAGCAGCCGTGTCCGAGACGGTCGCGGTGTCCGTGATCGCTCGAAATGCCTGCTTGTCACGCGCGACCGAATCAGAAGACGCCGCAGTATCCGACGCCGTTCGAATGTACTGGACGTTCCGAACGAGAGAGTCGGTGACGCTCGCGGTGTCGCTGACCGTGACGGTGATCTGACGAATGAGCGCAACAGAAGCCGAGTCGGTGACGCCCGCAGTGTCATTACTTGATCGTGCGTACTGGACATCCCGCGCCAGCGTGTCTGTCGACGTCGCCGTGTCTGAAGGTACTCGGTTCCACTGCGCGTTCTTCGAGAGAGCATCCGTTACAGCAGCCGTATCCGTTACGGCTCGGAATGCCTGCTTGTCGCGCGCAGCCGCGTCGGTGATGGCTGCCGTGTCGGTGACCGCGCGGAACGCCTGCTTGTCCCTGGCGATCGTATCGGTGACCGATGCGGTGTCGGACACCGCGCGAAACGCCTGCTTGTCCCTCGCGACAGTGTCGGTGACCGACGCCGTGTCCGAAGGCACGCGATTCCACTGCGCGGTCTTCGCAAGTGTGTCCGCTACGGAGGCGGTGTCCGTGACCGCGCGGAACGCCTGCTTGTCGCGCGCGACGGAGTCGGTGACTGCCGCAGTGTCGCTGACTGTTCGAAACGCTTGCTTGTCGCGCGCAACCGTGTCGGTGACCGCCGCGGTATCGGAGATGGCGCGAAAGGCTTGCTTGTCTCGAGCAGCGGAGTCGGTGACCGCCGCCGTGTCCGAGACTGCACGAAACGCCTGCTTGTCCCGCGCCGCCGTGTCCGAAGATGAAACCGAATCCGAGACTGCGCGAAAGACTTGTCGATCTCGCGCTACCGAGTCCGTGACCGCCGCAGTGTCCGAGACAGTACGGAAGGCTTGCTTGTCGCGCGCTACCGAATCGGTGACGCTCGCAGTGTCCGTTGCCGCTCGATCGTAGGTGGTACCCGAGCTGATCTTCGTCGCAGTGACTGAGTCCGTGACCGAAGCAGTGTCCGTGCTCGAGCGGAACTCTTGTCGATCGACAGCCACCGAGTCCGTGACCGACGCAGTGTCTGCCGTGACGAACCGATTGATCGGAAACGAAACATCGAAGAGAGAAGCGCTGTTCCCGCTCGAGAAGGTGATCGTGAAGCGGATGTCTTCAACGACAAGAACGTCGACAACCGCAAGGGTGTCCTTGAACCCAAGCGGCACACTGCTGAGAACAAGCTTGTCCGTGATGGACAGCGTGGACAGGAGTCCAGCGTCGACACCTGTTGCTAGCGGACGATCGTAGAATGCACGCTTGAAAGGAAATGAGTCACGAATCGACGCCGAGTGCGTGTTCGGTTCGCGATACCAGTGACCTGTGTTCGTAGCGACAGTATCGGGCTGACTCGGAGAGAACTTCTTGAACGCGAGGTACCAGCCACCGTCCGTGCCGGTGAAGTTACCTCGAACGCCTCCGAAGAAGTTTTGACCAGCCACGCTTCACCACGTCAGTTGTACGCAGTACGCAGGTTCATCCAGAAGTTCGTCGCGGTCGTCGCAGTAGCCAAAGCGTAAAACGAAAGAGACGCTCCATCGAAGATCTGCGGAAGCGCCGCGATCTGAAGAACAAGATCTCGCTCGTTCCACTGGTTGGCAATCAACGGCAAGTACGCCAACGGACGAATGAGCACCACGTTCACGACGCCCGCGGTGTTCGCGGTGCCGACGTTGAGCCCGACCTGCACGCTCTTGACGCCCTTGTCGCCGGCAGCGATCGGCAAGGGGCCAATGGCGCAGTCCTTCACCGTAGCAGCCGCGGGGAAGCTGATGTTGCCTCCCACTTGGCTCGCGCCGTTCACGTCACCCGTGTACGAGCTCAAGTTGACGGTCGCGATGGTGGTCGTAGAAGCGGTCGTGACCTCGAGCCAGCACTGCACGTTCGTGCCACTCGTGTACCGCGGCAGGGTGGTGCTGTTGACCGTCTTGTTTCCTGTCGAAGCTGTCGAGATACCGCTGACGCCTACGAGGCGATCGTAGACCATCAGCATCGTGTTCTGCGTGGCGCACGCGCCGAAGGACAGAAGGTATCGCTGCTTCGTGCTGACGTTCGCAAAAGTGATCGCGGTGGTCGACCCCGAGTACGACGTACCGGGCGTTGTCGCCGGCTCCGCTCCAGCCGCAGGAAGACCAGCAGCGATCCACAGACGATGCCACGAGCCAGCTCCCTGCATCGCAGAGCCGACCTTGAAGCCTTGCCCATCGTCGTACTGACCGTTGGTCGTAATTTGGTTGATGAGATCGTCGTATCCGGTGAAGCCAGCCATGGGTCACTCCCTCGTGAGCTCTTCTTCGATCCACTTCGAGATCGTCTGCCAAATCTCGTTGGCCTCGCGAACGTTGAACTTGAACTGCTGCGGCATGAGTGCCACCGAGTGCCCCACCTTCAACGAGCCGACGGCCTCTCGAATGTGACGAACGGCAACCGAGGCACGCTCCACGTCGAGCATGACGGAGTTCTGGTGCTGCCTCGTATCTTCTCGATCGCGCACCATCAACCAGAGTCTTCCCTTGCCCGTCTTCTCTCGGAAGATCGTCAACAGATGACGGCCGTCGACAGTCGACACCTCTTTCAAGATGTCGCCGCTTTGCAGCGTGTCGTGAAGAACGCTGTCAGGAATCTGAAGACCGGGAGAGATCGGAGAGAGCATCAGACCGCCGTCGCGTTGGCAGATCTTCCGAGGTGCGTCGCGTCTTGATACGCCTCGGTGTAGACCGGGATGGTGTTGTCATACCACGACATCGAGAAGGAGCCGCCGCTCGCTGTCGTGGTCGTAGCGATCAGCTCTCCGGTGTCCGAGCGGTGGGCGTTCACAGTGATGCCAGACCCCGCTCCCGTGTACCCACGGACGATGCCTTGAATCGTGTACACGATCGAGTGGTACGTCATGTAGAACATGAGCGCAGTCGAAGAACCTCCGGGCACTGAGCCTACTGTTCTCCATGTGCGCGTCACGAGGGGGTTTGCTCGCGTCGTATCCGGGTCGTTGTAGAAACGATCCCACTGCTTGCGATTCGCACCGTAGCCAGGGTCGTGGAACGTCGTGAAGTTCGGGTTCACCCACGCCGCTGCCGTTCCCCATCCGTTGCCAAGGAGTTCACCGCCTTGATACTGAAAGGTGAAGTTGAAGCCGTCGTGCTGCGTCGTCTTGTAGAGCGGCACGAACCCGTTGTTCCACCACGACGTCGACTCGCTCAGCGCGAACCCGGTCACCGACACGTCGTTCGTAGCTCCGACGTTGTACACGTCGTTGAAGCCAGCCCAGAACACTGTCTTGTTGTGAACACCGTCGCCGTTGGTGTGCTTGCCGCTCGTGTAGTTCAAGTAGAGCACGGCGTACGTGCAACTGATCACGTTATACGTGCTGTTGAACGTGCCATTGGCATAGAGCTGGAAGTACGTCGAGTTCTTTCCTCGAGCGATCGTAAACGCTGCGCCACCAGTAGCACTGGGGTCACAGCGAAGCTGAAGTGTAACGTGCGTTCCGGCCGCCCACGTCTTCACGAATCCGGCGGTGTCTGGAGATGCGTACGCGGTGTACCCTGCCTGGGCACCGGCCTTCAGCTCGAGAGCGTCTCCCGCGTTGCTTTCGATCTGGTACCCGCACCTAACTTGGATTGCCGACTGCACCATCGTGATGCTGCCGGGTTCTTCGATCCAGAACTCGCACGGGTACGCAATCAACTTTGTAACAGAAGTGATGTCTTGCTCCCCCCACGACAAGATGTCGAACGGGATCATCACCGAGTTCAAGATCGTCGTACTCGTAGAGTGCGTGTACGTATACGTCACGTGCAACACGACTGAGATGTCGTAGTTCGCGTTCGTCTGGTTGCACGACGCTTTGAACGCATGCGTCGCGTTCGTCGTCATGTCCGTGCGCTTCCAAAGCCAGCGCTCGACTCCCTGATCGCTCGAACTGCTTCCACCGCTATGGACAATGTCGAGCGTGAAGGCCGATTCTGAGTCGAGCGCAAGCGACGTCGTACTGTTCGCGTTCGGATTGCGCAGCGCGATGTTCACCTCGAAGAAGATGTCCGTCACCGTGACGCTCGACTCCGGGAGGAACGTCGAAAGGTTCGGAATCTCGGCGCTGCCCCCGACCTGCGTGAGGCTTCCCGTGAGCGCGCCCGTTCCACCTTCGAGTGGAATGCGCACCGTCTTGCATCGAGTGTCGTTTGTGTCGTCGCACTCGTAGGTGATGATCAGCTTCGCGCAGATGTTCCCCGTCGCCACCGGGCACTGGAACTTGAGGACCGCGGTCTGAGTCGTGCCGCCGCCGAAGTTCGTCGTGAAGTTCGTCGTGACGTCGATCCAGTGCTGCTCCGTCCCCATGTCGAGGTACGTGGCACCGCCCGACGTGTCGATGCCAACGGTGTAGTTCGAAGCAGACGCGGCACCGAGCTGCAAACTTGCTGTCGGCGCAGTCGTGTTGCTCGTCAACGCCGTGATCGAACCCTTGTACATGATCACGAGGATCACGCTCTTGAAGGTTCGACTCGAGGTCTCCGGGATGGTCACCGTGAGCGTCGAGAAGGTAAGCTGCGACCCACCCGTTTGCGGACCGACCGAACCGGTGAACGCGTACTCGACTGTCTTGGTGTGAAGCGCCACGACCGCTCTCCTATGCTAGCCGCACGTGCCGGCAAAGAGGCATCGCACAGATGCGACGCGGCCGTCCCTCCTCGTCCTTCGTGTGCTCTTTGGTCTCTCTGCCGCAACGTTCGCAGGGGTGGCGCGCGGGCACTGCCGGCGCCAACCCCACGACCGTTTGATCGGTGGCAGCGACGTTGTCGTCGGCCATTACGAGATGCGAGCGCTGTAGGTGATGCGGAGCTTGTCGTGCGTCGTCTTGTTGACCGACGTGAACGTCGCGCGCATCAGCGCCGAGCCGCCCGGCGAGGTGTGCTGGTTGAACAGCGCCACTTCCTGGATGTTGGTCGCGCTCTTGGTACCGCCACCGCTCGGGTAGCTGATGACCCACTGCATGGTGCGCGTGCCGGAGAGCAACGTCTTCGAGTCGCATGTCTTGAGCGTTCCGGTCACCGGGCTCGTGACGTTCGTCTGACCCGAGTTCGCCGCCTGGCTCGAGGTGCCGATGCGGAGGAACTGGAACACCTTGGCGTTCAATCCCGTCGCCTGGCGCCAGAGCTGTCGCTTGCCGGTGTTGACGATGAGGTTGTGGGTGCGACGTCGATCGATGACCTCGGGGCCGTTGTGGCCGTCGCGGATCACTTCGATGTCGACGTACCCACCGAGAAGCTCGACGTTGTCGTTGATATCACTGCTGTCCATGACCTGACTCCTCCAGAAGGGTGATGTTTTGCTTGGCTTCATCGATCATCTCTTGAGGGATGTCCCCTTCTTCGAGGTAGATCTCCAAGACCTTGCGAGCCCAGAAGAGCGCCTCCTGGTCCATGTGGAGCGCTCCGTACGTCATCGCGAGACGAATCGCCGGGATGTACGAGTAGTACGACAGGTCGATCCACCACATCGTGAAAGGCGGACGTCCGATTCCGAGGGACGCGTAGCGGTAGAACTGAAGGGCTTCTTCGAAGCGATCGAGCTCGAAGGCCAAGTCACCGAGCCAGACCCAATGATCGGTGCGCGTCCAGTCGTCCGACACGCACTCGAGAAGCGTCTGCCGTGCCTCGAGCATCAGCTCGAGGTACTTCGCCGGCTCGCTTTCCTTGAAGGTCTTGGCCTGCTGCGCGAGCATCTTCGCCAGAACGAGACGCGCGTTGTAGCGCATCGGGCCGTTGTTGCGCTTGAGGGAGAGGAACTCCCGCAGGCGGTCCATCGCGCGCTCCGGGTGATGCTCGCGCCACTCGATGGCCAAGTAGTAGAGCGACTGCTCGTTCTGGTTGTGAAGCCAGTCGTCCATGAGCGTGATGCGGTTCTGCGCGCGGCGCTGCACAGCACGGGACACCTCACGCTCGTGAACACGCTCGTGGAGTGTCTGCACGTTCGGAAGACCGACGTCGTCACGGTACCCCTCGGGGTACGACAGGATGTTGTGCGTCGAGCGCTTGTAGCGAATCTTCGGATCGTTGCGGCAAAGCCACGGGAAGCCCCATCGCTGACGATTGCCCGCCGGACCGCCCGTGCGCAGAACACTGACGACCTTCACTTCTTGCGGAAGACGATCGAGCGACAAGAGCTCGTTGACTCCGGACAGAAGGTACTCGTGCCCCTCCGTCATGAAGATCCAATCCCCGGTGCATCGGTCCATGCACTGGTTGCGGATGTTGCCGAAGTGAACGCCGTTGGTCGCCTTCACCTTCTCCTCCCCTTTGCCCTCCGGGCTCTCGAGGAAGAAGACGACGTCCGCGTACTTCTCGGCGATGTCCCACGTCTTGTCGACCGTGCGCGGATCGACACCGACGACCATCTCGTCGGCCACGCCACGGAAAGACGCCAAGGTGAGCGCGAGGTCTGCCTCTTCGTCACGGACGGGGAGCGTCACGCTCATCTTGAAGTTCTTCGGGAAGCCGCAGACACCGAGCAGGAAGGCGGGCGCCCGCGTGTCCGGTTGCACAGGCCCCATGCATTCGACGCGCACGAACTCGAAGTGCTTCTTCAAGTCTTCGAGGAAGCTCTTCGCGGTGTACTTGATCGTGTGCTGCTCTTCTTCGTCCGGACCGAGACGATCGTTCGGAACTGAGAAGAAGCAGTACTGGCTCTTGGCGGCGTGGCGAAAGAGTCGCTCTCGCGCTTGCTCGGAGAGATGCTCGATGACCTCCGTTGCGATGAAGACGGAGGTGATCGGCAGCAGAAGATCTTCGGATTCGAGATCGACGGGCCACGTCGGCAGTCCTGCCTCTCGCGCCTGCGCGAGCGCGGCCGCGCTGTGATCTGCAACGGACACCGCGCAGCCCTGCTCCTTCAACAGGCTGGCAAGGATGCCGACTCCGCCACCGACATCGAGCACGGACGACCCGGTTGGCGTGAGCTCCACGATACGGTTGTAGACGTCCGCCAACGCCTGACCGCGCCAGCTCGAGCGACCTTCCTCGCTCCAGAGCTGGTCCCACTTTGCACGGCTGTTCGCCTCTCGTGCGTTCGACTGTACGGAAAAAGCAGCGCTCATCGGTCTCCCTTCGAGGCGACGATACGAGCAAGCTCCGACCCGAATCCTGTCGCCAACGCGGTAGCATACTTCGGCTGACCTAGAAGCGTCGACAAGAAGATGGCTGCCAAGGGGTGCTGCCGCGCCATGCCGGCCTGAGCACCGCGAACGGTGTAGGGGTTGCCGAGGATCGAGCGTCGAACGGGCAGCTCCGCGCGGCGCGCGTAGAGCTCCTCGCGTTCTTCAGGGGTCAACCCCGCCTCGTACGCACTCATCTGCGGCATGGCTAGGCTGTAGGATACCGCAGAAATGTCGATATCCCCTCATCGCTGACCAAGTCGCACAAATCAGGGCTTTGCAGGATGGTCTCGAACCGCGCGGGCTGTCCATCGAGCAAAACGTCTCGAGCGATCAGCCGAACGCCGTGGCTGTAGTCGACGTAGGTGTCGGAATGGCTGACGGGATTCAGCGGCTGAATCGGGTGCCCGGTGAGCTCGTGCCACCCGTAAATGGCGACGTGCTTCGGATGCTGAACGAGCTGCGGAGTGAGGACGATGTCCTTCTTGTGCCCCGCAAGCATGCCCGCGCGCCCCGCGCGCTGCTGCTCGATGATGACGTTGTGCCGCTGAAAGGCGTCGGTGCTGACCATCTGCGTGGTGGGCGCCAGCGGACGCGGAGTGACCTGAATCTCGGCCAGCCTCCAGATTTGATCGACGACCCTGCGCGTGGGCAACGTCGCGTCGAAGCTGTCCGCGATGAGCTGGGCCGTTCGTGGCCACATCGGCATTCGGATGAAGTCGTCATCCGTTCCGATGCAGAAGTAGTCGGGCAGCACGTCGAGCACGACGCAGTGACTGCCCGAGGTCAAGCTCACCTGAAAGGGCATCCGCATGAAGCTCGGGACATTGCCAAGCGCGAGCTGCTGAAGAATCGCGTCTTCTCGCACCTGCCCCATGTTCTGGTAGATCGAGGCCACAAACTGCGACCCCGTCATCGATTGATCAACGCGATCGGGAATCGTGAAGCCCATGGCCCCTCGCTAGATGATGACGCCCCACGAGCTCGAGTTGTTGCCGAGACGACTGGACGCCCACGAAGTCTTGTCCGCGGGGTTCCAAACCATCAGGCCACCGCCACCCTCGCGCAAGTCGAGGATGACCGTGTTGGTCTCGACGTTCTGTCCGACCAAGTAGTAGTGCGTGTCGTCGCTCGTCACGATGACGCGGTGGTCGTTCGAAAGGAAGACGCGGCAGCCGGGAAGCGCCGCGATCGACGTGAGGTACCCCGTGATCGTCGGAGTCGTCACGAGATTCGACCAAGACACGCCGCCGTCGGTCGATCGCAAGATCATCGAGACCTGCGCCATCGTGTCGTAGACGAGGACGTACCAGTACCCAGTCGAGCGATCGTACGTCGGGTGCGCGACGTGCGAGGTAGCTCCCGACATCGCGACGTCGAGGTTGACTTGGACGTTCGTCCAACCCACGCCGCCGTTGGTCGAGTACATGATGTTGATCTTCGCCGTCGGCGCCGCGGTGTCATCGAGGAAGGCTGCGATGACGCGTCCGGGAATCGCTTTCATCTGCGGAGTGGCCGCCGTTCCCGTGTACCCGCTCCACGCTGCGGGCACTGCGCGCGCCGTCCACGTCACGCTGTCCGGAGAGGTGTCGACGTAGATGCCGGAGGCGCCCGAGCGGTACGCTGCGATGAACAACGCCGCGGTGTTCTCCCACGCGAGTCGTCCATCCGACACGCTGTGACTGACGGCGTTCACGTGTGAAGCGAACGTGTACGTGTGGTACGCCGAACGCGCTCCGGAGTAGACCGTACGAGTGCCGCTGCAAAGGATGGAGAGAACGTTGCCCGTCGTCTGTGCAGACACGTCGATCAAGGGCAGCGAAGCACCGAGAAGACCGACGAGGCTGATCCACGACTTGCCGAAGTCGGGGGACGTCACGAGGTAGTCGTTGCCGCCGTCACCGACTGCGAACCACTGCTGGTCCACCGCGTAGAAGTACCCACGCTTGATGTTCAACGCGGCCGTGCTGACCGCCGAACCGAAGTTCAGCGGCGGGAGCTCCATCTGCGCAAGGTTCATGTCGTAGACGGTGTTGTTCCACGACGAGAGCGGCCACGAGGCTCCATTGCCGTGCAGCGACACGAGGAGCGTCTCGATCGTACTGACGGCTTGATCCAGCGTGTAGATGGTGTTGTCCCACGGAGCGTTCCACGCCTCGGCGTTGCCGTGGAGAGCCGCGAGCTGAGACTTGATCGTGGTGATGTCCGCTGCGTTTGCGATCACGCCTTGGTTGAGGCCGTAGATCGTGTTGTCCCACGCCGCATTCCACGCCTCTCCGTTTCCATGGAGCTGACGGAAGAGCTCTTCGACCTGGGCATCGACAGCGACGGCGCCACGAACGCGCATGTTCATGAAGGCGTCTGCTGGAAGCGTCGCGAGGTTCGCGCGCTGCCCGTAGTAGATGCGGTATGTCTGACCCGTCGGGATCGAGACGTTGAACGTCACGGTGAGGTTGCCGACGGAGAAGCCCGCGCCGAGCGCATCGGGTCCGATCGAGGACACCACGATCTTGGTGCCAGAGACATCGATGTCGTCGTCGTTCGCATCAGTGACGTGGAAGAGGTCGAGCAGAGTGTCTCCGATACCGCCAACGAAGATGCCGGGACCGGTGATCGTGACACTCGCAACGGGAGAGCCTGGAGTGACATCCGCTGTCCGCGTCAACGACGCGATGTCTCGATGCATCAAGTCGTCGAGGTGGTCGGTGTTCTGCGCGAGCGCGCTGTTCGGACGATTGATGTCGGCGCTCGTCGCGTCTTCACCGAAGGCGACGAAGTACGTACCGGCGTTGGGACCACCGACTTTCGCACCATCGGCCGCCGCAGGCGTTCCGGAGATCGCGTTGTTGATGTAGTCGTACCCACCAGGAAGGCCGCCGTAGTACGTGGGGACGGTGAGGCGATGGAAGGTCGTCATGCCGCGCTCCTAGAACCGGATCGTCCACAGAACCTCGAGGGCGAATGCGCTCGTCTTCGAGATCGTGTCGAAGGTGTCGTATGCGATGAACGTGTTGTTGTAGACGTTGATGTAGTTCGGATTGGTCGAGTGCAGGAACAGACCGATCTCCGAGAGAGGCACGGAGAGAAACGGCCCGTAGCTGATCTCCGACTCCGAAACAATGCGCTGAAAGGTGACCGACGTCGCCGTGTTGTGCACCGCCGGCGCAGCAACCTGCCCGAGCCACACGTCGCCTGCGTCGTACGGCGGAAGCGCCGGAGAGCCAGGAATCGGGCTCGAGAAGCGCACTGGGCGCTCGAGCTGCACGACCGTCGCGTCCGTGTCCGTCTGCGTGTTCGTACCGGGGTAGTAGTTCGAGTACGGCGGATTGTTCGCGATCGTGAGCTGAAGCTGTCGCGTGCCGCCGATGCCGAACCCGAGGTAGCGAACACGACGATCTTCCTGCGCGACGACCGGCGAAACGACGCCAGATGCAGGGAGCGACTGGTACGCGATGAGCTGCGGAAGATAGCCACGACCGAGGTTGACCCAGATGTTGTGGCCCTTGTGCCGGCGAACGATCTTCCCGCGCTCTCGCACGGTGATGTGCAGGTTGGACTTCGCCTCGATGATTTCGGAAAGCCGCATGTCAGCCTCGCGCCTCTTGAATCTTACCGAACTCGTCGAGGAACCCCAACCATGTCGCAGAGGAGATCTTCACGAGCTTCTTGCCCGACGAAAGAAGCTGCTTCAGCCGCTCCATCGGCACCGACTTCACCGGCCCCAAGAACTTCGGACTGTCGTAGTGCGCCAGGTACGACTTGATGGCGTGCTCCCGGTTCTTGAACCCGAGCATCACCTTGTCCTCGTCGTACCCCTTGCCCGAAGGCTTGTGCTGGTGCACGACGTGCGCTTCTGTCGCGTCCTTGTGCGGCCCGAGGAAGACATCGACGCCTTCTCCGTCAGCGCCCTTCGACCCCTTCACGTAGCCGTACGGGTTCTTCATGACCGTACGCCATTCTTTCCCCGTGGTCTTGTCGACCCCGCTACGGACAGACCCCTTACGATTCTCGATAGCGATCGGAAGTCCCTGAAAGGTCGTGTGACCTTGCAGCTTGAACTCCTTCTTCGGGGCTTCTTGTTCGCTCATAGGGACTTGTGCGTGTAGTAGTTGCCCGCCGGCAGGATGGTGTCGACCTGAAACACGGTACCGTGGCAGAGGGCCACGACCAGATCGTGCAAGTAAGGACGGCGATTTCCACCGCCGTCCGGAACGAGGGACGCCGTGATGACGTCGCCGGCGATCACCGTAATCGCAGGAATCACCGTCGGCAAGAAGGTCGCCCAGGGTAGCACTCCGCCAGGCGCCGCGAGCGTAAAAGCCACGTCGATGACCTGCACGGCATTCTTGAAGATGCGCAGGCGGAATGCGTCACTCGTCGCTCCGGGATCGCCGTTGTAGATGAGCACGAGAACGTTGTAGGTCGCTCCCGCGCCCATCGTCACCGGGTCCTCGAGCGCGAGTCCTGCCGATGGAACGGAAGTGACGTGCTTGCGACCGAACGTGATTCCCTTGTCGTCGATGGCAGGGATGTCGAAACGGAAGACGCTGTCGACGGTGGGCGTGCCGCCTCCCCACGTCTCTGTTGCGATGCCGACCATCTGCTGGTCTGCCGTCATCGGTCGATCAAAACCGAACGACGTCGCCGCGTCGGGTGTCGGGCTCGTCGGCAGCGTGTTTCCCTGCATGCTCGCCGTGTCGGTGTCGTACGCGTTCTGGTACGCACCCGTGGCGTTGCCGGTCAGCATGTTGATCGGACCGCCAGGCGCCGCGAGCACGCCAGGAGAAGGATCGGGAACATCGAACGCGGTCACCGTGCCAGGCACGGAGAACATCGCACCGTCTTGAAGATCGAGAATGCCCTGCTGCTCGTAGAGATCTGTCGTCGTGACTTCCGCGTCTGCGACTCGAGCTTCGACGATGAACGTCGGGAAGGTGTACGTGGGCTTGACGCGCTTGATGAAGTTCTGCACGAACATCAACGAGGGCAGCGTGAACGCAGCGCTGTCGACTCGAACGATGAAACGGAAGAACTTCTCGATTTCGTAGAACGTGCCCTGGTTCATCCACCCCTGGAACCAGTTCGGCTGCTTGACGTAGTCGATGACATCGGCGCCCTTCACAAGAGGCGCGAAGGGCTGAACGGTGTCACCGACGGCGTACGCCACACCGGTCGACGGGTTGGTCTCGAGCGCGAGAACCGCCGGGTAGTGATAGGAGCGTACGAGGTTGGGCGGGTCGGTGTCCTGCACCAAGATGCGCCCCTGCGTCGGAGAGAAGTCCGTACGGATCTCGGTGATCGTACCGGCCACTTCTGCGAACGGCAGCCCCAGAAGAATCTGGGTACCTGCCCGCAGGTTGAACATCGTCGGTCCGTTGAGGAACGCGTACCAGATTCCGCGGACGGCGGAGAGGTAGTCGATGCTCGTCGGAAGCTGCGCGAGGTCATCCAGCGTGAACTCGACGGGGATGCCGAAGTTCGCTTCGATCGTCGGACGGTTGTCGAGGTAGTTGTACTCTCCCCACAACCGAGGCACGGGGATGATCGGGTTCGAAGTCACCCAGATCGTCGGATCGAACCGAATGCAGTTGCTGCCGCGGAAGGACTCCAAGAAGAAGTCCAAGTTGCGACGTAGGACTTCGTTCTCGTTCGGCGTGTTGATGACGCGCTGAAGAGTCGGGATGTCGGTGATGACAGGCTCGATGGGCATGTACGTACGTCGGTACGCACCCCAGAACATGACGGCGAAGCGCAGCGGAGCAGCGAGGAAGTCACCGATCGGCGTAGGATCGAACATCACCGTGTTCGTCGCGCTGCTGATGGCGGCGATGACGGTGGATTGGTAGAAGTCGATCTGCCCAGTGGCCTCGTCGACAACCTCGATTGCGGCCACGTCTCCGGTGGTCACCAGACCGTTCCAGAAGTCGAGCTGCGTAGAGGTTGCGATCGCGGGGATGTACCACGTCGTCGAGGCCGTCAGCGGCAGTGCGTCTTTGAGAGACACGCGCTGAAAGCGCAGCGTGTCCGACGGGCTGTCGATGACGCTGTTGATGCGGACGGCGAGATTGTAGTTGCCACCGGGATCGGTGATCTGAACGACCAGCACGTCATTCTCGCGCACGTCGATGCCGAGAAGCGAGATGTCGAGCTTGTACGTGTTCGGGTTGGTGAGGATGCCCGAGACGCCCTGGAGCGCCTGATTCTGCGCTCCCACCGTGTAGAGCGACGTGGTGCTCGTGTTCGCAACTGAGAATCCGAAGGGCGCGTAGATACGAACGAGCGAGTGCGTTCCATCCACAGGAACGACGGTCACAACGAATCGGGTGTCCAACGCGCTAAGCGCGGCCTGAAGCTGCGTTGCGATCGTCGACGGAGTGAGCGGGTTGATCCCGCTGAAGGTCACGGAAACGGGCGCGTTGGCGAACGGGACCGTGATGTCGAGGCGCTGCCCGCTGTAGGAGCCGCCCGCGTTGAGGATCGAGATCGAGTCGATGCCGCGGAAGATGACGCGCATCGCAGTGATCTCCGGGTACGGCTCTCGAAGAACGAGATCGTAGTGGAGCCACCGACGGATGAAGGTGCGCTGAATGTCTCGAAGGCTCTTCGAGTACTCGGACTGCCAGAGCGTGTAGAGCTCCGTCGCAGCGATCTGCGCAAGGGCTCCCCAGACGACTTCGATGCGCTCACGGTCCTCGACCAGATCCCAGAAGTCGGACAGGTAGTTCCAGACGAAGCGCAGGTCGGGAATCACGCCTCGAGGAAGAAACGACTGCACGACGTTGACGACCACGCTCTCTGTCGTCGAGTAGAGACTGCCGTTGTAGACGGTGAGGTCGAACTTGTAGAAGCCAGGAATGTCCGGATAGAACGTCGGCTTGACAGTCGTCGCTCCTGAGAGCCCAGACTGCTTGACGATCTTGAAGTTCTCCGGTGGCAGGCTGTCCGGAAGCAGGTAGTCGGTGATCTGAACGTAGTGCCCGTTGACGTCGGTTCCAGTCGCGACGATTTCGTAGACGTTGCCAGCGACAACAAGAACGTCACCGACAGACACGGGGATTGCGTTGGGCGGTCCGAACGCCGTCGAGTAGAAGACGTTCGTGAAGCCCGTCGGAATGATCAACGGGATCGTGTGCCCGTCGGACCCCGTGAAGTCGAACATGCTTCCAAGCGGCGCGTCGATCAGACGCCACTTGTAGGTGAGCGAGGCTCCTTGAGGGTCGAAGCTGGCCGACCCGTCGAGTCGAATGATCTCGCACGTGACCACCGCCTGATCTGCGCCGGGGTCCGCAACGGGCGGAACTGTCGGTACGAGCGTCTGGCTCGAGAGGCAGATCGTATCGAGGTACATCTGCGAAGGCTGAAGAGCGTCGCCCTTCACCTTGACGTACGTGCCCGTCGTCGTGTCCTGCGGGCAGCTCGAGTACGGAATGACCGGCAGGATGTAGCGGAGCTCCTCAGACTTGCCCGAGAGCAGGTCGACGAGCTTCGTGATGTAGATGAAGACGGCGTTGGTCGAGCCGCTGACCGCGATGCGAACGACCCAGTAGTCGCCCTCGGATACGAAGTCCTGACTGCCTGGAAGAACCTGGAAGGCGGACGTGCTCGTTCCCGCGTAGGCGATACCTGCCTGCGAGAAGAAAAGACCCGCTGCGGGGCCTGCGGTGTCCACGACGCCCACGAAGACATGGTGGTTGGGAACATCGGAGAAGTTCTGAGGCAGCTCCGTGCCCGCGTACGTGAACTCGAGCGTGAAGGAGCCATCGACGTTCTTGTCGATGTACAGAACTGCTTCACTGCCGTCGTTCGAGGTGACGATCAGATCGGATGACCCGCCGTCGATTGCAAAGTCACCACCTGGAGAAGACGACACCTCGAGGTACGTCTGGATGACCGACATCTGCCCGCCGGGGCCAACGCAATAGATGTCGAAGGGCGGCGCGTTCGGAATCGGACCGCCGGGGACAACGGGCGGAATGCCTCCCCACGGAAAGCCCGCCCACGGTCCTGTGCCCCAGCCCGGATTCATCCTTTTCTCCTACTGCGTCCAGAAGCCTTCGACGGTCGGTGCCAGCAACGGGTTGCCGTCGGGCGACGCCGGTGCGTTCGCCAACGATAGTTGATTCGAGACCCAACGAACAGCGGTACCTGTCACGCTGTCTCGCGCGAGCAGCTTGTAGTACGTCGTCAACGGCGTGTTGAAGATCGTCGGCACGAGCATGCCAAAGCCCATGTACATCTCGACGGTGCTTGCGCCTAGATACGCACCATGCGCCGCACTGCCGACGCCGCCGATGCTGTTGAGCGCCGTGACGTACCTCTCCTTCTGTCGTCCAGGAGCTGAAGAACGATCCGCCGTCAGTGGGACGTTCAAAGAAGACTGCACCTGAGATCGACTTCGCGCACTCGTCGTTTCGTTCGGATAGTTGCCGATGAACGTGATGCCCACTTGAGACGTTCCTCGGTAGTTCGAGGAGCCATAGTCGTGCCCACTCGGTGGGCCAAAGTCTCGCGGCGTGAGGTAAGACTCACCCGACGACGTCTTCGGAAAAACCGTCGAGCCCTGGCCGATCGGCGTGTTGTTGTCGCTCTGGTAGCTGCGGCGCTGCGATGCGCCCTGATCGGTGGGCACGGGTCACCTCACTGGTTGAGCGGCATCGTCGTACCGTCCGCAGGTCCCACCACGATGGCTGGTCCTCCGTTCGGCGCCGATTGGCTCGAGAGCTGAATCCAACGACGCCCATCGTACGTGTCGCAGCCGTTGCCTCCTTGAACAGCGAACCACCAACGCAGCGTGCCCTTCCGCAACTTGATGGCAGGGTTGCTTCCGTTGAAGCACACGATCCACATCGGCTCTCGAACGGCCACACTCGAGAAGGAGCACGCGACCTTGTCCGGAGTGCCTGACGCCTGAAGAAGAATCCCCGTCGTGAAGGATGTCGGCGAGTAGCTCAACATCAACGCGTTGAACTCCGAGAACGCTTCGTTCGTTCCCCACCCGCGGCGGCGCCATCCCAAGAAAGAGCTGCCGGCATTGTACCAAACGTGGTTGCCTGCGGAGATGCCGAACCCATCCGCAGCAGTAGAAGTGCCTCCACCGCCTGTACGAGAACGAGAGTACGCCGACCCCACAGGAACGGCCCAAACATACGGATCGACGTCGCCGTCCTCCTGGTCATCGACACGCAGAAATCCGCAGCCAACGAATTGAACGGCGCCCGCAGAAGGGATGCCCGCAACCCACGTCATCGAACCGTCGCCCGACGAGTTGGTGTCTTCGATCGCGTTGGCCACGAGCACGTGACCGAGCCCGAGGTTGACGCTGTTCGTGTTGTTCAACCAGTCGTTGGTGCCAGTTCCAACCGCACCCGTTCCACCTGTTCCGATGCCAGCGACAAGTGTACCGGTCGTCGGGAAGCCGTTGGTTGTCGGGTTGCCACCGCTAGCACCACCAGGGCACACGGTGGCCGTGCACGTGCCCAGGCTGGCCATCGTGGAGAAACGCCCGTTCGTCGCGTTGGTCGTTCCTTCACCGACGCTGTCGATGCACTGATAGTAGATGTGCCCCGCCGTCGTACTGCTTCTCCAGAATACGACCTCGCGCACGTATTCGACGATGGTGCTGACGGGGGAGATCGACGCGCCGGAGACCGCGCCGGTAATCGCCGCAGAGTTGCTCCATCCGCGAACACCGCCGCTCGTACCGCTCAAGCGCGGTGCGATGACAAGGAAACCGCCGTTGATGGTGTCCGTCAAAACGCCGACGATCTCTCCCGTGGCCCCTGAGCTCGCCTGAGTGACGTTCTCGCCTTTGATGAAGGTGCCAGTCGGAACCGTTGTACCGATCGGCACCTTCAGCGTCGAAGGACCTTGAAGAACGAGCCACGCGCCGGCTCCAAGAGCAGGGTACGCGTCGTTCAGCGCGCTGACTTCCGTCCATGTCGCGCCACCTGGAGTTGTCTCCGCCACAGCGCTCGGGTTCTCGATATTCACCGAGGTCGCGCTGATGTAGTTCGTGATGAGGAACGTTCCGTTGTTCGCGCTGTTCGTCGCACCGGTGATCGTCAGAAAGTTGCCCACCGAGTTCGCGGTGAAGCTGGCTCCGGACATTCCCGAAACGGTCGCGCGCCCGCCGTACGCGGAGGTGGAAGGAGAGGAGATCGACATCGCTGCCGATCCCGTCTGCGAGCCGACCTGGACACCGCCTCCCCACTTGTCCGCCGCAGGACTTCCCGTGGCCTCCTTGTTCGTTCCGTCGGAGCTCGCCTTGTAACGCCAGCCCGCACGCTTCATCGCGCGCGTCATCTTCCAGACGAGCGAGAACTTATCGTTCGAGGCTGCGAGTGCGTAGTTTTCGACTTGTACGTTCGGCACGGCGCTACCTCACGCGTTCGCAGGAGTGGTCTGCCCGTCCCACGGCCCGCAGATCAGGGGGTTCAACAACCCCGTTCCAAGTTGTACCCACTGCCCAGAAGCGTACGTCATATTCGAGACGCCGCCCTCCGTGAAGAAGACCCAACGCGCCGTCCCCTTTCGCATTCGCTGCGTCGGGTTGACGGAGACGTACCAGACGGGCTCTTTGATCATGAGCTCCTGCGTGGCGTGCTGAACACGACCAATCCCGTACGTGGCCGTAGTGTTCACGCCGAAGAGGCATGCGCCGGAGAACTCCTGGAAGGCGTCTCCTGTCGGGAAGCCACGACGACGCCACCCGCGAAAGTGCGACAGCAAGGTCGCCGGAACGTGCGAAGTAGTACCCGCACCGAAGAAGTCCTGCGTCGGACTCGCTGAGGTGTTGACGAGTCGATTCATCCCGTACGAAGCGGTGTCGTACGACGAATAGATGTAGGGATCGACGTCTCCCTCTTCGCTATCGTCGCAACGCATGAAGTACATGCCTGCGTACGAGTAGCTGGCGTTCGCTGGCGTTCCGTGTGCCCAGATCCACGAGCCGTCAGCCTCGTTGCTCGCGTCCTCGAGGCAGTTCGCGCAGAGGAGCTGAACCTGTCCCGTCGGAGAGGTGCACTGTCCCCAAGCGACAGAGCCGGTGCTCGCCGCGGCGGAGTTGCCTGTGCCGATGACCGTGAAGGAACCCGGCGTCGGGAACGACGTTCCGCTTCCAGGAGCGAGCACGTTCGTGATCGGAGCCGTAGCTGCGATCGTCGAGAATCGGTACGCAGACTCGCCGCTCTGATCCACGACCTGCGCGAAGATGTGTCCGTTCGCCTGCGTGTTCTTCCAGAAGACAATCTCTCGAACGTACTCGACGGGTGTGATGTTCGCCGTCGTGATGGTCGCTCCGGAGATCGCACCGGTCAGGGTGTCCGTTCCTCCCGTGGTCCACCCACGTGCGCCGCCTCCGGTGCCGTTGACGTACGGCTGAATGACGACGAACCCGAGCCCCGTGACAGTGTCCGTGCAAACGCCCAAGAGTCGCCCCGTGGCGCCGCTGTTCGTTTGCGTGACCTTCTCACCGCGAACGAAGATGCCCGTCGGCACGTTGGTGCCGATCGGAATCTTCATGGTGCTCGGCCCTTGAAGAACGAGCCACGCACCCGTGCCTGTGCCGCCTTGAAGACTCGCAGGGTACGCCTGCGCAAGAGGGCTGGATTCGACCCAGATGATCGAACCGTTGTTGCCGTCTGTCACGGCACTGGGATTGTCGATCTCCACCTGCGTGGTCGAGAGCACGCGTGTGATGCGGAACGTTCCGTTGTTCGCGCTGTTAGCTGCCCCGATGATCGTAAGATGATCTCCCGCACTTCCGCGGTTGAGCGGAGACGTCGTAGGAGCAACCATTCCAGTCAGCCCCGAGACGATCGCTCTTCCAGGATACGCACCGCTCGTTCCTGCGGTAGCGACCGAGGCGGCCGCGCCTCCCTGAACTTCCTTCCACGTGGCAGTGCCCGGTGTGGTTTCGGAGACCGCGCCGGGATTGAAGATCGAGACGGTGGTGCCCGCCTGCGCCGTGATGCGGAAGATACCGTTGTTCGCTGAGTTGACGGCTCCGGTGATCACCAAGAAGCGACCTACCGAGTTGGCCGTGAACCCACTGACGCCCGTCACAACGGAGACACCCGCAGAAGGAGCTCCGATGACGGGCGCCGTTCCTGCCTGAGCACCGACCTGCGCGTAGTTCACGCCGCCACCGACAGCCCACTTGTCGTTGGCAGGGTTGCTCGAGGTGTCCTTGGTCGACGATGTGCCGGTTGCATCGGCGCTTGCCTTGTAGCGCCAGCCAGCCGCGAGCATCGCTCGCGTGAGCTTCCAGATTCCTTGGAAGACCTCGGTCGTGCTGTTCGGTAGGTAGTTCGCAACGACTACGTGGGACATGACGCACCTATTGGTTGGCGATGATCGTCGAACCGTCGCCAGGACCAACGACGATCGCTGGAGAAGTAGAGGATAGCTGAAGCCACTGACGCCCGTCGTACGCGTCCGTCGTGGCGTTGCCTTGAACGCAGGCCCACCAACGCGTCGTTCCCTTCCGATGCTTCGTCGTCGGCCCGACCGCGGTCTGTATCGCTAGCAGCGAGAGCGGTTCTCGAACTGTGACCGTCGCTGCATTACACGCGACGCGGTCTGGGCTCGCGGGTGTTGTAGCAAGGGCCGTGGCGCTGTCCTTGAATCCAAGAAGGCTGGCTTGGTACTCCTGAAAAGACTCAGCCCACCCACCGCCTGCGCCATACGCAGCAAGACCGCGCCGCCGCCACCCCATGAAACCAGAAGAAGATGCCCACGCGGTGAACGTCATCGGATCGCTGCTTGTACCACTAACGTTACCCGTCCCCGTGCCCGTGCGGTTCCGGTTGTAGGTACCGGTCAAGTAGTTCGTGAACGCGCCGACGTACGGGTCGACATCCCCATCTTCTTGATCGTCGACACGCAAGAACCCCATCGCCTTGAACGTTCCCAGCGTAACAAGACCGCCCGTCGTCATTGTGCCCGCGCCACCAGAGCACCCAGTGAACTGCGTACCGCCGCTGACGCCGCTGTACGTGACTGCCTGCGGACCACTGCTCGTCGTGACGAGGATGACTCCCGAAGTAGGAAAAGATCCGGTAGCGACAACGTTGATGGTTGCCTGCGGAAGAGAGAGGCCGTTCGAACCCACCGCGATCGTCGTACTGACCGACTGAAGACCGATGGCCAGCGTGAAGCTGCCATCGGCAGAGACGTTGGTGTCCTCGATGCAGTTGGCGCACAAGATCTGCGCCTTGCCCGTTCCTACGCCGACGGAGTTGCTGCACCAGTCGATTGCTCCAGTCGACGCCGTTCCTGCGCCCGCTTGTCCGATGAAGACCAAGCTGCCGACGGTGGGGAATCCATTGCTGGTTGGGTTGTTGCCCGCGATCGATCCAGGGCAGTGCGAGTAGTCTGCGCCTCCGATGACTGTCGCCGCCATTGTGGAGAAGCGTCCAGTCGTCGATGTCGTCGACGCTTCACCAACGCTGTCGATGCACTGGTAATAGATGTGACCGGAAGAGACGCTGTTGTACCAGAAGACCAATTCGCGAACGTACTCGATGATGGTCCCTGTCGGAGTAGCAGTGGCACCCGACACGGCTCCGGTGATCACCGTCGAGTTGTTCCATCCGCGCACTCCGGCGCTCACGCCGCTGACGCGTGGTGCAATGACCAAGAAACCGCCATTGATGCTGTCGATGTAGACACCGATCACTTCACCAGCGGCACCGGAGGTTGCCTGCGTGACGTTCTCACCGCGGATGAAAGGAGCCGACGCCACCGTGCCGATGGGAACGCGCAAAGTGCTCGGCCCCTGCGCTACCCACCACGCGCCCGAGGCAAGTCCCGCCGGAGGGTACGTATCGGACATCGCGCTGACTTCTTTGAACGTCGCCGTGCCCGGTGTGGTCTCGGAAACCGCGTTCGGGTTCTCGATGACGACGGAGGTAGCCGAGACGTACTTCGTGATCAGAAACGTGCCGTTGTTACCACCATTGGTCGCGCCGGTGATGGTGAGAAAGTGACCGACGGAGCTCGTCGCAAAAGAACCGCCGGTCATACCGGAAACGGTCGCGCGGCCACCGTAGGAGGTGCTCGTGGGCGCGGAGATCGTGAAGGCGACAGTGGTCGGACCTTGAACGGTACCTCCCGCTCCCCAGACGTCCGCTGCGGGATTGCCCGTAGAGTCTTTCGCGTTCGAGCCGTTCGAGCTCGCCTTGTAACGCCAGCCCGCAGTCTTCATCGCGCGCGTGAGCTTCCACACCGCGGAGAACTCATCTCCCGAGGCAGCCAGCGCGAAGTTTTCTACGATGGTGTTCGACACGTCCGCCTCACGCGTTGCTAGGAATGCTTGCTCCGTCCCATGGCCCGCACACAAGAGGACCAGAAGACGCAGCTTCTGAGAGCTGGACCCAGGTTCCTCCCAAGTACGTGTTGTTCGAGACGCCACCCTCAGTCATCCAGATCCACCGCAAGTACCCTTTGCGCATTCGCGCCGCGGACTGCGTAGAGACCACCCAGAGGGCGTCTTTGACTAGGTACTCTTGAAGTGCAGACTGAACGCGGCCGATGTTCGCTTGATCGACGGACGACAACAACCCCGTCGTCAACGTCATCCCATGAAACTGCTGCCACGCGTCGCCGGAGGAGAACCCTCGACGGCGCCATCCGGCGTACACGGTTGCGCTCGACGTAGAAGTCGCTAGGAAGTTCGTTCCAATGAAGAAATCCTGAAGCAGCGTAGGAGCTGCTGAAGGCCCCAATCTGTTGCCACCGTATGCACTGCCAGTGAAGTTCTGGCAGGTGATGTACGGATCGATATCTCCATCTTCGCTCCCGTCCAACCGCATATAGAACATGCCTGCGTACATCCACGAAGCGCCGATGCCTCCAGTGTTCGAAGGCGAACCAAGCGCTGCGATCCACGAGCCGTCCGCGTCGTTGTTCGAATCCTCCATGCAGTTCGCGCAGAGAAGCTGCCCGTTGCCTGCCTGAACGAGCAAGTTGCCCAGGTGGTACCAACGAGCCGGACCAGTTCCGACTCCCGCGGTGTTGCCCGTTCCCAACATGACCCAAGAACCCGGCGTAGGAAACGTAGCGACGCTGCCCGGAGCGAGAACGTTGGTGACGCCTGCGTTGCCTGCGACGGAAGAAAAGCGAGACGTAGCTTCGCCGCTTTGGTCGACGCACTGAACGTAGAGGTGCCCGTCGTTCTGCGAGTTCTTCCAGATGACGATCTCGCGGACGTACTCGACAGGAGCTCCCGTCGAGCTGGTGATCGTAGCTCCAGAGACAGCTCCCGTGATCGTGTCTGTGCTTCCTGATGTCCAGCCGCGCGGCCCGCTTCCTCCACCATTCAAGCGGGGCATGATCACCAAGAAGCCAGTACCGCCACCAGTGTCAGTCATCACGCCGATGATCGTGCCCGTCGCACCACTGGTGGACTGCGTGACTTTCTCGCCACGAAGAAAGGCCCCCGTCGGCACGTTCGTGCTGATGGGGATCTTCATCGTGGAAGCCCCCTGAAGAACAATCCACGCGCCGGCTCCCGTACCGCCCTGCAAGCTTACCGGGTAAGTCTGCAAAAGAGGGCTCGACTCGACCCAAACGATGGAACCGTTGTTCGCGTCGGTCACGGCGCTCGCGTTGTCGATCTCGACGGAGGATGCGCTGATGACGCGTGTGATTCTGAACGTGCCGTTGTTTGCGCCTGTGTTCGCTCCGATGATCGTCAGATGGTCGCCTACGCTTCCACGATTCAGTGGAGAAGCGGTCGGAGACACCATCCCAGAAAGCCCTGAGACGATCGCTCGACCAGGCGTCGCACCGCCCGTACCCGACGTCGTGACGGAAGCGCCAGCACCTCCCTGAACTTCCTTCCACGTGCACGCGGAGGACGACGTCTCTGCGACCGCTCCGGGGTTGAACACCGTGACGGTCGTACCGGTCTGCGCCGTGATTCGAAACGCGCCGTTGTTCGCGGCGTTCGCGGCCCCGGTGACCACCAAGAAGCGCCCAACGGAGTTTGCCGTGAATCCGCTGACGCTAGTGATCGTGGACAGTCCTGCGCTGGCGGCGCCGATGACGGGGGCTGTTCCGGTCTGCGCCCCGACCTGCGCGTAGTTGGTTGCTCCTCCGACCGCCCACTTGTCGTTCGCCGGATTGGCCGACGTGTCCTTGTTGGTCGAGGTGCCCGTCGCATCCGCGCTCGCCTTGTACCGCCACCCCGCCGCAAGAAGAGCGCGTGTGAGCTTCCAAATGGGTTGGAAGAACTCCGTGACGTTGTTGACTCCGTAGTTGGCGACGACGACGTGCGACATGACTTCCTAGGCGTAGGAAAGAACGATGCGAGCGTGCGTACAAGTAGCACGATCGAGAGAGCCACCACCAGAAAGGGAAAGCTGGACTTCGTACAGCTTGCCGGTCTTCAAGTTGCCAGAGCTGCTGCCCACCGTGAGCGTCCCAGTGAACTCGGTGCTTTGCAGGTTGCTCGTCGAGAAGCTCGAGCTCGTGACCGTCTCGTTGTCCGTGATGTTCTTCAAAAGAACGTTCGCAGTACCTGCTGTCGTCTCGATGTCGACGACGAACTTGGCTACGAGAGATCTTCCGTCCGCCAGCGTGGTGGGGAACGCAGAGAGATCGATGTAGCGGCTACCGACACGCGTCGCGGTAGCGAAGCTGATGTTCGCTACGTACGCCAGGAGCGTGAGCTCGACGGGGAGCGGCAGGCTGCTTTCTTTGACCGCGTTACCGCTCCCATCGACACCGAGGACACCACTGGTGAGCCCAGTGACTTGAAGCGATGCACCCTTGAGAGTGCCGCTTGCGGTGAGGTTCGTTCCGGAGATTGCTCCGGTCGCGATGATCGCCACCGTGTAGAAGTTGTTGACCTGGAAATCGAGGAACGCGCCGAGCGTCGTCTCGTCCGCAGCCGTGTTGAACGCGGCCTTCCATCGCGAGGAGCCCTCGTCCCAAAACAGACCGGCGGAGTCGCGAGGCGTGACACCGTCCGCACTTCCACGATCGATGTCGATACCCGCGATGTGCGTGGGAACGGGAATGATCGCAAGTGGCGCCCAATTGAGGTGGATGACGCGATCGGAGATATCGACGACTGTCGACTCGATCTCGGTGACCGTTCCGTTGATGACGAGGTTGCCGTTGATCGTCGTCGTGACACCGGAGCGTCCGATCGTCACACTCGTCGCACTCGTTGTACCGACACCAAGCGACGTCGCGCTATCGATCCCGCCGGCAGTGAGCGTGTACGAGCCAATACTCGTTGAAGGTGCCCACGCAGCTCCGTTCCATCCGAGGAATTGACCCGTCGCCGGCGCTGAGCTCGAAACAGGACGCGTCTGCAACGTGGTGATATCGACGGGCTTCCACGTCGCGCCATCCCACCCAATGAGTTGCCCCGTCGCCGGTGCTGAAGAAGAAAGGGGGCGCCCCTGAAGACCAACGACAGTCTGGCTCGACGAACTGCCAGAGAGATCTCCACCCGCCGTGAAAGAAACGACTGTCGCCGGCGCCCAGTGCGAACCATCCCACCCGAGGAACTGCCCTGCGGAGGGGGCCGTCGAAAGCACCGGACGACTCTGAATACCCACGACGACGGAAGCGCTCATCGCGCCATTCACGTCGCCCAGCAATGTGGGATTGAAGCTCGACATGAAGTTGAGCAGGTCTGGGATGATGTACTCCCACGCCTCCGCCCAACTTCGCACCTGCCCACCGAAGTTGTTCTCCGGAGCCTGCTCACCGAGAGCAGGAAGACGCCAACCTCGATTCAACTGCGTGCCGCTGTGGTCGTAGCGGACGGCGCAGATGAGGATCATCGTGTTGCCCGGACCGCCGCCATCGACGATGAGCATCACGCGGTAGCTGCCCGCTACGTCGGGCGTGAAGTTCGCGATCTGCGAGCTCCCGTTGAGAATCGTCGCCGTTGACCCAGGCGGCGCATCGATCAAGAGCCACTGGTAGCTGAAGTGCACCGTGGTGCAGCGGAGGTCGATTTGCCATCCAAGCCACAAGTCATTACGAGCCTCCCCCGGTGTTCCCGCAGAGGGACCGGGTCGGGCCTGATCGATGGCGAAGATGGCGGACATCTTGTTCTCCTACCGAAGCTGCCGTACGTTCACGTCATGTCCTTCAAAGAGATGGACCCCGAGCTCGCTCTGAAGCTGATCGAAGGATACCAGAACGAGCTTGCACCCGAGCAGAACGTCCAGGAAGCGTTCTACCGACAGCACGTCTGCCCGAGGTGCGGCGGCAACGTCGAGAAGCACTTCATCAGCGTTCGACACGCGTTCGGCGGCGACGGACTGCTTCCGCGATCGGGCCTGAAGTGTCTTCGCTGCAACTGCCTCTTCGATCCGCATACGAACCTCATCGTGGACGTGGGGATCGACGCTACGCGAGCGAACGAGTCAGGTTCACAAGATCGGGAATGAAGGCGGCGAGACGCCCGACGTTGATGCGGTCCTGCGACTTCTCGAGCGTAACGGTGCGGTCCGTGTTGTAGATGATCCCGTACAACGTCAACGGGTTGGTGATGCTCGTCGCATTGCGATCGCTCAAGATCTTCTCGATCGCAGAGACTTGAAGCTGCTGGTCGGGGAAGAGCGCGTTGATGAGCGTCTCGATGTCCGGCTGAACTTCGGTCTCTTTCGGTCCGCCGGCATAGACGAGGTCCAGGCGGATGTAGTGCGGGATGAGGTGACGCGCGAGCGGGCTCTCGTTCACGACGCGCTCGAGATCGGACGAGAGGAAGTTCTGCATGTCCCCGACGAGTGTCGAGTACTCGTAGTTGACCTGGATGTTCTGACCGAGAAGCTGCGTTGCGACCGAGGGGTCGTCGTCTGTTCCCGCCTCGTTGATGGTTCGCGAGAGATGAAGCCTCGGCCTCTCGACGGCAGAGAAGGTCAGGTTCTCGTCATCCGTCGTCAAGTAGTACCCGTCGGAGAGGTAGCCCGCGAGCTCCATCGAGGAGTCGGCAGGAATGTTGTAGACGTCGCCCGTGCCCTCACTCACGAGCTCGACGTCCGCGTAGTAGAACCCCGACGGACCCTTGTTGTTCGACATCTGGGTGGTGCCGACGCGCTGCGCACCAGGGCGCACGACCGTGAATTGCTCGTTGCTCTCGGTGATCAAGTCGTTCGGCGTAGGAGGCGTGAAGCCGAGCGAAGTCGTCGTGACCGTCGTGATCGTGTAACGCCCTGCGTGACTCGCCTGGTTGCCCGTGTCCTGCACGGTCGAGAAGCCGAGCAGTGCGTTCGCGGTGCCCGACTTGCGCACGATCAAAGAGACCGTGGGGTTGAGCACCAGATGGTTGCCTCCATCGATGCTGGCGATGTTCGCGCCTACGGCGCTGTTGATTTCGTCTGCGACGCCTTGGCGAGTGACGTTGGTAGCCGGAATCGAGGTGTTGTCCCGGACGAAGGTGATCGTCAGATCAGGTCCGTCGTCGAGCGAGATGATGAGCGTCGTGAACGCGAGGTTCACTACGGGGTCAGCCAACGCAACGGAGCCAGCGACCGGCACGAAGTCGATGCGCAGCACGTCCCCCGGCTTGATCTCTTTGGCGATGAAGTCGCTCGAGGTCGACGTGATCGAGGTAGCTCCCGGACCCGTCGAACCGTCCTTCGGCTTCGTTCCTCCAGGCAACGGCGGTATGAGCTGCGCCTCGTTCGTCGGGTCGGGGAAGAAGTGCAGCGTCGCTCCGTTCGGAAGCACAGTGGAGAAGATCGTGCTCTGGTTGAACTCGATGGTGGTCGGCTCGAGGAAGTACACACGCGCCGAGCCGAAGGAGCGACTACCGACCTGGAAGCGGATGCGCGCTTGCGGATAGAGCCCAAGGCCATGCACGCTGATGAACGTGGGCGCAGTGAGGCCCGCGGGCGGCGAAACAGTGACGCCTGGGTACGGGTAGACGTAGTCGATGTCGTAAAAGCCGATCTGCGTTCCATCTACGACCTGAAGAACATCGAAGGTCAAGTCGAGCGGCGGAACGACCTCGGTCGTGAAGTAGTTCGCGAACGCGTCGAACGTCGGCGAACGCAGCATGCTGTCGGTGAGGTAAAGCATCCCGCCGAAGAGTGCAGGAAGCGCACTCGACGCCGGATTGGTGTCTCCGACGAGGGACACCTGCGTGGGGATGAGAGGGAAGATGCCGAGACGATCGGTGCCGACTTGCGTCGCGATCGTCGTGCCGACGACAGCGTTGATCTGGTTGATGATGCTGGTGAGGGAGATCGGGTTCGCTCCGACGAACGTCACCGTGTACGTCGTGACCCCGACCTTGATCTGAAGCGTCTTGCCGTTGACATTCGCGCCCGGCGGACTGCCCGAGAGCTCGATGCCGACGATACCGAGCAGCGCGTCGTCGAGGCTGATCTTGATGCCGTGCGCAGGGTTGGCGAACGAGCTCGAGTACGCCCCGATCGGTTTGGCGTAGGGGATCGTGGAGCCCACCGGCTGCTTGTTCGAATCGAGGAGGTCGATCGAGGTAACACGCACGAAGGGCTTCGTGATGCCGCCAGAGCTCGACGGCTTGAAGAGCGTGTACTTCAAGTTCGCGCTGGTCTGCGTCACTGCTCGATCGAGCACGAGCTTCGTGTACGACGGGAAAGGAGTCACGGAGAGGACCGTGTAGTCCCCTGCGTCCGGACCGCTCAGAATGCGAAGAGTGTCGTTCTGCGCGACACCGTAGTTCGCGAAGTCCGTTCCTGAGCTAGTGTCGACCGTGTTCGACCCCTGGAGTGTGTTGAGGTCGCTGCCGGAGATCTTCGTCTCTTTCGGCTCGCTCAGGTCGATATCGATGACGTCGATCACGCGCCAGCGCACCGGTGAGAACACCGGCACGGAGCCGACGATGGTCAAGATCGGTGAGAGACCTGGCACCTGCGCTACCGACTGGATGCGATAGATGCCCGCCGCGGGACCAGTCACGATCTGAAGCGCCACGTTCGACGTCGGCAGATTCGCAAAGAGCTGGTACGTCGCGTCGCCAGACGAGTAGTTCGCGCCGACTGCGGGCGCCATGATGTAGTCGTTGAGTTGGATCGTCGAGCCACCAGCGCTCTGCGAGGAGACGCCCGAGAGCAACGGCTCATCGTCGGTGACGTTCGAGATGCCGAGCGAAGAGGTGTCGAGAACCGTGCCGCGAACGTAGACGTCCGTCGCACCACCGATGTGAATCTGATCGTCCGGCACTGCGACCGTGCCGTTCGGACCATCGGGGAAAAGAATGCCTCCAGGGATACTGGAGAGACTGAGCTCGTTCTTGCGAAGCTCCCAGGTGATACCCGTCTGCGCGATGGGAATGATCTGCTCCTCAAGCGCCAGCGTCGTCGAGTTGATGACCGTCTTGACGACGACGTCCTTGGCCGGCGGGAACCCCAGCCACGTGCCGTGGAGCACGACGCGCCACTGCGAGTAGTTGAGCCCCGGAGGCCCGATCATCGCGACGAAGTCGAAGGGACCGTCGATACCGCCGTTGAACGTAAAGAAGCTCGTGGTGAGCTGGTTGTTCCCATCCGGCGCAGCCTCGCCGGCGGTGCCTGCGGCCTGGATGCTTCCCAAGCCTCCGCCAGTGATGATGTCGCGGTTCATCTCGGGGTCGTTGAACCCAACGACGTTGATGCGCGTCATCTCCGGGAAGGTGTCGGACGTACGCGCGACGATGCCTCGTCGCGTGACGAGAGATCGCTCGTTGACGCCCTGCTGCACGCGGCCGATGTACGCGGCTGCGTTCTCCGCCGCGACTCCTCCACGGAAGCGCCGCTTGTTGGTGACCTTGACCGCCGCGTTCAGATTCGCGATGGAGACGATCTCATCCGGATCGATGTTGTACTGGTCGCCAGCCTGTTCGGCGGTGACATTGATGTCGAAGTAGTACAGCGTGCCTTCCACGTTGAAGAGCATCTCTTCGACGCGGATCGATTGAACGGAGTCCGGGAAGTACACCAGGCCGCTGCGACTGGTAACGAAGTTCGCCGGCGTGATGTTCGCGCTCTGCGGCGCGGCGTAGTAGACACGGACGGCGCCCTTCGCCGTATCGCCCGTGCTGCGCGTCGCGAAGAAGTTGGCGCCGAGCGCCTCTGCTTCGTCGATCGTCAGGATCGTCGGGTCGCGAAACGACAAGTTCTGTCGCACGCGTTGGTTCTCGCGCACGATCGGATCGATGAGGAGCTCGGCCGGCTTGATGAGCAGGTCGGTAATCGCGTCGCCGTCGGTCGTGGCGAAGTCCGGGAACTCTTGATTCAACCGGTCGAGGATGAAGGCGCGAACGTCGACAGCGAAGGGGTCGGGACCGAGGCGGCGCAGCAGGGGCTGGATGAGGTCCGTATCGACTTTCGAACCAGGGCTCGTGTCGATCGTCGCATCGTAGACGTTGATGCGCTCTTGGAGGAAGGACTGAAGGTCGATGACCGTCATCGCGAAACACCTCGGGGCTAAAAATCAGAGCATGAGCGACGCGAGGGCTCGCTGACCCGTCTGGCTGAGCAACTCGACTCCCACGATCAACGCGAGCTCGTTCTGGTTGAAGCTGGCGTTTTGCACCGTAGCCGAGAGCAGCCGCTCTTCACGAGGAATCGACGGATTGCGACTCTGAAGAGCGATGAGCTGCTTGGCAGTCGTGTTCACCGCGATGACGAAGTCGGCGACGGCTCCGGACCCGTTGTTGATGGAGTAGTTCGATCCAAGCGGACCGAAGCCGTTGCCGCCGATTCGCGGAGAGAAGATGTCCCGACCCGGCGTCGTGAAGAGCACCTTCAGAAACGTCTGCATCAAACGTAGGATGCCGTTGACCTTCGTGGTGCGAACTCCGAGCTTGAAACGCACCAAGCTCCTCGAGGTCAGCGTCACCTGATTCGAGATGACGCTGACGGAGGTGATGGTGTCCTGGAGAAGGGACTGGGGCACCTGCGCCAGCAGTCGGTACTGGTTGAGGACGACGAAGCTCGGAGAGCGCACGCCGTTGATTTGGACCTCGTCCACCGATCGAAAGTCCTGTCCGATGACGTCGAGCGTTCGCGGCGCGAGACCGGGAACTACGCGCACGCTGTTCAGCGCGACGACGTCGGAGGGAAAGGTCACTTGGAAGTCGATGGCCATCGCGATCCCTGAGTAGTGCAGGGCCGCGGTGCGACTACCGGGGGGAAGTGCTGCAACCGAGACCCTGCAAGCGCAGTCTACCCCAAAAAAGACAAGGCCCGAACTTGTGTTCGGGCCGTGCCCTAGACCTCCTTCACCACGTCCTGTTTTGGCCCTTCCTTGCGCCTCCGGATGATGGCGCTGATCATCCGATTCGTGTACTCGACACCTTCGGTAGCCGCACGCTCGAGCGTGAGCTGCCCGAGCGCCGACTCCTGCGCAGTGATCTCCAAAAGCTTGCGGTAGACATCTGCGAGAGGCGCATCGCGTGGAATGACCCAGTCCGCGAGCACCTTCCCGACAAGGTGCACGAGCACCAACGACTTGATGGTGCGTGCGCGAGGGTCGGTGAAGCGTCGATGCAGAATGGCATCGATCGCTGTCTCGATCTCCTGCGCGATCTTCTTGAAGGGGTCCGTTTGCGTGAATGCAAGCAACTTCGTGGTTTCGTTCTTCCAATCCGCGCTGAACCGAACCTCGTACTGCTCGACACTTTCTTCTTTTTGGTCGTTCATCAGCTACACTCCGCGCATGAAACGATTCATCGCTCTGCTCTCTCTCCTCCTGGTGGCTTGCCCTCATCCTAGCGCGCCGAACGGCAACGCGGACGCAGGACAGATCGAAGCTGGATCGGACGACTGCAACCTCGACTCGGGAATGGTCTACATCGACGCTGCACCCACCGCGGTGACGCAGCGCATCGAAGTCCACTTCTCGCCGAAAGGCGGTTGCCAAGACGCGATGGTCTCGCACATCCAGAACAGCAAGAAGACCATCCGAATGCAGGCGTACACGCTCTCTGCCAAGCCCATCATCGACGCGCTGGTGGCCGCCCACGCTCGAGGGGTGGATGTTCAGGTCATCATCGACTCGTCTGAGTCGAAGCTATCGATCAGCCCAGTCACCGCGCTACGCGCCGGCGGCGTTCCGACCTTCATCGACGCGAAGCATCTGCTCGCCCACAACAAGGTGACAATCTTCGACAGCACCGTCGTCGAGACAGGTTCGTACAACTACACGAACGCGGCCGAGAACGATGACGCGGACAACTGCCTCTTCCTCGAGGACACGCTCACCGCGAACGCGTACACCGAAAACTGGACGACGCATCAAGGTCACTCGACAGCCGCGCCCTAAGCCCGCTACTTCTGGGGGTGCAACATGAGCGAAATCGACAAGTTGCGGGCACTCTGCAACGGTGCGCGCGCCATCTCCCCAGGTCTGGAAGTGAAGATCGTGGCGAGCGATCGCGAGCCCGAGCGATGGTGCGTCACCATCGGAGCGAGCTCTGTCGTCCTCGTCTGGACCGAGTACGCGCCCCTCGAGGATGCACTCGACCAAGCCCTGCGGAAGTTGGCGAGCATCAGTCACCGAACGCTTGCCGCCGTCACACCGCCCGACGAGTGAGTAAGGCGTTGCGGGCGCCGCGTAGCTGCGCCCGCAAAATAGCAGAGCAAGGCGTAACTCTCCCTCGAGCTCGGCTAACGCGCACCTCGCCGGATTCGAACCGGCGCCAACGGATTCTACAGTTCCGCTGCTCTGCCACTGAGCTAGAGGTGCATGGCGCGCCCCCAAGGACTTGAACCTCGGACCTTCGCGCTGACCCACGAGGAGTAGCACGACGCTCTGCCACTGAGCTAGGGGCGCGTGGTGGGGCGGGACCGCTTCGAACGGCCGACCTCCAGACTAGAAGTCTGGTGCTCTGCACTGAGCTACCGCCCCGCGAATCACTTCAGAAGGGGAAGCGACGACAGATGCCGCTTCAGCGCCTCCTTCCTGGCCGGGCGGACCCCGATGGCCATGAGCGCACCCTTGTAGGGCAAGTCGGGCTCGAAGACGGGCGTGAAGGGCACGCGCTCACGCAGCAGGCGCGCGGCAACCGCCATCAGGGTGTCCTCGTCGGGGACAGCCAGCACGACGGCGTAGGTGCCCTCGGGAAGGCATCCGGGGCTGCTCTCTCCCGCTGCGTGGACGATCTGCGCGGCCTGCAACCCCTTGGGGAGGTCCTCGCGCACGATCACGTAGTGCGTCAGCGGGTTCAGGTCTCGGCGGTCAGCCGATTCACGGTAGCTGCGAGCTCATGAACGCCAGCGTAAGAAGACGTCGGCGAGCTGTCAAGATCACAGGTCTTCTGAAAGAGACGCTTGCGATCGAGGGTCGGACAGCCCGTGGTACGTGTCGAGATTCGCCGGAGTGAGCGCCACGTTCGGAGTGAACGTCACCGGCGGTCCGTACGAAACGCCGACGCCGACCGTCGACTGCGACGGGAACTGAATCTTCCCGACGTTCAAGCAGCTTGCCCAGCTCACCGTCGGAAGACGACGCACGACCGTCGAGTTCGCCTGAAGCAAGAGCGTGCCCGGCCCGTACACGAAGCCCGTCTCGGCGAAGACGTTCTGGCGAATCTCCATCGAGGCGCCTGGGTGATGGATCGTCTCGCCGTTCGTATCGATCGCCAACGTGCCGCAGTAGAGCAGGCCCCAGTTCGCGACCCACGACTGCGCGATGGTGTCTCCGTCGATATAGCAGGCGCCGTACAAGTTCACGCCGTAGCCGTTCTCTGGAAGAACGCCGCCGAGAATGGTGATGTTGTTACCCTCGCCACCGCCGGCCATCCAGCAGTTGACGAAGTTCGCAGCGAACATCGCGGGCGCGTACGCCTCGAAGTAGGGCTCGATTGCGCATCGCTGGAAGTTGATGTAGCCGCCGTCGTACTCCGGACAGAAGACGCACGTACCAACGGTTCCCGTCGGATCGGGAATGAGGAGACTCTCGAGCCAGAAGATGCCGCTGGTCGCGTAGCTCGTGTCCGTGATCGGCCCCGTCATCTGCGTGTCGATCAGGTTGATGATGGGCATGTCGTAGACGTGAACGGAGTCTCCCTGCGCCCACGTGTTCACGGGGGCAGGATTCGTCGGAACGCCGCCGAAGTAGGCGCTATCGACACCGCGAACCATCGACGTGAGAGGCTGAGAAAGAACCGCGACGTCCCCCGCCACTCCAACGATCTGCGCGTACGACTCCTTGCCCGGCGTGACGTTCTTCACGAACTGACCAGGGCTGTACCCGGTGAACCCGTGCGCTTGAAGAAACGTCTTCGTCGATCGATCGCGTGGAGTGACAGCGCCAAGCGTGAAGCTACCCCGCAGGATCTCCGTTCCCAGAATCGAGAACATCACGCCGTCGAGCCGCGGCTGCAAATAGATCCGCTCCGCGCCACGCGGCTGGGACGTGAGCATGTGAAGCGCGGTGCTTTGCTGAAGAAGCGGAGATGCCGTTCCCCACTTACCGACAACTCCGCCCATCACGGTCTTCACGGGCTTGGCGAGAGTGCCTGGGTTGTTGTCGTTGCCGTTCACCCAATCGACGTACCAATCCGTCTGCTTCCAACTCGCGTCGCCACCCTCGACGAACGAGAAGGCGTCATCGATGTCCTCTCGAAGCTTGCGGAACTCGCCGACGAAGCCGCTGCTACCTCGTGCGAGGTGCTCTCGCAGTGCTCGACGGGAACCAAATGCTCTTGAGGTCATGGGGGCAGTATACCCACCGAGGCACTGCAAAGAGAACGTCGGTCAGGGCGGCGCGTTCTTGAGAACGTCGTTGCAGTTCTTGGTCGAGTACGAGTCAGCCGAAAAACCCGCGACCGTGGTGGAGATAGCTCCAAGCAGACCCGATGCAGCCGCACCGATCCCGATGCCGAGCTGCATGTCGTGGTCGTTCTGCACGAACCCCGCAGCGGAGCCGCCAGCACCCGCGACCGTGCCGAAGATCGTACCGAGAAGCACCCACGCGTTGTGCTGCGTTCGCAACGACTCGCAGTCCGAGACCTGCTTCGGCGAGGGCGTAGCAGGCCCACCAAGAAGGCCAGGCGTGCGCGCCGGCGGACGCCCAATACAACCCGGCAGCGCGGTCAAGAGAACGATGACGAGAGCGCGCTTCAACGACACAGCACGGACCCGCAAGCGACAGCCGCCGTGGTGGTTCGAGCTCCAGCAAGGCAGCCGAGGTGGAAGTCGGTGAGGTGCGAGGACTGCACGCGATCGCAGGTGTCCTCGCAAGACGCGCCGCCATCGACGCCGTAGCCGTCGGAGCACCCGATGTCGCGCAGGTGCTGACAAGCCACCGCGCAGGGAGCTCCACCGTCTCCCTCATCGACTGGAGGAGGGGAGGGCGTGGGAGGACATGCCGTGAGCAGCAACGCGAGCACGAGATAGAGCGCCAAGAACTTCATGTAGACCTCAACCGAGCTCGACGACTTCGATGTCCATTGCCGCTTGAATCCAATCCGAGCTGACGCGCGCGAAGCCGTTCTCGCCCCAGAGCGTGCCCCACGAATTGGCGATCCAGTACTGCGTCACGCCCGTCGAGAGAACCTCGTAGCCGACGAGGTAGATGTCGTGCCCGCCGAGTGCGCGCGTGAGGTCTGGCGCACCGATCGGATCGCCACCTCGCCATTCCTCGAACGCCTGGTCGACCACCGTGGCGATCGTGAGCGGGTAGCGGTGCGCGAGCGCCGCCTTGATCTGGTCTTCACGATCTGCGCCCGTTCCAAGCACCTCGTAGATGCCCTGGGGTCGCACCGCGTAGGACTGCTCGAGCTCGAGCAACGTCGGCTCGTTGTTCACGGTCGCCGGATTCGTCGGGCACTTGTCGTAGCTGCACACGCCCCACTTTCCGATGCCGCGAATGCACGCGCTCGGAAGTGACCCCATATCCTGCATCGGCGGCAGCACTCCGTTGACCTCGACGCGATCGACAATGCGCGCGACCTTGTACGCGAAAGTCGGGCTGAGCAGGTATGGAGCGGGCGTCCCCATCGCCACGAGACGCACCATGACGCTGCCAACATGCGCATGTCCGACGCACCCCGACGTGGGGCCTTGGTCCAGGATGCCAGGACCTCCCTTGCCGAGAACGAGATCTCGCAGGTCCACGACAGCAGCGGCGGGCGCCGCCCACTGCTTGCTCGCGGCAAGCTGCGTGAGCGGCGCCTTCTTCTGCGCGCCATCCCAGTGGTGTCCGTAGCCGTGCGGCCCTCCGTACTGGCGGGGCACTTCGTTCGTGACGACCAGACCGGGAAGCTTGTCCATCAGTGCTCCTGCGCGGCCTGAAGAGCCTTCGACTTGGCCAGAGCAGCCTCGAGCTCGGCGCGGCTGACCTTCATCGGGCCGCCGGCGCCGCCATCGAGCGTCACGACGGACGCGTCCGGCTGGTTGGCGAGCAGGGTCTCGATGACCTGGATGACGTCGGCGATCGTGACGCCAGCGCACTGCGTGAGGATGATCGACGGGTCCTGAAGACCGCCGTTGATGAAGAGCGCGTTGACGATGCACGCCTCCGCCGGCGTGAGGATGTTCTGCGCCGTCTGCGCTTGCGGGCACCCCGTCATGCTGCTGACGCCGATGATGAGCGAGGACGCCACCACGGACGCGAGGACGAAACGGCGGAGAGTGTTCGGGGTCTTCTTCTCGGGAGTCATGCTGCCTCTTTCTTTTCCGGAGGGGGCTGATTGTCGTTCGCAGGCGGCTTGATCATCAAGCCCGGAATGGAAAGCTCCTTGCCACCACGCGCACTCTCGATGAGGCCCTCGTGCGCCAGAACAGCCGCGATCGCAGCGCTCAAGCCCCAAACGAGAGAGTCCTTCCACGAGGTACCGCTGGCGATCTTGTTGCAAACGCCAGCAACGACACCGAGGCCCATCGCGAGCCAGATGCGGTACTGGGGCGGGATGTTGATTGGGAGCTTCGTGTCCGACTTGATCAAGCGGACGACGAATCCGATGACGAGGGCAACCGCCGCCCACCACTTCTGATCGATGATGAACTGAATGAGTTGCTGCGGGTCCATGGCGTCTCCCTTGTTGTTCGAGCAGCCTACAGCGCGCGCAGCGGTTGTTCAAGTAACGGGAGGGCAAGAAAAAAGGGAGCCGTAGCTCCCTTCTTTCACTAGATGCCCAGACCGGCGATTTGCTCGCGTGCGCGACGCTGCCACTCCTTCTGCGCGACGTTGAACCACGCCTGACGCAGAATCGACAGAGCGACTTTGCGCTCGGTCGCCTTTCCGTTCGTGACGTGCTGCATGAGGACCTGCACGACTTCGCCGGCGGCGCTGAAGGCGATCGACATGTCCTTGAGCATGGTCAGGACGTCCTCGTCCGACAGCTTCGTCAAATTGAGCGGCTTCTTCTGAGGCTGCTCCGCCCTCTTTTTCTTGGTGGCCATCACACCCTCTCCTTCTGAATGCGCGCGAAGTTGTGTTCGTTGCTGATGGTTTTGCGGTACTGCTGCCATCCCCAGAAGTTGCCGACCGGGACACGACGCTCGGCCCATTCGACTGACATCGCAATCGCGATGGTTCTCCACTGCGACTCCGTCAGAGCCATCGCAGGATGCTCGAGCGGGCTCATGTGGCCGTTGGCGAGCAGGTTGTCGTGCAACGCGAGATCGGCCGAAAGGTCTCGCTTGCCTTCGTGCGTGAGGTAGCTGACGCGAGCGCAGCGAGCACTGGAGATCTTGCACCAGTACGTGAACTCAGTGACTAGGAGAGTGCGAGCGGTAGTGAAAGTGAACCACCGGTCTCCGCCGGGTTCTCTATGTAGATCGTAATTGGTGACCAAGGGTAGGTGCCACTCGCCGGCCAGCAGCTCCATCGGCTTACTTAGTTCGTACGCCTCGATGAGCATCTCGGCAGGGAGGCGGATTTCCGGCTGCGCCATCTTGTTCGCGCGCAGCGCGTAGAAGTTGTCGAGCTCGGTCGCGGTGAAGATGACCGTGTGCCAGAGCCACGGCTCGAGAAGACGATTGGTGAGCTGCTTGTGCACACCGATCTCTCGTAGCGCTTCCGCGCGATCGTACATGTCCGAACGCGCGTACAGCCATTCGTTCGTGGCTCGAGTTTGTTCTTCCTCAGTGAGCTCCTGCTCCGCCTGCATCCCCTTCTGGTTCTTGCCCCAGTATGTCGGGATGAAGGGGTCGTCCTTGACCTTCTGGAGCATCTTCTCGACAGGGATGGCCCGACTCGAGGCGCTGTTGCGCGAGAACATGCGGTGGGTGTTGAACTCGGCGAGAACGATGCGAGGCATCGTGAGCTCGAACGTCGTGAGGCGAGCGCCGTTCGGGCCGATCGAATCGAGGATTACGCGGGCGTTGAACATGTAGTCTCCAAGTTGTTGCACTCCTCGACGGTCTTCTTGGTGCCGTCGGGGAGGGTAAAGGTGTCAGTCACGGGGTCGTAGTCGACCTTCGACAAGTACAGCCAGAAGGGCATGTAGTCGTCGGTCGCAAGACGCGAGACGCGAGAGGTTGGCAGGGAGTCCCACAGACGCAACAGCGCCTGGCGCTCCCGGTGCCCGGCGTCGAGCACTTTGGGCATGTGTCTCCTACTTCTTGTGATGCTTCTGCCACGCCACGAGGAGATCGTGCGTGATTCGATGAAGCGCTCTGTCGGAGCGTCTCCACTGGATGAGGAAGAACAAAGCTAGCAGTACCGTCACCACGTTGGAAGCGACGAGGGACGGCACGAGCCACGCCATGACATCACCCGAGTCGACCTTCGAGGATCGATCGCTCGAGCGGGGTCAGATCCCACTGCGCGACGACCGTGTAGATCGGACCGTTGATGTGCTTGAGCAAGAGAGGATCTTCCGGAGCCGCGGCTTCCCAGACTGGCTCCCAGAGGATGCAGTAGTCGTCGAGGTTGTCTGGGCGAAGGTGCGCGGGGATGGCGGGAACGAGTGCCCTGGAGCGGCTGACCTCTGGCAGGTTGTTCTGCGCTCGCCAGTGCGAATTGGTGAGCTCAGCGGGGAAGAGGCGACGCGGCAGCCAGATTGTGGGAGACGTGTAGCGCTGCGCCTTCCACGACCAAGAGATCCCGCTCTCATTCGAGAAGACGATGTGATCGTCCTGATGATGAAGGAAGCAGAACTTCCAGTCGGCGTTGGCGATCGCGAGCGCGGGTAGCTTAGTCTTCTCCTGAAGACCCGCCTTCGGAATGACGCTCGAGATATTGATGATGCGCTCACCGCGCGCCATGGCGCGGAAGGAGTGCATGAGCTGCTCGTCCTCCTTCTCGACCTGCGACTTTTTCGTGCGCGCCTGACGCAGCGCACGACCGGCTTCGAGGATTTCCTTCTTGGCCTTCTCCAGCCTCTCCCTACGGTGCTTGAGCACCTTCTCGTGGTAATCGCGGTAGTAAATCCTGGCGATGCGCGGGTCCATCGATAGCGTTTGAACTTCCATCAGTACCTCCCGGTAGTCGACTACTTCTTGAAACGACGAAGGAACCGATCTGCGGCGCGCAGGCAGCGGACGCACTGTCGCAGCCCGCGCATGTCGTCGCAGCGGTTGATGATCATCCGCCCACAGAAGCTGTGAACGGTGGCAGGGCCGAGATGAATGCCTCGACCACTCGAAGTGTGCCCCCATAGAAGAGGGTGCTCGAGGTTGCCTTTGGCGAAGAGCTCGTACGCCTGCTCGCGCAGCGGCCCAAGACGATGACACGCCGAGCAGCGAGGCAAGTCCCCAATGGGTGGCACGACGGTATCGATGAAGACATCGCAGGCTGTCCACGTGACCTGCGCGGCCTCGAAGTGTGTCGAGACCGCGAGCTCCGTCGGAAACAGATGGTGCGTTGCCGGCAGCCCCGTCGAGTAACGCCATTCCCAAAAGCGCATGAGGACCTCAGATCTTGACTTCGATCTTGATGCTGCCGATGGTGGCCTGTTGGACCACGGCTGCTTCCGACACCGCGACCTCCTCCGCAGGAGGCCGATCGGCAGCTTCCTCGTTGGTCAGGAACGCGAGGGGCTTGAGTGTGAGCTCCCCTTCATCAACTGCCTTCTGAATGGTCTCGTGGTAGCGCTTCGTCGCCGAGTCCATATCGACGGCGTTCGACTTCTCGAGGTCGAGAGCTTTGTCCGAAGAGCACTCGGAGCACGAGACTTCCACGCCGATCCTCATCCGAGCCAAGGAAGCTACGAGCTCCGATTTCTCGAAGGGCACCCCCGTCTGAGCACGATGTCCGCAATCTAGCCTCGCGATGTAGACAAAGCGCTGCTTGGGGGACGCGTAGATCTCGGGACGCTCGCAGTCCGAGCAATGCGCAGGTCCCACAGCCAACGCGGCGGATAGAGCAGCCACGTCGAACGTGGGATGAAGCTGCACTCGAACAGGTACACGCTTCGCGTGCGGGCAAGACGGCGGGTAGGCGATCGCCATCCACCACTCGACCCAAGTCACTTTCGGCATGTTCTTCTCCTAGCGCAGGATGACGAGGTGGGACGAAGCACGTGTAATGCCGGTGTAGAGCCAGCGGCGATACGTGTCTGCGTCGATGGAAAGAGGCGCGTCGTCGACGAGGATGACGTACTTGAAGCCGCTGCCTTGGCTCTTGTGCACGGTGAGAGCATACCCGAAGTCGAAGAGAAGGCCGATGTCCTTCATTCTCCAAGGGCGCTGCCCGGTGGCTTCTTCGTACTCGTCGAGATCCTTGAACGTGGTCGGGCGATTGAACTGCGGTTTGCACACGCCCCCCTCGATACGAAGCCCCTCGTCGGGGAACTGAACCGCGGCGTTCCATTGCCACGGCGTGTCTATGGGCTCAGAGCTGAGCCAAATGAGCTCCCCGCGCATGCCGTTGAAAACGCGGCGTGCCACGTTGCGGAGGCAGATGACGACATCGCCCAGGATCGGACCTTGAGCAAAGCGGTGTTTCCACCAGACTTCACGAGCTAGCCGATTCAGCGTGACACGCATCTTGTTCGAGAAGGCGAGAAGGCCCACGTCGATCGGCTTGATGCCTGGCAGGCTGTAGACGTTATCGATCACCGCGCGCATCTCGCGCTTCGACACGATCTGCACGTCCTGCCCCTCGTAGCCCCAAGAGGATGGAAGCCTGCCAGTGTCGCGCACGTGCTTCGAAAGCGCGATGATGGGGCTGGACTCTGCTTGGCGATGGATCTTCTCGAGACGAAGCTGCGGCTGCTCCATCAGGTTGAAGTCTCCGTTGACCGGAGGAAGTTGCCCGTGGTCCCCGACCGCTAGAATCGGAATCCCGTGCTTCGTCAAGTCGTCGAAGAGTTGCTTGTCCACCATCGAGGCTTCATCGACGACGATCAAGTCGAACATCGCCTCGAGCTCTAGGCGGGGCTCCCAAGACGTCACCCGACCATTGTCGTCGGTCACCGCGCGATAGAGGAGTGAGTGAAGCGTGGTCACGTCAGACGTACGCACGCCGTAGTAACGGAGGCGCGAGCGCAGCAAGTTGGCCGCCTTGCCGGTGTACGCGCAGTACGCGATGTCCATCGTGCGCTCGTACTTCTGCGCGAGCTGCGCGATGAGCGCCGTCTTGCCCGTACCGGCGTAACCGCCGAGGGTACGAACCTGGTCCTTGTTCGGGCTGCTGTTCTCGATCCACGTACAAATCTCGAAGTAGCGCGCACGCTGATCGCTCGACATGGTGTCTTCGTTGAGCGTAATGGCACCGCTGGAGTTGCCCGCATCTTCCTTCATCGACGACGTGTGCGACGTGTAGATCTTGTAATCGTTGGTCTCGACAAGAACGACGCCTGCCTTCATACGATCTCCCAGCCTTTCTGCCGAAGCGGTTCGAGAAGAGAAGACACGACGATGACGTCCGCATCGAGCCCTTCTTCTCGAGCAAGCGCCCGGATGCCCTCTTCATCACAGACCGTCGCTACGCCGGGCTGCCGCTGAGGATGATGAACGACCCAAAGCGCCGGCACCTCGTCGAGGTCCCCTTGGCACTTCATTCCTTCCAACACCCGAAGAAGATCGGCGCGTAGGGCTCGCATGTTGAACGGATTGACCACCATTCCGCGAAAGCGTTCGATGACTTCGTGGAGCGTGCGAGGACCGGCGGAGCCAACCTCGACGGTAAGAACTTCGGGTAGCTTCATGACGGTCGGTCTCTTTCCACGCCCCAGTTGTCGGGGTTCAGCCCAAGCCGCTTGGCTGCCTCTTTCACGATCTCGTTGGCCTTCTTCTCACCGTGCTTGGCGATGAGCTCCAGAAGAACCGGACGTAGAAGAAGAGCGACCTCCTCCGCCGTGAGCATCTCGTGGTCGTTCAGCATGTTTCGTCCTTCCTTCTTCGCCATCTGAATCAGCATCCTTACTTGATGTCGGGGAAGCAGCCGCTGGGCTACCAAAAAGAACCGCAGGTAGAACGACTTTCGTCGTAGCGCGCCGCGTAGGACTTTCACGTCGGTCACGTTGCGCTCTCTTTTATCCAGGTAAACACCCAGCGGTACCCAACCGCGATGCGTCTCGAGGAGGGAACGTACGTGGACCCCCTTATTCCCCTGGCCTCTCTCGCGGTGAGCCGTCGTCCGTCTTTATCCTCCCAACGTGGAGGATCTCCGAGAAGCTTAGGAGCGAACGCGCCACGAACGACATGGATGTTCCAATTGCGTGCGCTCTTTGCCTGTCCAGAGGACACGATGTGTGAACGAATGGCCGAGTACACCTTTTTACGGTTCTTCTCGCTCATCATCCACATCTCCACTTCGGTCTGTTGGATGTCCACAGCGCCTCCGAAATAAAGAAGGCCGGCTCTCCCGCGGAGGAGAGCCGGCCTTCGAGCCTTGGAGCTTTGTTCAGCTCGCGGCGGGCGCGGGAGCCGCCGGCTTCGCCGACTTCTTCGCTGCCTTCTTCTTGGCGGGCTTCTTTGCCCCCTTCTTCTTCGCTGCCATGTTTTCTCCGTTGTGACGCCTCGTCATGAGGCAGTGGAGGTGCGGGGAATCGAACCCCGGTCCGACAAGACTCGTACGACTTCTTCGTTCACGTGCGTAGCGATCTAACCGATCGCAGGCTCGCGGATTGCTCCGCGGGGGTTGCTTGTCTTCCCAAGCTGCCATGACGTCTTCCCGTCATGCCATCTCCCGTGGGGTTGACACCGACCTCGATACCGGAGCGCCTCTCTAGGTCAATGGCTCAGGCCGCTTGCGCGGCTTGAGCGATCACGTTGTCGTTCGCGATCAGGGTTGCTCGATTGAACAGGTCGAGCGCTGTTGCACGCAGAAGTGTCTTCCTCTCGCCGTCGAAACCAGTTCACCCCCGTACTGAAGTAGGAACCTTCGCCGGTCTTGTACCCGCCGACAGGGCCAGTTTGCTGACAGCTACACGTGACGGGAGATTGTAGCCCCAGCCGGCAGCCGTTCTTGCAACGCCTTGATGTTCTCCTCACTGTCCGCAGAAACGAGCACAACGCGTGGGGACCTACCCGATACGTCCGCGTACACACCAACGAACTGAAGAAGGCCAACCGGCGAACCGTCTACAAGGACGATCGTATCTCCCTGCATAGTGAACTCGATCGTCAGCTTTTTCGACATCACCACACTCCTTTCGGACGAGAGCGCCACTTGGCATCCCCCTCCTTCACGAGCGTCTGCGCCTGAAGAGGGTCTTCGGGCAGCTTGCCGCTCTCGATCATCTTCGCCAGAACGTCACCGCACGCTTGAGCGTCGACGATGGCGCGGTGAGCTCCATCCTGCACGACTCCCCAGCGCTTGGCCACGTTCTCGAGCTTGTACCCCGCCTGGCCGGGGCTAAGAACGAAGTCCAGATTCTTCGTGCAGAGCACGAGCTCTGGCTGAAAGGCCATCGGACGCTCGAGACGCGCGAACTCCTGACGAAGCATGCGCACGTCGAAGTCGGCGTTGTGGGCGACCCAGACTGCCTCGCTCATCTCGGCCTCGACAGCCTCCGCCATCTTGCGGAAGGTCGGCGCGTGCGTGAGCAGCTTGTCCCAGTCAATCCCGTTGACCTGCATCGCCTTCTGGACGTCGGGATTGTTGCGGTCCGCGAACCGTGGGCAGAAGAAGGAGCTCCACTCCCGAACCTTCTTGCCCTTGTAGTAGTGCACCACGCCGAGCTCGACGATCTCCGCGTCGCTCTTGAGCCCAGTCGTCTCGGTGTCGAACGCGATCACCACATCGTACCAAGCCATTTCACCTCCAGAACCTCCCGGCCCCTTTCGAGGCCGGGAAGTAGTTGTTCGTCACAGGTCGCGCAGGCGATGGATGATGACCTTGCCCGCCGTCGGGCGGAAGCCCTTCACGAGCGATCGCTGCGTATCGAGAACTTCTTTGGTGTCCATGTCGACGCGCTGCATCTCGAGCACGAACTCCTTGCCGTCGATGCCGACGGGGATCGTCGCAACGTCGGAGTAGGCGAAGTGCATCACGGTCTCGAGACGACGCTCCTTCGGAACCGGCTGCGTTTCGGCCGCCGGCGGAGCAGGAGCCGGCGCAGCAGGCTCTTCGTGCTTCGGCTCCTCGGGAGCCGCTTCTTCGTGAACCGCTTCTTCGTGAACCGCTTCTTCGTCAGCGATCGTCTTCGGGTTCTCTTCGGATTCCATGGATTCCTCCGTTCGATGCCTGATGTACTACGACGTCTAGCAGCGGGCAAACTACTTCAGGTTCAACATCGAGAGAAGATGAGCGCGAAACCGTTCGAGCTCGGCGTCGATAGACTCCGGGGTCTTGTCCATGTAGAGGTCCATCTCTATCGGGATCGAAAGCGGGTGGTTGTTCACGCTGATCTTCATGTGAACGAAGACCGGCGCCGGGAAGGATGCCACTGCCTGCCCCGCGATGCGCAGCCAGCGCTCTTGCTCCTCGAGGGGAAGCTGATCCCACGGAACGGTGTCCGGTTTCAGTTCACCGTCCGGTCCCGTGCACCACTCCTCGTACGCGTACTTTGCTGCGTAGGCGTCGTTGTACATGCGCATCACTCCACCATCCAGAGAAAGTCCCGAAGGCGCTTGCGAAGCTCGTTGTAGCGATTCCACTCCCCCGGCGTGATGCTGTCGTCACCTTGCCCGTCCGGGGGTCCGTTCTGCGCTTCGTCGAGCGCGGTGTCGAGCATCCGCAGATGCCCACGCAGTGGATCGCTGAGCGTGCGCAGATGGTGAATCGACTTCTCTACTCGTTCCTTCTGCGTCATCGCGCGTCCTCTTGGCGCACGTCGACGAGATAGATGTACGCGAGCGTGCTCCAGACGCAGCTCGCCATGAAGATGATCGTCATCAATGCCTCCTGATACGCACTGTATTACAAGTGCTACGCGGCTGTCCAGCCGTCTTGTACCGAGAAGGCGTCGATAGTTGCCAAGATGTAGTGTGCGCGCTCTGTCATCGCTACCGAACGCATGGAGAAAAACGCCGACGTCAACACTCGACGAGCCAGCCATCGATCAAGAAGCCGTGGTAGTCCGGCGTCAGGATGCTGGGCGTGCACGTGACCTTCGGGATGGTTCCCGTACGCGTCCACGGCGCGCTACCGTTGTGCGGTGGCGTGTCGGGGTGCCAGACGCTCGATTGGCCGTACTCGGGGTCCGTCTTCTCAGGAGGTAGAACGACGGCAAGCGAGATCCCGTCGGGGCCGGGGTGGTCCCACCACTTCGCGTCGTACATCGCGCCGGGCGGCATGTTGCGCGTCGTGTAGAGCTTGCCGTTGCGCGCGTCGCGAAAGTACTGCGAGACATTGTGCTGCCAGTTGTCATCGTCCTTGAAGGCGTACCCGCAGACGTGGCAGGTCTTCGGCCAGCGAGGATCGTCGTGCGGGACATCGTCCTTGCCGTAGCCGAGGATGCCCTGGGGATCGTACGGGTAGGGAACGTCGCCGATGTAGACCGACGTGTCGTGGTGCCTCATCGGATTGCCGGGGCACGTGACAGCGGTGTAGTCGAGCACCCGCTGGTACCGACGCAGCGATGAACGAGCAAGCTCAACGGGTTCGAGCCAGAAGCATTCGATTCGAGATCCCATGACGCATCTCCTCGGGGCTAGAAAAAAAGGGGACGACCGCCTAGCCGCGATCGTCCCCGGTTGATTGCACTGAAGTGCCTAGTTTACGTTTTCTTCGGCCTCCATCAACTCGAGCTCCTCCGCCGACGGCAGCACGAAAGGATGAGTACGCAGATAATCCTGCGCACGATCGAGTCGCTGCGTCGCCTTCGGATGGTTTCCGGTGCACGACTCGCCAGAGTACGCGCAGAGCGAGTGGTACGTGGTCATCGAGTTGAGCGCCAAGTAGTACGCGACGAGCACCGCTTTGTACGGGTCGTCGATGAGCGTCTGCCCCTTGATGATCTCGTCCTGATGCGCTTCGCGGTACTCCTTGTCGACGTAGCGCGACTGGGTGAGGACTCCGTCCTTGATCATGTAGTCGTAGACGTGAATCTGAAAGATCGAGTAAGCGTGGCCGCCGTCGCAGCCACCGCCCAACCAACCCGCCTGGTTGCAGTCGCCGTTCTCAACCCACTCGTGGAACCCTCCCTCGAGGGAAGCGATCGCCCCGAGAAGAAGAGCCGTCTTCAGACGACCCTCCTCTCCGCGGAAGATCGGTTTGAGCGTGTCGTCGTACGTGACGTCCACGATGCGCTCGGCGTCGGCTTCGTAGCGAGCCTTCACCGATGCTTCGTCTTCCTTCACGTAGGAGCCCTTGTCGTCACGGACCCAGTGGCCCTGATGATCGCGCGCGAGCTGCGACGAGAAAGAAACCCAGGTAGTCATCGCCGCGACCAGATACTTCGCGACGAGCTTCTTGAGGATGATGGTGTTCATGGGCACCGAACATGGTTGAAGTTGGAGATTGATGCAAGGAAGTTGTTCTTGTCGTCACCGTCGTCAGTTGATCCCGAAGACCTCGAGGTAGTCCTTGTGCGTCGCACGGAAGATCTCTCGTTTCTCCTCTGCCGACAACTTGAAGAAGAGCTCGAGGATGGTCACCACGGGCTCTGCGACTCGTCCTTCACCTCACGCAGCTTGACGTGCTCGGGATACTTCGCGTCGTATTCCTGCCGTTCGCGTTCGCGCTCTTGTTTGATCTGCTCGAGCTGAATGCGACCGCTCGCATCCGGATCGCCGAGGTCGGGATGGTGCGCCATCACACATCCCGCATGCGCTCGAGTCCGGCGGCACTGAACGAAAGACGTCCAGCTTTCTCGAAGTCACGCACACGAAGCGTGAAGGTGAATGGTTTCCCTTCTTCTTCGGCAGCGACGAGGACTTCGCAGAACTCGTTGCCTACTTCTCCTTTGATCACGAGTGAATCGCAATTGGCGCTCTCTGAGTCGAGCACGACGGTCCACGACTTGTCCTTGAGCTGCGTCACGGCCATGACTTCCTCCAAAAGAAAAAGGCCAGCCCACCGAAGTGAGCTGGCCTGATGTCGAAACGGACTTGAACTACTTCTTCTTGCGACGAACCTGCATCTCGACCGGCCAGTTCAAGATGACTCCGATGGTCACCCATTTGATCGCTTGCTCGAGCGTCACGGGACCATCGTCGTTCGGCCAATTTCGGATGACGCCCTCGGCTGCCCACCCGAGCACGTCGAACTCGTTGAAGAAGGTACCGTCCAAGGGCGGAGCCACCGGCGGAGTCGGGTCCGGAGGCGACGGGGGCGTCGGATCGGGCGGCGTGGGTGCCGGCGGTTCCGGAGGCGCGGGAGGAGCAGGAGGCTCCGGCGGGGTGGGCTGCGGAGGCACGTTGCCACCGATGGCTTCGAAGTCGGCGAGCAGGTCGCTCCACGCGAAGCCGTTGGGCGCCTTGGTCTGGCCCTTGGCGAGTTGGTCGGGGCTGAGAAGAACGTAGAGCTCACCGCCTCCCGAAGAAGAGCAGAGGTGCGCGAGCGCTTCCCAGGTGATGACGCCGATGAGGCCCCAGGTGTCGATGAGCACGCCCTTGTCGGTGTAGCCGACCGCCATGACGCAATGGCCATTGCTCGGATCGGGAGTGCCGACGTCCCACGTGAAGCCGGAGCTCGAGGGGAACGGGTTGACCCAGGCATCGGGCAGCTCGATGCCGAGGTAGAGGTTCTCGAACAAGTTCATGGCCTGCATGACCTCGGTCTTGTTCGTCGCGTCGACGGCAACCCAGCCGACGAGCTTGGTGCCGTTGGCGAAGCCCTTCTGAGTCCAGTAGTTCAACGCCGTCTGCTCGTCGCAGCCTTGGTCGGTGTTCGGATCGCCGGGGACGTAGCCGCCGATGGCGGAGTAGTCCGCGATGAGCTGCTCGTTGGTCGCAGCGAACGGAGTGCCCGTTGCGTTCCCGGTCTCGACGGCGACGATGTGGTAACCGCCGGCGATGACGCAGTCGCCGAGCTGGTCGTTGAGGTAGACGTTCGAAAGCACCGAAGCGGCCTTCGCGCTGTAGTCGCACGAGGCCGGCGGCGCCGGGAGCTCTGCGCGCAAGTAGTTCTTGAGCGAGAGACGCGGACCCTTCGCCGCAGGGCGCTTGCGCCCGAGCTTGACGGAACGTCCGAGATGCGGTGCGTGGAAAGACTTGACGGTCATCTTCGATCTCCTTGGTGGTCCCAGCAGGCTACTCTCGAGGTACGGTCCAAGCCAAGAATCTGGCAAGAAAAGAAAGACCCACTTGATGATGACGACCACGACGATGATGACGATGAGGACCCAGAGCGTCACGAAGATACCGTCCTCCCCAGAAACTGTCGCTCGATGGCACGGGCTATCAGCGCGCAGTGCCCGCCATTCGAGTACAGCCACTCCACCACTTCGTTGATCGCATCGGTGCGGAGCTGTGCGTTCTCAGCTTCCGTCTTCTCGGTGCGGGCCTTCAACCTCTCCACCTCCGCGCGCAGGGCGGCATGCTCGGCGCGCAGGGTCGGGATCTCAGTTAGTGCCCCCCTAAGCCTCTCCGCTTCCGCACGTAGCGCTGCGTTGGCGACGTGGAGCTGATCCAGCTCGTGCGACATTTCCGCCGTGCGCTTGTTGTATGCCCGTTGAGCCATGCGGAAACGCTCGGGGTCCGGTGCGTAGCTGCGGAGTTGCTTGTTATCCCTACTCAACATCTTCACCTCTGCGCGGAGGGCTGCGTTGGTCTTGGCGAACGAAACGCCTAGCCCCACCAGTTCAGCACTGATGACGGCTAACTCCGCTTCGTTTTCGTTGGCTCGCTCGGAGGCAGCCTTCCGGTAGTCAGCCAACTCCCCCTCCGCCTTCTCGGCGCGGGCGCGTTCGGCGTCGCGTTCCTTTTCGAGATCGAAAATGCGCTTCCACGCCATACCGCTCGCTTCCGCGTACGAATCACCATCGCCACTCATGGTCTCCTCCATCCTCGCGTGGGGTGAGCGCGGCACCTCTCGCACGTGCGCCCTCGAGCCGAGCGCCAGGCGGTCACGGTCGCTCCTTCCAAATGTCTCGCACCCAGCGATCGCCAACATCCCATCGCGCCTGAATCCACGCGATGTAGAGCCGGTCAAACTCGACGCTCGCGGAACTGCCGACCCTGAGTATGTCGCCGCCGTGCATCTTCATGAACGCGTCGAGCTCACGCTTGGCTTCGCTCACTCGATCCAACACGTCCTCCCATTTGCCCGCCTCTTTCTTCCGCATCGGACAAAGCTCACGGTGCTCCGTAGCGAACGGGTCAATAGTGGCGCATGTGCATCCGTACGTGTCGCCCATCTCATCCCTCCAATCAAGTGCCGGCCCACGTCGGTTGGTGGGGGTGGGGGTCATTCTAACAAGTCCGCGGCAAGAATCGTGTTAGTGGCACCACACCCTTGGTGCTTCACGATAACCCTAAGCGGACCAACGCTTAGGGCGCCCTGACGCAATCGGATTATTCTGGCGACCACATCTTTGGTTGTTGGAAAGAAGCGCTCCCCACACCAGTGACATAGACATCCCATCTCTCATCCCTCCAATCAAGTGCCGGCCTCTTCTTCGTACGTCTCCAGCGTGATCGGGTCCCCGCCGTGACTCTCCCAAAAGACGACGGTGGCGCACTGAGCGTACGAGTTTGGCGTCGGCTGCGTCCGTATCCATTCGGCGAACGCGGCCAACGCATCGCGATGCGCCTCCGCTTCTCCCCATCCGACCTTGCTGCCCGATGTGCCGATGCAAAACGTCTCTGCGAAGTTGGTGCCCTTGACTATCGGCGTAACCAGTTTGCCCAGCAGCTCACGCGCCTTGGCGTGATGGTCGGCCAAGGGGAAGTGCGACACAACGACCATCACTCTATTGTTTATGATTCCCATGTCTTCTCCCAATCGGTGCCGGTCTCTTCTGGCCCACGGGCCGGCGGCGTGGCTGCATTGCATGACGAGACGAGATTGCTCGACCATCGCCAGAAGTCTTCGAGCCAATGCGCCCGCGCTGGTGCTCCGCATGCCTCGCAATGCCAGATGCACCCATAGGAACGTCTCCACGACCATGCTCCGCACGCGCATCGTTGCTGTGTTGTCTGCATCACACCCTCGGCTCCAATCCGCGCGCACGTGCAAGCTCGCGGTGCTTGCGGAGGGCGAGGCAGTGGGGGCAGCCACGCCTATAGGCCCCAGCATATGAGGCTTTTAGCGGTAATTCGTCGCTCCCGCCGCTCACGTAAACACCGAACGCTGATGCGCTCCATACGATGTAGGGCAGCGTTTCCCGCCACGCCCAGCACTCCCCGGCGTAGGGGTCGGTCCAGGTGCAGACTTCGGGGGTCATTTCGATACCCATATCGCGCTGTATCGGGGAACGGTCTCTCCGTAGACGCGGAACACGGATGTGGTCGTTGGATCGTCCTCGCGAGATACATGCACGACCGCGCAGTTACCTTTCACAATCAAATAGTCAGCGGACGTGCGGTCTTCATGCTCTGCCCAAAGCTCCGCGGCTTTGCTGGCGCAGAAAGCATCAATGGTGCGCGCGTCGTCACGCGTACCGCCATACTCAGGGCACCAGACTAAATACTTCATCTCCCCAACCTCCTATCCGCTTGTCAACGGACTGTATCCTGAAGAGTGAGCGCTGCTGCGACCGATCGTACCGTCTCCACGTACAGTGCGTCCTTCGCTCGTTGCGACGGAGACAACTCCGAGTAGGGAACGATGCATGGATGCTCTTTGGTGTCCGTATTCTTGACCGGTCCCCACTTCCACCCATTCGCCACTTTTTCCGCGAGCCACGACTCGTGGCTCTGTTCGGGTGTGTTGCCGGCTAGCGCTCCCTCGACACCGTTGAGTGCACTTGATTTCTGCCAGTCGGGCGCGTCTTCCCACGATGGCTGCGAGTTGTCGCCGATCGCGATGCAGTAGGCGCGATTCACCTCGTGGGCAGCACGAGCGCAAGCTTCGATCACGGTTGCTTCAGTCATTTTCCAATCCTCCTATCCACTTCCATCTCCGCCGCGCGCTGGGCGGCGCGGAGGGTGCGGCAATTAGAGCTGGGCCAGCCGTCGACGTATGCAGTAAAGCCATATCTGTCGTGATTCCACACCTTGATGCTGATGCCTCGATACATGCGGTCACGCGAACGTGTGACCCACTTCGTGCTTTGCTTGCTCATGATTCCTCCAACGCCTTGCGGCCGGCGGGGGTGATTCGGACCTCATTGCCCTGTGTCGATTGCTCGAGCAATCCCATACTGATTAGGGGGTCAAATACCCGCCTGTTCCTGTTCCAGATGCAATCGCGGTTGCTGGCCAGGGTCAGCACCACGCGTTGCGCCTCCGTCAGCCTGCGCGCGGTCATGGGGTGGCCTTTCGTCGGGCGTAGCCATAGGGGCCCCGCTCCCAATCGCCGAGGTTCGCGCCGTTGAGGTCCGCGTCGCAGAGGTTCGCGCCGCGGAGGTTGGCGCAAGAGAGGTCCGCGCCGCCGAGGTTTACACGAGGGACCAACCCCCAATCCCGCAGCCATCCTGAAAAACCAGGATAAGCGACCGCGAGCCAGACATCGTGGAGCGGTGTCCATCTCACGCGCACGCGGAGCCTGCCCTTTGGTGAGCGCGTGGCAATCGACCGCCAAAGCGCTATGCCATCCTCGCACGCGTCGTGGCGCTTCAGGTCTGCGAGTGTGATGGTGACGGTGATGGGGTGGCCTTCGTTCGCTGAGCGATGAACTGCTGCCCTAGCCTCATCTGCATGATGAAGTCGAATACGTCGGGGGATCGCGACGCGAACCGGTTGCACGCGTCACAGTAGGCGTCGCCCACCTCAGCAATCGTCTTTCCCGTCCCCGACTGCGACTTGTACCAGTCGGCGCGCGCACATACGGGGCAGACCCTGTAGTACGTGTCGAGCTGAGGATCTGCGTGCCCGTGCTTTCGCAGGAACTTGATGTCCTCGTCCGTGAGGGTCAACTCGATGGTCATGGTGTGGCCTCCTTGGGCTCGCTGTCTCCCGGCGCACGTTCAGACAACGACAGGACGACGAAATGCTTACCGAGCCCGATTCCCCCGTGCAGAACGTAGGTCACATACCTAACAAGCTTTCTTCCGGTGTGCCCAATCGCAGCCCAAGAGGGCCACCGCGGGTCCCACTCTTGGAGGATGAGGCAATCGCCCACCATGAAGTCTTGGTCGTATCGAAACTCGAACGTCTTGCGGCCATCGGCCACCGCCTCGAACTCGCTCACCCACGTTTTGAGATAGTGCGTTCTCACGTCTCCTCCTTCCCCGGCAACTCATCCTCGCGCGGCGGCGGAGCAGGAGCCCAATCCGGAATCTCTGGCCTGTGTCTAGTGAAGTCACGAGGCCAAGCGTGGTACAGTTGCCACGCCCATCGGTGCATACGCTCGGCATCGGCCTTGGCGTCGTTGCGCTGGTGCAACGCCTCGAGCACCGCGTTGCGCGCGATGGTCGGCATGAGAGGTAGCAGCTTCTCTCTCAGCTCGAGCACTCGGCGTACATCGAAATGCCATTCGCCGTCGAAGAAGTATCCGAACCTCGAATCGTCCGCCACGCAATCGAGCACGGCGCCGAAGAGGTCCTCTTGCGCGATGGCGTACCGAAGCACCCTGCGTAGTGTCTCCTTGTCCATGTAGTCCAGTAGTTCGCGAATCGACACGCTCAGCACACCATCTTTCAGAGTCAGTTTTGCGTCACTCATGGTCTCCATCCTCATCCTCGCGCGGGGCGAGCGCGGCGAGGAGCGCCTTCTTGGCCTCGGCGAGGCGATATAGATTGCGCGCACGCTCGTCCGGCGAAGGCCCCGGCATCTTTGAAACGTATGCCGCGGCCTCCCTCCACGCCAAGGCTTCCTCCTCCTTGAGTGCAGCGAGCAATTCTGCGTTTGCACCCCTCAGCCTCTCCACCTCCGCGCGGAGGGCGGCCTGTGATTCCAGGCCAACTCGGACGCCGCGCTGAAACTCATCCACGTCGCGCAGTTCGACGAGCGCGATCGCCCTGTCGATGCCCACCGTGGCCGTGAGGATGCGATTCTCTTTGTCCTGCACGCACTGCGGGAGGCCGATCAGCCCGTACACGAAGTCCTCGGCCGTCACGATCGGTGCGCTCATGACTCAAAACCCTTTTCGTCCCGAAGCGTGGTTTTCGGCAGCACCTCGAACAGCAGCCCCGCTGCTTCTTCGATCGGCCCCTCCAGTTGGTAGCGCAGGAGTCCGCGCCAGAGCCGCTCGAAGGACACACGCGTCTTGTCTCTGTTGAAGACCACGCGGATCGATTCTTCGGGGCGCATATTGACCATGCGTTCCCAGATCATGGGGTGAATCACTGGTTCACTCATGGCCCTGCCCTCCGTGGCGTGGACAACAGGCCCGAAGACAGGATCGGCGTGCCGCTCCGCGGTATCGTGCCGACACGATCGCTCCCTGCTCCAACAGCCCGCTCCGCACAGGTTGCACATTTCACCGTTGCACATTGGGCAATCCGGTCCCGGACAATTCGGATCGCGGTTGGCTGCGCTGAGCCCGTCACTCATGGCTACCTCCATCCTCGCGCGGGGCGAGCGCCAGAAACGGACACCATTCTGGTGTGCGCCAACCCAGTCCGATGTGCCTGTTGAGGAGTGAGCAGCTAACGTCGTATCCGCTGTCCCCCTGCACCTGATATCTCTCCGAGTGGCAATGGCGGCAATTGAAGCACGATGCGGTTACCGTGAAGGTCGGTCCGTTCATCTCACTCATGGTCTCCCCCATCCTCGCGCGTCCATGTCGCATCCATCTTTCGTTTCAACCACGCAGCGATGAGCGGCCGTGTTTCGAGGTACACCGTGTTCGGTCGTTCGATGCTCATGAAGCGCGCCACCGGACCGGGGCTGATGTACTCCGACGGCTTTTCTCCATACCGAAGACAGACGTGCATGTCCGGCACAGCGGCATCGAGCGCGTTGTCCTGGTAGACATAGACGTCGTAGAAGTTGTTGCCGACCACCACCGTGCCGAGGAAGCGATCGCGTGGTCTATCGTGCGCACAGCGATCAGTGAAGTATGGAGGCATCGACGTTGCCATCAGAGACCCTCCTTCTCTGCGAACCACTCCTTGACCACGAGTTTGCCCTCGTGACCTTCTTCGAAGACTTCCGAGTCGTCATGCACGACACTCTTCGGAACCCAGAGGGTGCCCTTCGGCAGACACTCGCCCTCAACAAGAAGGGCGAGATCCGTCTCTTTCTTGCAGCGCACGATGCCGACTTCGTACGCGTCGTCTGTTGCTCTGGCCATGGTAGACCTCCTCGAGCTTCTTATACCGGCGACGGGTCCATCTTGCGCGTGACGTGGAAGTCGGGCTCCATCCTGACTTTGACGTCGAAGCGAACGATGGGCAGCCACTCGACGCCGTCGGCTTGCTGAACGCAGACCTCGAACTCCTTCGGGTAGTCGGCCTGCATGTAGTGTCGATCTGCGAACCGTTGTGCGGCTTGCAGATCGTCGATTGCCATCAACTCGGTGGCCGAGTCTTGATCACCATCTTCTTCCACCCACGCTTTGAACAACGGCATGGCTCACTCCTTCAAAAGACGCTTGAAGCTGTCGGCGAGTTCGTTGAACGCTTTTTTCACGATGGCGATGGCCTCCTTCTTTGCACCTTCGATGTCCTTGGCCTTGAGCGCCTTGTCGGAGATCTGAAGCAAGTAACAAGAGACGAACCACGCATCCGGAATGTCGTGAATGCGGTGCAGCAAGATGCGCAGTCGTCCGTCCTGAAGCTCCCACACCCTCGGGGTGCGCTCCTTGTCCGCACGAGAGTAGCTGGTCGCATCTTTCCAATTCGCCATGTCTGTTCTCCTTCACCAGGGCTTGCCGTAATAGGTCACGAGCTCGAAGCGGTCTAGCGCCCACCGCACGACCTCGAGTGCGATCTTGTGTCGTCGCTTCATGCCGCGTCCGTCGAACATCCGTGAAACGAGACGCTGATGCGCCACGTATAGAATACGCGGAGCACGAACGCGGCTGTGCCAAGGTCGCTTCACTTCATTCTCGTGTTGCGCGAGTAACCGAGGTTCGCGAGAAAGTTCTGACCTACGGGAGAACCGAGCCACTGAATAACAGTGGCTGCCACCTGCGCTTCGCGTTCGGTAGCTTCCACTGGCCTTCCTTGGAAGCGTTCGTCGAGAAGATGATCGAGCAGATGACCGAGCTCGTTCTCCCTCGCCCACGCGGTAGCGAACAGTTTCTCCTCCGGGTTGCCCTTGAGGCGATGGGCGTGCAGCCCCCGATGCTTGTTCTTCGACACGGCTCCGCCTCACTTCTTCCGCAGGACGATGAACGTCCACACGCCCTCGATACCGTCTTCGTAGTAAAGATACTCGTGCTGGGGCTCGTGCGTGCCGATGTACGGACCCCACTTGTGCCAGCGCCATCCGCCATTGGGCGGCTGATCAGCCTTGAGCACGTGCGTGAAGCCGACGGCGTACTTGTGCGGGGACTTCTCGAGGATGTCTCCGAACTTCTCGAGGAACTGCTCGACGGAGTCGCACACGCCGTAGGCGGGGATCTGCTTGTCCCCGTCCTCGAACCTGTAGAGATCGTCCCACTCGCGGCTACTGACGAGGAGGTGGAAGTTGAACCCCACGTTGAGGACGATGCCGTCCTTTTCCTGCGTAGGGGGCCACACCTCCTTATTCATCGAAACAATCATGGCCACGATGGGGTCGTTCTTGATTTTCACGCGTTCGAACATGTGTCACCTCCAAGGTTCTTCTTCCCGAGCGGTCTGGAGGATTGCGGAGCTAAAAGAACGCGCCCGAAGGCGCGCTCTCGATCAGTTCACGAAGCGCGATTCCTCTTCGTGTCCGATCTTCAAGTACAGCTCGGCGAACTCGAAGTGCGCCAGAGACTTCCACTGATGCTCCTCGCTGTTCTCCTCGTCGAGCATCGAGAGCACGAGGCGCCACATGCCTCGAACGAAGTAGAGATGCATGCGCTCACGCGCGCGTTGTCGTTCGTCCACGCTTGCTCTCCTTCATCGGTTTGCTGGTCGCGTAGTCCGGGCCGAGCTGCTTGTTGAACTGCTTCAAGCAGTCCTGGCAGAGCGACATGCTTCCGACCTGCCCGTCCTTGCCCGGTTTGTTCTCGGTCACGATGCACACCGGCTTGTTCGTGCAGCGCTCCATGGTCCCGACGGATGGACCACCGAGCGTCATGAAGTTGGTATCGACCGGCTTCTCGGCCTGGCACTGATTCACGTCAGGCGGCGTGAGCTTCTTCTTCTTCTTCGTTGCCATCACGTCCTCTTCTTGTCGTAGTGCTCGCGCACCAGTTGCTGTTCGGTCTTGCCGAGGACTTCGCAGATCTCCTTGCGAAGACCAGAGCTCATGTCGCACGAAGCGACGTCGACGATGACTCGAGCGAGAAGCTCGTGGTCTCGATCGCGCCTTCCCAGATCTTCTTCGTGCGCCCGCCTGAGCGAATCGTTGCGATCGTACGCTTCGTCGCGATGCACCCGAACCTCGCGTACGAGATTCACCAGCTCGGTCACGGCCTCTTCGCACGTTTGGGTCTCGAGCGTGAGATCGTCCGCTGCCTTGAGCGCGCGCCTTCGATCGTCGCGGAGATTCTCGAAGGAGGAGATGAGCAGCATGTGCAGATCCCACAGCGTGTTCGGCGTTCCCACCGGCGTGTCTTCCTGACCAGGAAAGAGCGTCTTGATCAAGCGCTCCCGCATCTCGAGCGCCATCGTTTGCGGGACGTAGCTGAGCTCTAGCTGCTTGACGCGCTGAAGCAGGGCCAGATGTTTGCGGACGAGCGACGGAAGCATGCTCCCGAACAACCCGTCCTTGTCCTTGTAGCGCTCGAGTGCCTTCTCGTCCCACTCCATCTAGCCCTCCTTCTCGTCGCCGTTGCTCCACCCAGCGTTCGTGTCGTTGGTCACGTACACCGTGAGGTCCTCGTAATCGACGAACTCGGTGTTCTCGAAGAGCAACTTGTACAGCGCCTTCGAGACTTCACGATTCGACTTGAGCCCGCTATCCAATGGGAAGAAGTCGAACTCGATGGAGACTCGGAACTGGGTGGGCTCGGGATCGTGCGCGATGATCTTCGCGCTCTTCTTGCCTCTCGATCCCGCCTTCTTCACGGTCTTCTTCATGTCTTCTCCTCATCGAGCTTGGGAAAGAATCCGAACGCGCGCAGGTCTGTTCCTGGCTTGCAGGGCTGCCCCCACTTGGTTCGGTGCGGCAGTTCGGCCGGCAGCTTCTCGGGCATCGTCTCCGACACCGACCAGACCTTGCGCTGGTAGATGACGACCACACCCTCCCAGCCGTAATAGACGCCGTCGTCGAGGTAGTCCACGCCGTCATCAACGGAGTCGCCGACCTTGTACTCGTACATGCACGCGCCAACCTTTAGCTGCACGCGTACCTTGCCGTCTTCGCTGACGAACTCATCGTACATTCCCATCACTTCTTCTCCTTGAGAGCTGCTCGTTCACGCGGCTGCTCCTTCTTTTTCTTCATGTACCTTGCGATCGCTCTACGACAAGCAGCGCGACCACCAGTTGGAGTCTTGCTGGTGCCTTTAGCGATCGGAGGTTGACCAACCGGCTTGACGAACCAACGAGGGTCCTCGAGACCGTAGAACTCGTCGATCACGTACGCATACAGTCCCGACTCCTTGTCGTAGGCGCGCCAGGCAACCGCCTTGAATCGAATCTCCGCATCGAACTGATTCGCCATCCGTTCCTCCAGGCAAGATACCTACAGCGCTCTTATCCCGTTGCCACGCAGATGCTTGCGTCGGGGCTAAGAAGAAGCGCGTTAGCGCTTCTCCAGGTATTCGCCGATCTTGTCGAGCATCGCGAACCACGATGCCTCCATCCACATGAGGAAGGAGGGCGCGTACGTGTTTTTCTTGAAGAGCACCTTCCAGGTGTACCTCGCGTTCAGGCTCTTCTCGAAGTCGGGATCGAGCTTCATCCGCTTGCTCCTTCTGCTGACTTCTTCGCGTCCCAGTCGGCAACTGCTTGGCGCATTGCTTCGATGTCACGCTCGAGGAAGCGAATGGACACCGGACCTGCCGGCATCTCGAGAACGACGTGCTCTGCGGTCAGATCTCCCTTGCCGCCGAGCCGCTTGAACTCCTGCATCGCGAGCTCTCGCCCCAGGTAGTAGTACGAGCGCTCCGCGAACGTCTTCGACTTGCGCGCGAGGATGTCGTAGCCGTGGATGAGCGCGACCTGGTGGTGTACGAGTGCGTCGGTCGTGGGTGAGGGCTCGACCTCTCTCGCGGTACTCTTGACGGGAGGTGCTTCTTCGACGAGATCGAGCTTGAGCACGAGACGCAGCTTCACCGTCCACTCGTGCGCGCAGTGCTCGCAGTACAGACCGTGCTCGAACACCTCGTTCGCCATCGGGTAGCTCAAGTAGTTCTCGCGGCTGAAGTCCTCCACGACGGTGCCGTCGCACTTCGGGCACTTGCCCTCGAGCGACACGCCCGGCAGGTAGAACCGCTTCACGTCGACCTCGAAGGTCTCTTCGTTGCTTACGATCTTCATGGCCTCACTCCTTCAACAGCTTCTTGAGCTGCTCGATCGTGATGAAATCAGCTCGCGACCCGCTGCCCCAGCACGAGCCGCAGAGCATCCCCTTGCGGATGACTCCCTCGCCGTCGCACCGCGCGCACTGAAGGCGCACCCGAGCATGCCGCACGCGAGGCAGGTCGTCGTCACTCACCGCCATCGAAACCTCCTTCCTTTTTTGATTCTTCCATCTCTTTTTCCACCCCCGAAGTGATCTTCCTCCCTCTTCGGGTGCTCTTCGGGTACTTCGGGTAGCCACACCCGAAGACCACCCGAAGATACCCGCATCACCGCTTCGAACACGTCGCCTCGTGCATGTGCGCCTTGCCGGCGTGCACCATCCGCCCACACTCGGGGCACGGACCGCAGTCCGGGCACCGCCGCTGCCGTCTCCAGCCCTCTTGGGGAGCGTCCAGGGCGTTGCGGACGTCGGCGGTCGAAAAGCGCACCCTGGCGCCAAGGAAGGGACCCTGAGTGACCTCCACGATGGCGTTCGGAGCTCCGGTGACGGGGTTGGGCTCCTCGTGGACGAAGCGGTACCCGTCCGCCCAGGTTTTCAAGGGGGCGCTTCCCCCCGCCCACACGATCTGCACCTCCACCGGTGTCCCCGGCGTCATCCCGCCGCTCCTGTCATTCCCGTCAGCAGTGCCCCCAGCCCCTTCGTCGTCAGCTCGAACGTGTCGTCGGAGCACTTGACCAGGTACCCCACGTCCACCGCGGCGATCACCACCTCGACGAACTCCTTCAGCAGGGGCATGTCCTTGGGCGGCTCCGCCAAGTTCAGCGTCGAGAGGAACAGCCCGCGCCACAACAGGTTGTCGAAGAGCACGCACCACATCCGCCGCGCCGTCTTCGTCGCCAGATGGAACGTCAGCGCCTCGGGGTTCGGGTAGTTCTTCCTCACCCGCTCTTCGCAGATGGCGCAGAGAGACATGTACCGATCTCCCTCCTGCACGATCGCGTGCACTTCCATCCCGCAGCGCAGAAACTCGTTGGACGTCGACTCTTCGAGGCCAGGGTACTCTCGAAGTTGAACCGCGTACGACTGGCACCCGAGCAGATCGGGCACGAGCCGATCGCCGATGCACCAGAACCCGTTCTTCTCTTTCACCAACAGTCGCCTGAAGTCTTTCGCCATGTTCGCCATGGATGCCTCCTTGCGCGGCAGATGCCGCTCAGAATTCTTATCCCGGCTTCAGGCCCGCACTTGCTCTTCGGGCGCTAAAGAAAAGAGTGACGGTCAGTCGCCCTTTTCTTCCTTCTCGGTCCGCTTGCCGACCACGGTCTCTTGGGGATCGACGAAGGTGTCGACGGAAAGAGGTCGATCGCAGTGCGGACATCGCGGCCTTCTCTTGAAGGCCAGGATGACCGTGTAGTTCTCCTTGTACTTCCCACCGACGATCAACAAGAGTGCGGTGAGGATGACCATGCCACCGACGACGGCGCACATGAAAGCGACCAGCCCAGACCCAATCGAGCTCACTTCCTCAACCTAGCGCGAGCCTCTTCGGCTTGTACAGCCATCCACTCGATCCATCTCTTCGCGTCGCACCGTCGAAGAAACGCTTGGACGTGCCATCCACCGTTCCAGGCAGCCAAAGCGTCCTCTCGTGATGCGAAAGGCCATGCAGTGAAGTTTGCGACCCAGACTCGTCGCGCTAGCAGCCCCGTGCTGAGCATCGGCACGATGCACGGACCCAGGAAGTAGTCCGTCGGCCCGACGATGTTGCCCACGAAGTCCGGAGTGAAGTACGCGAGGTACTGCTGGCCGGGAGAATCTTTGAACTTCTTGTACGTCCACCCCATTGTTCACCTAGCCTTTCTCCGCCTTGGACGATCAATCCCTTCTCCGCTTCGCCCAGCCGCGTAGAACAGCGCGGAGTCTTTTGGCGCACTGGACTGCTTCTTTCTTGGTCTCGAAGTACACGAGGTCGGTCTCCCATCCCTGACCGTTCTCGTTGGCGTGCTCGGCCACGACAGTGAACGGCAGCGTGCCGCCTGGGTCGTCGTGAACGACGCGGAACTTTCCCACGACATTCTTCTTTCCCATCTCTCCTCCTATCGAGCCTTCACGCAGGCGCTTTGGCATCGTCGCGTGCACGCGCCTTCTTATCGAGAGCGGCGACGAGGCAGACGACCGAACAGAAGTCGCTCACGTTCTGAAGGAAGTCGTTTTCGTAGCTGCTCTTGTTGTACACGCCCGTCGAGCGGCAGACGGAGACTTTGTGCGTGCCATTGGACGGACTGAGCTGAATCCATCCGCGCTCCTTGCACGGATTCTCCACCACCTTGCCGCAGTGGTCGCACTTCCACATGGTCACTTGTCCCATTGCTTTCTCTCCTTCTGATCGGGCACTCCCACTCGTGCGTGGGCACGCGGCAGGGCTTCCCGGCGCCTCTTGTTCTTGCTCATTCGCTCTTGATCTCTCTGCCGCATCGACGGCACCTCAAGTGCGAATGCGTCATTGTTGGTCGTGCGATAGTCATGCTGCCAGGTGCGTTCAGGTAGAACTCCACCTCGTCGTGGCCCCACTGCTCGCACGCCTCGACGGCAGAGCGATCGACGAACCCGACAATGGTCTTCAAATCTTCACGGCTGGGAAGAGATCGACCGGACTGCACACCGACTGCCAGGAGACGAGCGAGTAGCTCGTCACGGAATTTCATCTCGTTGGCCATGGGACCCTCCTACTTGACCGCGAAGAGCTTGAAGGCGATCTCGAGATCAATCGCACTCGACATCGTCATCCTCCGGCTCGGCGTCTTTGACTTTCTTGTACGGGCGCATCGCCCTGAACACGAACGCGTCGTAGACCTCTGGCCCTTGCAGAGTCTGCTCGGTGATTTCGATCTCCTCGCTCGCGTTCTCGTACTGGTACTGGCGCCAAGCGTCGATCGCTTGCTCCCACCTGCGATTGGCGAGATGGTCGAGGATCTGCTGCTTGACGGGCTCGTCGTGAATGTCGTCGATCCACGCGCGGATGATGGCGCACGCCTGAAGAACGGCGAGGTTCAGCGTGGTGAAGGCGAAGAAGTCATGCCCGTATTCGTGCACGTACGTCAGGATGAAGACCGACTCGTTGTCGTCCCGATTCTCTTTGTTCATGCTCGCACCCTCGCCTTCTTCTTGTTCAACCTGGCCTCTCGCTGCTGCGCGTAGAGGGCGTTTCGAATGGCGTTGGTCGCCATTGCGCCCAACGTGGTCACGTAGACATGCCTGCTCCGAAGCGGACGGATCTCGACCCTGTCGATGTCACGATAGATCGTGACGGTCCCCTCGACATCACCGCCGGCGCTGTCGAGCGGCGCCTTCACTCTGAATCTTGCAACACTCATGGAAAGCCTCCTGCGTTCTTATCCCCTCTGGAGGTGCTCGCTTGCGTTCGGTTCAGGTCGCTGAAGAACACCGAGATCGAGGTTCACCCAGCCCTTGAAGACGTACTTCCATCCCGTGCCGTACAAGCCATCCGGCGCTTGCTTCGGCGGCCTCGTGAACGTGCAGTCCTTGCCCACCTTCAGGAAGATCACGTGACCGCAGGTAGCGCTGTCGAGCGCCTCATTGCGGTACGCGGCCCAGTTGCCACCACGCTCCTTCATCCTCGCGAGTTGCTGCTCGTCGACAGGCACGACCCTCATGTCGTCCTCGTGCACGATCAGCTCTCGATCGCGCACGCGGACCTTGTAGAAACATTCGCGGTCGTAGCTCAAGATCTCCCCTTCGGTCGCGTTGGGGTCGATCTCGACGAGCACGCCGGGTTGCATCGTTTTCTTCATGTGTAGCCTCCTCTGCTGTTCTTATCTCGGCAGAGGGGCTGTCGTTGCCAGGGCTAAGAAGAAGGCAACGCCTTCTTCTGACGACTAGCCGTCGTCCTTGTCCACTTGGTCGATCCCAGCGTGCTTGTAGGAGATCGTGTGAACGATCTCCCCGTTCTGAACGATGTCGATGATGATGCCCTCCTGCGTCACCGTCACGTGGCGCTCGAGGCCCCCATGCTCGGGGATGATGACCTTCACGTCGTTCAGTACCGTGATTCGCTCGAGGCCATCAAGGAGTGCTTCCACCGTCGTTCTCCTTGGTGGCGTCGGGGAAGAGACGCTCACGAGCAAGCTTCGCCTCCTTGTAGAGCTTTTCGAAGACCTCCCACGGGAGCACCACCCAATCGTCCGAGTCTTCGTCACCAGGGCACTCGTGCGAAGAGACCGCAACCGTCGACTGATCGCGCACCTCGACGTAGAGCCCAGGATTGCCTTGGGTGTCGTCGCCGTGCAAGCGAGCGGTGTAGCGCGTGGAAACGGTCGGCACGTACTTTTCCTTCTCAGCCATGTTCTTCTCCTACTCCCCACGCAAGGGGAGCGCAGTCCCACTCGTATAGCGCATGGAAGGCCGCGATCGCAGGGTCCATCCCGTTCTTCACGGCTCGATCGAAGACTTCGAGGCACTCCTCTTCCATGTGTTCACGCTTGGCGTAGCGAACGACGACGTCTCGCCACGTTTCACCTTCTCGACGATCGAGCTCCACGCTTCTTCTCCTTCTTCAACGCCAGTCTATCGGAAGCCTTGACTGCCGCATCGATTACCCACTCGCCCGTGGTCATCGACACGATTTCCTCTCTCGTGACGACGCAGGCCCCACCGCCGAACTCGCCGACGCGAAGCTTGTCGCAGAACTCAGCCCACTGAATCGTGAAGATGTCTCTGCCATTGGGGCGCATCTTGCGGAAGAACTGATGCACGATCTCCGCGATGAGCGCAGGATCAGTGCCCTCGTCCGAAACGAACGTCACCGAGTTGCCTTCGAATTTGTAGTCGAAGCCGCTCTCGAACTCCTCGACGATCGCATCGCCGAGCGCCGTTAGCCCTTCGAACGCCGACGGCATGACGTCGCCATCGTACGTCGTGTTGATGTACAAGCAGAGCTCCTTCAGCCACGCAGCTTCGTCTTCGGAAAGAAGATCGAGCTGCGCAGCGAACTGCAAGTAGTTGTTCGCCATCACGCCTCCTTGTGGTCCGGATTCGTCACCTTCCCGTCGGGGTGGCGGATGCAGAGACGCAACCGCCAATGGTGCCCCTTCGGGTAGATCGAGAGCAACTCTTCTCGCTCTCGTGCTGCCTTCTTGTACGTCGGGTAGTCCACGTTCACGTAGACCGTCACCCGCCCTTCTTTTCGGTCGACGATGTGGAACATTCGAGATCTTTCTTGAGCAGAGGAACGAGACGGACCATCGCTTCCTTCACGAAGCGCTCGACCATGTACGGGTGCTTCTCCTCGTACAGCGCGTGCGCCTCGTACTCGTCGATCTTCTCCTGCTTGCTTGCCCATTGATGAAACGCCTCCACGGAGTCCTCGATGTCGTATTCGAGCTCGAGCAGCTCGGCTTCCTCTTCGACCTCGGCGATGGTGATCTCTCCGTTCTCCATCATCTCGTGGAGTCTCGTGTGAATCGCCTTCTTCGTAGCCTCGCCGTCGTACTCTCGTCCGGGTGAGAGCTTGTTGACGAAGTAGTCCCAGTGATTCTCGACGTCGAGTAGGAACTCGCGGAAGTCCTTCTTGCCGTGATGCGCCCAGAGATAAGCGTAGTTGCCGAAGTCGCTGATCGACGAGAAGTAGCCGTCCGAACCAAGCACGAAGATTGCCCAACCCGAGCCCTTGATGCTGGGCAACGAGTACCGCCACAGTTTGACGTCAGCCATCGTCGCCCTCCCTCGTCGTCGGCATGTTGACCTTCTTCATGTCCTCGATCGTGGCCGACATCGCGGCCCAGATCGCTCCCTGCACGAAACCGAGCCACCGCATCGCCTTCTCGATACGGTTCTCGTCGACGAGCTTCTTACCCTCTTCGCACATCCAGAGGGCGTGCTCGAGGATCTCCTCTTCGTCCTGCGCGGTCCTGTCGGCGGGACAGCGCTGCGGCACGAGTTTGTAGAAGTCCCCCGCGTCGTCGAGGATCATCTTGGTGCAGGCGTCGAACGCTTGTTTCACTTTCTTCGGTGTCATGGCGCACCTCCTTCAAAGTTCTTATCCCAGGTCGTCGCGGATCGTTGCGGGGCTAAGAAGAAGGCTTGCGCCTTCTTCCCCTCCTCACTCCTCGGCGAGGAGCTGGAGGAATTCTTGTCGATGCTCCTTCGGAACCTTCGACATGCTCTGCTTGAGGTCCATGAAGAGCCGGAAGGCCGTCTTGAACCCGAGGCGGGACGGAGCCTTCAAGCTGCTCGAGGAGTCCAACTTGACGAGCTTCTTCGTCTCGCCGTCGAGCTCCTTGAAGACCTTCACCAAACGCGGCTGCACACGGACTGCTTGGGCGCCGTTGATGATACGGTTGTACGTCGAGCTCGAGATGCCGAAGAGCTTCTGCAACTGCGCCGCGGACGCTCCAGGCTCCGCGGCCATGGCGCGGAAGCGCGCGCACACGTCGTTGCTCGTGCCTGCTTCGACCTTGAACGAAATGCCGAGCTTCTCGAAGTGCGCCAGCGTCTTGTTCCAACGCTCCTCGTCGATCGTATCTCGGCTCTTGCAGTAGTACGTCGATGCGAAGCCGAGATCGACGGCGAGTTGCGTCCTGCTGATCTTTGCTTGCGAGCAAGCCTTGACCAACCAATCAGCCATCTGCTTTGTGAACGTAATCGTCTTCATGGAGAAACCTCCTCGTAGTTCTTATCCCCTCGAGCAAGCCGTCTTTGCATGGACAGCAGCGTAAGCTCCTCGAGTAGATCGCTCTCCGTCAGGCAGCCAACGGCCAGGCAACGTGACGGAAGGCACGTCTTTCCCGTCGTGCCGACGATGATCGACATCGAGCTGTTCGAGTGCTTCTGTTGCGCAGTCGCACCGATCGCGCGGTACGCCAAGAAGCGCAGTGCCTGAAGAGGGTGCACCGCGCGGTTCTGCACTTGGGTGAACCCAGCCATCGCGCGGCTGATCGGCTTCTCATGCCCCTTGATCGAGCTCAGACCGAGACCGCTCTGAATCTTCTCCATGCGACAGAGCAGGCTTCGATCCTTTTCTCGTGATGCGAAGAGCGTGATCGAGAAGGCGTAGGGAGGAACAGCGGTGTTGAGAGCACCCACGGCCTTCTCGACAGTCTTCGTGGACAGCGTGTTGCAGAAGTCCAGATTGAGCGTGCCGATTGGCCTCGACGCCCGCTTCAGGTTTCGCACGACGTCAACGACGTCGGCGTTTCGAACGTCCACCTTCGGGAACTGCTGTCGCAGACGCTCGCAGTCCTCCGTTGAGTACTCCGCGGCAACGATGTGTTGCGACGGAACACCGAGAGACAACAGCAACTCGATGTCTCCGCCTGCTCCACCGAGCACGACGTGCGTCTCCTTCAAGAATCGACGAAGGCCGACCGCCTGTAGAAATGTCGCGTACGTCAGAAGCCGCGCGACGCGCTTCTCTGGTCGATCTCCGGGGAAGACCCCCTCGGGATAGGTTTTGGGCATGTACGCCTCCTTCAAGGGTCTTATCCCTCTCAGCCGAGGCGTTTTGACAACGTCCTTCCGCACTTCGCACAGAAGATGCGTCCCTTGTACCTCGCTCGAACTACGTGCGGACAGGCAAGAAGCTTGTCCTCGAGGTCTTTCTTACTTCGCGCGCGCATCGTGACGTAGCTCTCGTACGTCCACGTGGCCCCGCGCAGAATGACGAAAGGAGAAACGACCTCGACAACCACTCCCCATCGAGCTTCACCCTGCGGCGTTACGAACACGATCGCAGCGTCTCTCTTCAGATTCACTTGTCTCCTGAAGGCTAAGAAGAAGGGCGCCTCGAGGGCGCCCTGTCTTCAGTGATCGTGGTGGTGCCCCTCGTGCTTGTGCGTCTTCTCGCGCGACATGGCGCGCACCGCGTCTTTGAAGGCAGCGCGCGTGATGCGCCCCTGACGGTAGCGCCGCCAGAGATTCTTCTCCTTCTTGTTGTCGAAGAGCGGCATCATGCGCATCTGCTGGAACATCGCCTTCGCCCAGCCCTCGGGAGCCCTTCGCCCCACGTTGGCCGCCTGGATCATTCGGCCCCGAGCACGCGACTTGGTGCCGTACCGCTCGATTCGGCGCTGCTGCGAGCGCAAGAAGCGCTCCGCGAGAATGGCGCGATAGTCGTCGACGAGCTTACCCATTGATCTCCTCCTTGAGCTCGGGGACATCGACTTCGTCCCCGTTCAGTTGATACAGTTTGATGCCGAGTCGCTCGGCCGTTTCGAAGATCCGCTTGTCGCGGTAGAACTCCTCGAAGACGATGATGCGAACACCAGCGTTCACTACCGCCTTGAAGCACGGCCAGCAAGGGCTGGCGGTGACGTAGAGCGTGGAGCCGTTGATGGCCGTGCCATTCTTGGCAGCTTGTACGAGAGCGTTCACCTCGGCGTGGATGGTACGCACGCAGTGGTTGTTCTCCATCATGCAGCCGACCTCCTCGCAGTGAGGCAAGCCGCGCACGCTGCCGTTGTAGCCGGTGGAGACGATCGTCTTGTCGAGAACGAGGACGGCGCCCACGCTCTTTCGAGGGCAGGTCGCACGCGTCGCGACCTGACGGGCTATGTCGAGGAAATACCTGTGCCAGCTTGAGCGCATGTACGACTCCTTCCATTGAGGATGTTGCAAATCTGCCAGTAAGAAACGCTGAACTTCTTTGCGATATGTTTTCGCGGAACGCCCTGTTGAGCGAGTGCTCGAAATCAGGGAACCTCCGTCGCTTTCATCTTGGCTGCCTCGGCCAAGAGCTGCTCCTGGAGCTCTTTCGGCATCAGTGCCTTGAGCGTCATGAGCGTCGAGCTGTCGGGTAGAAACAGGTCGTACGAGTACACCTGCACCTCGCCGCCGCGGCGGTCGAGGTGCGGTGACGGGGGATGCGTCGAAACGTACGGACGGTCACCTTTTGGATCGACGGTGACGTACACGGTGAGTGTCATTCGGTTGCTCCTTCCTGATGATCGTGGCTCCCTCGGGCACCGACTCGACGCTCGACAAGCTCACGGCAGAAGGCGAGAGCTCGAGCAGCAACTTCTCTCGGAGCCAACTCAGAACGAGCTGGCGCCCGCTGTACCACGTGCCGTGCTCCACGATGAAGACGCGTGTAGGTTGTCGCGAGTCGATCGGTTGCCCATCCTTGCGCTCGACTCGCCAGAGATTCTGTTCGCCCATTCGTTCGTCGCTCCTTCTCCTTCACGAGCGCCTCGTAGTGGGGGCGCACGAAGAGAGCTTCGAAGCTTACACGATCTGCGATCGCAGCCACTTCTTGCTCCCAAAGCATCTGCGCCATCTCGCCGTTCGGGGGAGGTCCCCAGAGGTAGAAGGCTTCCGTGTCCGCTACCTCGACGCCGGGGTAGCGACGCTCGAGCATGCGGATGATGTTGTCGAGATGCCTGTCGTTCAGGTCCCTCAACGCGATGATGCGGCCATCTTTCGTCTGCCAAACCCGCAGCGAAAGCTCGTCCAGAGCCTGGAAGATGTTCATGAGCCTCCCGAAGAGAAAAAAAGTACCCCCCGAAAAGACGCGCTCTTCGGGGGGTATCCGAGTCAAAAATGCGGCACCCGAAGACGGTGGTCTTGGGGAGGTCTTCCGACCTTTTTACGCCGGACCGATCCTGGATTCGTTCAACAGCCTACGTTTTGCAGTACTTTTCTGCGGCATTTCGCAGGCGAACTGCGTCTGCCTTCGGAAGCACTTCGACGATCCCACGCCGTGGATGAGATGCGGTCGCGGTGCAGTCTCGCTCTTTGCCCTCGGTGATCGTGCACACGAGTACGAACCAGTCCGCGTTGCCTCCCTCGTAGACGGCGACTTGTCCGTTGCGCTCGAGGTCGTGGTCGAAATGAGCAAGATTCCAGCTACGCGCGCAGAGCTCGTCAACCGTTTTGCTGTCCATCCGCTTCCTCCGTGCAGTCTTCGCAGAGCGTGACACCGTCGATCACCTCGGCTGTCATCAGGTTGCACAAGCACTTCTCGCAGGTGTTCTTGAACACGACCGCCCTCGTGTAGTCGGGATGCCAACTCTCGATACGCTGCTTCGCAGCCCACTCGTCGAGGAAGTTCTGAAGGATCTCGTACTCCTTGTCCGAGATGTTATCTCGCGCGTCCTCGTAGTGATTCGAAAGTGCTTGCTCGAGGACGTTGCTCGCGTCGATCTTGAACTCTTCTGGTGTGCACGCCCAGATGTACGACGGAGCCAAGTCATCGAAGTCTTCGAGGAACTCTTCGACGGACGCGCTGAACGTGTCGTTGAGGGGACAGTAGACGTACCCGTCGTAGTCCTTCCAATCGACCTTCGTCGCCTTCTCGAAGCGATTCTGCTCCTCGAGCGATTCCCTCTTGCCTCGACAAGATGCGCAGGCGAGCCACCCGCTGTTGCGCATCTCCTTATTGCAGTCTTCGCAGATACGAACGCAGTGGGTACGCGCGAAGCTCTCGTTCTCGATGCCCTGCACGATTGCTTTGCATTCTGGACAAGCCCAGCCGATCTGCTCCCCGTCCATCATCACCGGATGCGGGTTGGGTTGCGTCATTTCATTCCTCCCTTCGGGATGTTCTCGTTCCTCGTGTCGGGCTCTTCTTCGTCGAAGTCATCCTCGACGCTCCTGGATAGAAGCTTGGGTTGATGCGCCTCCAACGGCTTGCCTGGAACGGCGTGCTGAAGGCGCGCGAGATTCTTCTGCACGCGCTCGTACTCGACAGCCAGGTTCTGAACCTTGCCTGAGTGAAGCGCTCGCATGGTCGCTCCGAGCAGCCCCATCTCCGGAGAGGCAGCCTCAATGATTTCATCCGAGCATGCGGACATGAACCAAAGCTCGGACTTGTCGAAGGTCGGGGGGTACGCGACGACCGTGTACTTCCCTTTGGCGTGCGCGTAGCCCATCTCGTAGATGGTCGCGTAGCACGTGGGGTCGTCTACCCAGGCGTAGACCAGATCGGAGTCGTCGATCGCCTTGAGGCAAAGACGATGCACCTTCACTGGAGCAGCATCGGGGTCTGCCGCCGTCTTGTCGATCTTCTTGAAGTAGGGGCCGGTGTAGCTGTGGATGGTGTAAATGCTTCCATCCATGACGGGCCAACCCTGAGACAGGTCGAGCCCCTCGAGGCGTTCCTTCAAACCACGAACGATCAGATGTCGCCAGTCAACGCTGGCTATCTTCCCTGCCAGATAGATTCTCAATTTCTTACCTGCTATGCTGAGGGCATGGTTGGACTATGCCGAGTTCGTGGTTGCGTCAAGCCTGCCTGGTGCAAGGCCAAGTGCAGGAACCACTATATGCTCACGTACAAGAGGCAGTGGCGGAAGGAGAACCGTGAAAAAGAGCACGGGTACAACCGGAGCTACTACGCACGTCATGCCGAACAGCGAAGGGCTGACGCCCGGAAGCGTCATAGCGCCAATCGCCAGCGTCTCAATGAGGCATGTCGCGTACGGAACAAAAAGAAGTACCGTGAAGACCCTCTTCGCTTCCGCGCAGCACACCTGCGTAGCAAGTACGGACTGACCCCCGAAGAGTACAAGCAGATGGTCAAGAAGCAGGGAGACCGCTGCGCCATCTGCAAGAAGCCCAGCAAGAGCCAAGGAAAACGCCTCGCTATTGACCACTGTCACAGGACGAACAGGGTACGCGCCCTTCTATGTCACCGCTGCAATCTAGCCCTCGGCCATCTTCAAGACAGTCCCATCATCCTCAAGGCAGCCCTGGCCTATTTGCGGAAACACGCTTGACCATGGTGGCGATGGGCTCGTAAGAAACTCGATGGATCTCGCACGGTCCGTGCTTTTTTAGTGCCTCGATGTGCTCCGGCGTGACGTACCCCGCATGCTTGTCGAAGCCGTAGACGGGCCACTCCTCGTGCTGCCGGGTCATCCACCAGTCCCGTTCGACCTTCGCCATGATGCTGGCGGCGGAGACCGCAGGCACCTTCGCGTCTGCGCCTGGGACAGCGAAGTGCGGGAAGGGAATCTTGGCGTTCCCATCGAGAATGACCAAGACCCGTGCCGCATCGAGCTTCATGCCGAGCACGACCTGTCGAACAGCCTCCCAGTACAAGCCGTTCAAGACAGCGATCTTACCCTCGTTGTCGATGCGCTTGTTACTAGCCATGCGCACGCAGAAGCCCGTGCAGGGCTCTACGAGAAGCTGTCCGTACACCTGCTCGCGCTTGCTGCGCTCCTTGAACTTCTTCGAGTCCTTCACGCCCGCGCGAGTCCACTCCAGCGGACAAACGAAGGCCCCAACGGCATAGGGTCCGGCGATGGCGCCGTAGCCGACCTCGTCGGCTCCTATGATCCATTGGGGCCTCTTGTCGTGGATGAACCGCACCGCGCCTGTTGGAAGCCCCCACTGATCGATGAGGGCCGCGAGGTGCGTCAGGTTCATGCCACCATCGGCGCCGTGATACGGCGGACGCTCGTCGGCCGACGCTCGTCCATCACGTCTGCGCCATCCGGAAGCTCATCGTCGAAGAGAGTGAGCATGACGGTGTCGACGGGGACCTCGAGGTACCCCGCGACCACCCTGCGCGCGTTGAACCAGGTCGAAGCCTCGATGAACAGCGGGGCCTTCGGCTTGACGCCTCCGTCGGAAGCGGTGTGGAAGCTAATGAGTTTGAACAACATGGGGACCTCCTTTCCACCATCGGTTACAACAGCTTACGGCTGTCGTACCGTCAGGTTAGATGAAAACGAAAACGTGCCGGACCTGCAAAAAGCGAAAGTCGACCGAACCCGTCGTGCAGCCAGACTACGGGAGCACTACAACCTGACACTAGACGAGTACAACCGACGTGTGGAGGCGCAGAAAGGTCGGTGCGCCATTTGTGGAGAGCTGCTTGAGTGATAGCCCCCAACGAGCACGTCGTGTTGCCGACTACTTGGAGGGGGCTTTGTAGTCAAATGCGTTTGCCCCCATGGCGGTAGGCTCGCGTTTTGTTGTACGCCTCTTTCTCCTTGATGGCGCTCTCGATGTCGATCTTGTGCACCTGGCAGAACGTGAAGACGTAGTTGAGCGCGTCTGCAAGAGAATCGAGGCCCAGCCTCCCCGACTTCTCGAAAGATCGCAGCGACTGCACTGCGCACCGCGTGAGAATGAAGAGCAAGCGATCGAAGCCGGCGATCTCGGGGGCGTCCTCGGGGATCTTGACGGCTTCGTACCATTTGTAGAGCTCCTCTGCGACTCCCTCGGTTCCGCAGTGCTGGCAGATCCGGATGACCAGATCGGCGAGCTCGATAGGAATCCCGCAGGGCTTGGCTGAAAGGAGGGTGAGCTCCTTGTTCTCCTTGAGCTTGGCTAGCTCTTCGGGCGTGACGATCGAGGTGCCTTTGATCGAGCCTGCCAAGTCGCCGTAGGCTTCGAACTTCACTTCGTAGTAGACCTCGTCCAGCCGCCGGTTGTTGCGGTAGTCCTCGAGAGCCTCGGAGATCTCCGAGACGAAGAGATTGATGGTGTCTGCATTCGAGCGCTTCGGGCCGTCCTGCCAGCCGGCGGCCTTGGAGATCTGGTGCGAGGTCTGGCAAAGTTCACGGATGTCGATCATGCGATTTCCTCTTCGAGAGAATCTTGCGGACCACTTCTGGGGAGAGACCCCGCCAGTAGCCCACGACTTTGAGATCTTCCGCCGAGACGAGCACGGAGGAATCCTCGGGTGTTTGCCGCACGTGCAGCGTCCCATCCGGCTCGTAGCCCACGACGATGCCGACGGTGAAGACGTAGGGCACCTCGAGCGGCCGACGGCCCTGAACGAGGCAAAGCGGCGGGAACTGCTGAAGTAGCGCGTGCTGCGCCGGCGGGAGGCTGTGAAGCCATTCGCGGCACGTACGTGCCTCTTGCGGCGAAGCGACCTTGCTCACCCACTCGCTGACCCAGCTCTGATCGATGACGTCGACCATGGCTACACCCCCTCCTTCTCGAGAGCGGCATGCAGCAGCTCTTGAATCGCCATCGAGCGATTGAAGGAGACGGAGTTGTGCGTCTGCTGGCGCTTCGCGCTCACGAACGCGTCGACGCGCGTGATCAACGGCTCGGGAAGCCGTAGTGAAATGAGCTTGGTCGTCGCCTTCGATATCGTCTTGGTCTTCGCCATGTCTCTGTTGTAATACAACAGAGAGCGAACATCAAGGCGATGTATTCACGTCCTTGCTCTCGTCGGGAGGCAAGAACGCGTCGGGCGGAAGCTGCTTGATCTTCTGCGCCGCGTTGACGATGTCCTGCTCGACCTTTTTGATGCGGTCGATGTAATTCGGGCGGGTGGGTGTACCCTTGCCGGAGAGACGCTGGATCTGCTGAGCAGCCAAGTCCTCGAACGTCACCGCCAGGAAGCTTTGGACGCTCTCCTGCCCCCGCACGTACGCATACGCGTTGTTGACCGCGACGCGAAGCTGAAGCGACAGATCGTCATTGAGCGGGGTGTTGGCCATGGTCAACCGTCCAGAGTCTGAAGGTGGAGTTTGCTCTGCGCGTACTCCGCGCGTCTCTGCTCGAGCGTATCACTCTTGGAGTCCATGGCGAGAATGAGCGCGTCGGCCTTCGCCAAGGCGTCGGTCACCTTGGCCAGGCGATTGCGAAGAGCATCGCCGGCGGCGAGCTGCTTGCCAAGATTCTCGATCAGCTTCTGCGCTTCCAATGCGGCTCGCTTGAACTCCTCGATGTACGCCTCTGCGTTCTTTCGTGCCTGCGCTACTCCCGCCTCCGCGACTTCCGCGCGGCTCTTCATCTCCTCGAGCTCTCGCTTGGTCGTGAGGAGCTCGGAGCGCGCCTCTCCCAGCTCAATCTGAAGGGATTCGAATTCGGTAGACGTCATAGAACCAGTCTCCTAGCAGTTGGTTGACCGTGTAACGCTCGTTGTTCTCGAGGTCCTTGTACATCTCGAGCTCCCGCAAGACTGTCGCCGCAGGTCCGAGATCCATCGTAGCCAGGACATTGACCAGCCCCAGCATGTCCTTCAACGTCATGCGCTCTTGAGGCGCCAGGGACTCCTTGCCTCGAACGAACTCTTGAAGAGTACGCGTGGCGTCGTAGAGCTCGACGAACCGCCGTCGCGTAGCTCTCAGTGCTCCCTTCCAGCGTTCTGCCTCGTGCTTCAAACGAGGCGCTGCGACTGCCAGGAGCGCTGCCTCTACTTTCATTTGGGCCTCCTCGCCACCGCTGGGAGGAACATCGAAGTGTCGGATTTCGATCGTTTCGTTCGTGCCTTCCTCGAACAAGATCACACTAATCTTGCGCATCTTCCTCCTGTCCGGTTGACACAACGGAGCGCAGCCGGTACATCTACTTCATCGGTTGTGGAGAGCCTCCTCCACGGTTCGTCTGTTGCTCCTGTGCCTCCTAAGCCCCGGCGTCGTTGGGTAGACGACGACCGGGGCTTCTTTTTGGGCAGCGCTCTTCTTCCGCGTAGGGCTACGTTTTGCTGGGATCGTTCTGCGTAGGAGGAACGAGTCCAAAGCCCGTCGGCACGTTGTTCGGCGGCTGCTGCTCGATGCTCGAGACGTCGTACTCAAAGTCGGGGGAGGTCGCGCTGCTGATGACGCGGGAGGTCGTCGACTCCTTGCGATCGGTCTTGCGCACGGGCATGTCGTTGCGAGCGACCGTGCGCATCTGACTGAGCATCGCACCGGCGTACGAGACGCTGTGCATGTCGAGCCCGAAGAAGTCGCTGAAGCGCCCCTGAAGAAGAATGTCGATGGCTCGGTCGCTGCCCTTCTCCGAGAAGGTCTGAATGAGCGCGTCGACCTGAGTGATCGATGGCACCGAGAACCCGAGCAGGGCGTATTCGAGCGTTGCTTGCGGCGTGGGAGAGTCCGTCTGAACGAGGATGTACTGAAGCTGCTGAAGCTGCGTGAGCGCCGCATTCACTTGGTCTGGGGCCGGCGCGGACTCGTTCAGAACGATGTTCGTCAGTCTCTGGAGCTCTTTCGACCAAACCGTTTGGTTCTGAGAAAGGGACGCCCACGTAGCAAGCTGCTGGGACATCGTCATGAACGCGGCGTACGCCGAGCTGCGAAGGAGCGCGAATGGCGGAAGACTGTTCGTCGAGAGCGCGAAGACCTTCGTCAGAGGCACCGAGGCGGGCGCGATACTGATCGTGGTCCCATCGACAGAGAGCAGCGGGTAGCTCGCCGTCGGCACATTGTACGTCACCTCGTAGTCCTCGAGGATGTCTCCGGCGCCGAGCCCCGGAACTGCCACGGGTAGACTGACCCACGAGCTCGTACCAACGGCGGTCGCCGAGCCCGCCCCGAAGAAGAGGGAAGCAGCAACGCCCGTCAAGGAGATCGCCGAGTTGCCGAGCGTCGACTTCGACGCCACCGTCAACCGCTCCTGCCCCACGTTTCCGGTGAAGAACGTGGCCTGAAGAAGAGGGCTCTGGGACCCAGGAAGAATCGTGTCGATCTCGAACTCGAAGGGCACTGCCAGCGCCGTCGGGCCGATCGTCTGGACGACGTACGTTCCGTTTTGGATGCCCGTCGTCACCTGCACGACGTAGCCAGGGCTGACAGCCAGGTTCGGGCCGATTTCGTACGTTGCGGCGCCACCCACCGCCGGCGCGACGCCTGTGGCCGTGACCGACGTCGACGTGACTAGGGTGATCGTCCACTTCGTGTTGAGGTTCACGCCATCACGGAAGACGAGAACGTCTCCTGGCAGAACTCCCTGCGCCACGAGGTCGATGCCGGTGACGTTGAGCGTCAGCGTCGTACCGAGCCCAGGCACGACAGTGCCCGTACCGCGTGACTTGTACACGATGATGCGCGCCGGGTCCGTCGGCTCGCTCCGCATGAGCACGTTGCTGCCGCCGGCGATCGGAACGACCTCCGACGACGCTTGGATGCCCGAGAACGCCTGGTTCAGGTTCGAAGCCACCTGACGTGCTGTCGAAGCGCGCGCGTACGCGGTGGCGTCCATGAGCATGCCGAGAACTCCTGCTGCGGGGCTGCCGGCGGAGGGGAGGATCATCTGCGCCGTGAATGGGCTCGGGCCGACGTAGCTCACCACGACGTACTGGAACCCCGTCTGTCCCTGCGCGGAGCCGACGATGTTCGGGCCGAGCGCCGCAGTGATCTGCGCGGCCGCGGACGCCGCAGACGTCGACCCTGCGGAGAAGTCCATGGCGTGCGGCGTGCCGTTGACGGTGACGATGAAGTGTCGATTGTCGTCTGTTCCACGCACCGTCGTTCCCGCCACGAAGCCGAGCGTGGTGGCCGCAGGACTGGCAGGAATCGTGATACTCGCCGCGCTTCCCTTGTTCGTGTTCGTCGCCGAGATGTTCACGTAGTGGCTGCCTGAACCACCTGCGGCCGCGATGTACTGAGAGTTGAGGTACAGCCCCGTGATCGCCGTGTTGATGTCCGCAGCGATCTGCGCAGCCGTTCTCGCCGGTCCTGCCGTGAGCCCTGCGTACACCGTCGTGCTCACCTTGCTGACCGTGTCGGTCAGAACGAGGATCAGGACGTCGTTCACGCCGCCGACGATGTTGAACGTCTCTGCGACCGTGCCTGTGGTGGATGCAGCGGTCAGCGCCGTGAAGAGGAAGTTCTCGAGGCCACCTCCCGAGAAAGAAGCGAGCACCGAGTTGCGGAGATTGATACCAACTGGAGCTCCGCCGTCGACTGCGACGTCGAGAGTAGAGCTCCCCACGATCCCGTACGGCGCGAAGATGTCGGCCTTGACGATGGCGGGGACAGCAGGGTGAGCTGCATCTGCGAACGCAGGAGCGCTGCCATCGACGAGAAAGATGGGCGCTGGCGTCTTGAAGCTCCCCATCTCGCGAAGTGCCGCTCGACTCGTGAGCAGATCGAGGATGTTCAAGCGCAACGTCTCGAGACGATCCGTCGGCGTCATCGGCGTCAGGGACGCCACGATCGCCGCCACCGTCTGATTCGTACGACTCACGATGCCCTGCGCAGCTACCGCAGGCAGATTGACGGCGGCGTAGTCGTTGAGGGCGTTCTGAAGGTATGCAGCCTTCGCTTGAATGTCCGTCTGTGCGGAGAGCACGGTAGGCAACAGCGACAAGATCGTGGCCTTCGCCTCCTTCGGCGTCTGCACGACCGTGCCACCCTGCTTGATGCTCGGTCCGTTCTGCGAAAGGAACGTGTCGAGGTTGGAAGAGAAGCGCTGAAACGCTGGTGTCTTCTCGATGGAAGAGAAGGCGCTCGAACGAGCCGCCACTGCACTCTGGAGCTCGAATAGTGCAGCGTTCGCGTTAGCCAACGGCGTGATGTTGGTCACAGGCAGCACTCGTCGACCGGTGTTCAAGATGGCCTGTTCGAGGGCGAGCACGTTCTGGACGTGGATCGTGAGTTCTTCGAGCAGTCGCTGCACGCCGATGGAAATGACGTAGAAGGGCGCAAGCTGGTACAGCAGGAAGATGCCCAGCGCTGCCTCTTGAACGTCACTGAAGGTCTGATCGACTCGTCGGACTCCGAGAGAGTCGACGTTGCGTCGAACCGTTGTCTGCGCGACCTTCTGTACCGACGCTTGGATCTCGTCGTCCGTGTACGGCATGCCCGTACTGTACCTCGGGGCTAAGAAAGAGAGCTAGAGAAGTGGGCGCCCCTGCGGGCGCCCCGTTGTCATTTGATGCCACAAGGGACGAATGAGAAGGACTGCCATCCTCCATCATTCTTATCCCTGTGGCACCAAACGATTTGCTAGTTGACGCGGGGCTGCACGATGTTTCGAAGAACTGCCGCCGACTGGCGGAAGAGCTTCGAGAGCTCGCACTCCTTGCGGTCGTGATCGGCGGCCTCGTGCGCCTCCGCTCCGCGCACCAGATCGTCCGCGATCTGAACGCAGTCGACCGCCGTGAGTCGCTTCGACACGGCTGTCAGCAACTTCGTGAGCTCCTCTTCGAGCTTCTCGTCCGGAACGGCGTTGCCGCACGCCACGATCATTCCGCGAACGCGCTTCGTCTCCGCGTGTTCGACAGGGCTCGCAGGAGGAGCAACACCGACCGACGCCGGCGTCGTTGGGATCGGTGCGATACCTAGCGCTCGAAGAAAGTTCAGCGGTGAAGACGGTTGCTCTTGTTGAAGCTCGCCGACCACCACCACACCTCGCTTTCCGCTCTCCATCATGCGGATGACGTAGCCGTCTTCCGAGAGCTGGTTGAGGGCCTCTTCGAACTTCTTCGTGTAGGTCGTCAGCTTCGTCCCTAGAGGGACTCCGATGACGCGGAATCGTTTCTTCTCAGCCATCGCTGCCTCCTTCGAAATCCTCGACGTAGTGTACCCGTTGTTCCGGCGTCAGATCGGATTCGAAGACGCCGTAGACATCTTCGACTGACGCCTTCACTTGACCTGTAGCGGGATCGGTTCGGAACTTCCAGCCCCAGAGCTCGCCCTCTTCTCCATAGTACTGGAGAAAGCTTCCGTCGCGCACGGACGGTGCGAGAAGCGAAAAGAACGCGGCGTAGTGATCCTCGTCCTGCATCTTGCTGTCGGACGGGTACACCCCGCAGATGTTGCCCATCTCGTCGTCTGCGTACTCGAAGCCCCAAAGGCGGAGCTCCTCCTCGAGAGACATCGAGGGGCGGTCATCGTCTTTCTCTTTGCGCCATTTCTGAAAGCGCTCCAGCGCCTCGGCGTGCTTGTCGACCGGAAGAAAGAACTTCAGGTCGGACGCGTAGTAGTGCGAACCCATGGATGCCTCCTTTAGGAGCAAGCGCTCCCGAGGCTCTTTTTCCCTGTCGTACGCACAAGTTGCTACTCGAGCGAGACGATATCGCCGGCGTCGAGAAGCGCTGCCAATCCACGCTGCCCGTTCGTATCAACCTTGATGGACTCGAGATAGTCGGACTCCGTGCGCGGAGGAGGCAGCCGCCGGCGCGTGGGAGGGCGCCCAAGCGTCTGAATGTCTCGTGCGGTGATCGTGCGCAGGCGCGCACGCACTTCTTCCAGATCGAGCCCCAGAGTTTCGCAGATGCTGATGAAGGAGAACGCCTCGTAGCCGTCGGTTTTACGCTGCTGCCAGTGCGGATGTCCGGGAGCTTCGACGAAGAGCCACGTGTACGCCTCGTGCGCGAGCTTGCGGTTCTCGAGTCGTCGACTGTTGCGGTAGAGAACCCAGTCGTAAGCCGCCCGCCGGACGATCTCCAAAAGGAGTACCCGGCAGTTCACTCCTTCCAGTACGCGATCGTTCATTGGACGGTGATGGCGAGCGGGACGCCTTGAATCCCAGGATCGGGGTAGCGCACGATGCTCGTGTTGAAGCGCACCGCTCGCAGATTCGTCGTACCTGGCTTGAATCCACGCAGCGTAAGCGTTGTCGCCGATGGAATGACGGCTGCGATCGTGGGATCGTCCGTCGACCACTGGACGTCCCCTCCTGCGACGCCGGCGAGGATCTCTCCGTCAGTAGCAACCACGGTCGGTGTGGTCACGAAGTCGACGCCGACTTGAATCGTGAAGGGTCCCACCGGATCGAACGTCACGGCGCCGACGACCGGGAAGAGCAGGTCGGGCAGATTGGCGTTGAGTGCGTCGGGTACGGAGATGACGCGTTGCACGTCCTCGAAGCCTTGGATCGTAACGAGGTACTGACCGTTGCGGATGAGGGGAACCTGCAAGTACCCGTGCTCGTCCGTTCGTTCGATCACGCGTTCAGTGAGAACTCCAGCGCCATCGAGCAGCAACGGGTTGAACTGCGCGATGATGTGGCAGTCGAGATTCTGCGCAGGTCCTCCGGCGACGGTGCGGAAGAAGCCGTAGCACATGCAGAGGCGTGGATCTGTCGACGTCGGCGCTTGGAAGGGCTCCCCGACAACAGTGAATGCGTTCGTCGCAGGCGCCTCGAGCACCTGGATGAACTGCGGGTTCTTGATGTTCACCTGCTGCTTGTAGAAGCGCACCTGAAAGGTCGTGTCGGACGGCAACAAGAACGCGGCGAGCCCATTCGCATCCGTGGTCTGCTGTCCGAAGACCTGCTTGCCGTCTTGGCTGTAGACCTTGACCACGACGCCCGAGATGGGTGCTGCGAACGGTGTGTTGTCCACAAGGTAGAAATCTACGGACTCGACGCTCATGACATGCCTCTCGCAGTACGAAGAACGATTCGATCGCCAGGCTTGGGGATGTAGCTGAGACGAAGAACGACAGAGCTGCCGTCAAGCGTACAGCGCGAGCGCGATCGAAGCCCGACCAACCGCACATCTCGCAGGTACTTCGCGAGGTCCTTTCCAGGAACATGGGCCAGCCGGTGAAAGGCGAAGGACTGCCCGTCCGGCTGCCTGTTGGGATAGAAGATGAAGACGTCGCTCACAGTGATCGTCTCACCGCGAAGTCGATGTTCGGAACCTGCACGACGAAGACATCGTCGCTACCGACGGAGGGGTCGAGCAGATTGAAGGACGTGATCGTCGGGTCCGTCGGAACGGTCAAGTCTCTCGCGAGCTGCGTTCCTGCAACGGACACGGTCACCTGCGCACCACGGACCAGCAGGAACTCTGCATGACCGTCCGCATCCGTGACTACGCGCGCATCCGTCGACGTCATCACACGTCCGTTGATTACGTTACCCTGGAACTTGGAGTAGACGGTCACCTCCCTGTTCTGCACGGCGCGGCCTTGCACGTCGACGAGGTCGACTGTTCCAAGAACGAGGGAAGAGGGATCGATGCTCCCACCGGTGGTGAGTGTGAACGGCAACGAGAAGTCGCTGACCGTGTTGTCGATGTCACTCGAGAAGCGTGTCTTGTAGAAGTAGCCCGAACCGCTGTGCCAATCGACGAAGGGGTAGAGCTCCTGCTCGGGGCGAAGAACGATGCGAGCGTCTTTGCCGTAGTTCGCCCAAGCGGGGTCCGTCGTCGGAAGTCCGAGCAGCGCGGCAGCATCGGTGGCGAGCACGCGCAGGATGGCCTTGTTGCCAGCCTCGACGGACTGTACGACGAGCCGCCCATCCATCGTGACGAAGCTGGTCAGCATCCCACGGCTCTGTGCCACGATCTGCGAGGCCGCTTGTGACCGAGTGATCGGATTCGAACCGGTGAACGTGACGTCGATATGCGTCGTCTCGTCGATGAGAAAAGAGGCCGTCATGCCGACGACAAAGGCACTCGGACCTGAAGGAGGGCTAGAAGGAGGGTCACCGACTACGTCGGCGGGCACTCGAGCACCGAGCCACGTAGGAGCAGTGAGCTCCACGTACGGGCCATCGGCACCCGAGGTGCTCCGCCAGACCTGAAGACGATCGAAGAGCCCGGCCCAGTCCGCCTGAACGGCCCGAAGCTGTAGCTGAACGGCCTGACCTACGATCGTCGTCATTTCAGATCACCTCCTCGACCATACCATCACGACGGAAACGGACCTTGTCCGGCTGCACGCCGAGGCGCGCGGCGACCAGACCGCGAAGCTCGAAGATCTCTTTCTGGATCTTCTCCTCTTCGCTCTGAATCGCGTCGGCGTCTTTCTTCATGCGCTCCTTGCGAAGCATGAGGTTCTCGGCGCGGAGCGAAACGTTCTCCACGCGAAGACGTTCCATCTCCGTCATCGCACCCACGGTGCGCACGTTCGTCGGAGCGGCCGTCTCGACCTTCTCCGGAACAGGAGCCACGCCGTTCTGCTTGATCTCTTCCATGAATCACCCTGCGAGAAAGTTGTCGATCTCGGTGACGGCAAGAGCCGTCACGGCTTGCTGCTGTGCATCGATCAGTTGGCCAAGCCCACGCCCTTGTAGCATGCGCGTGAGTTGTGTGACGCGGTCGTTCAACTCCTTCTGTCGCTGCTGCGACCACTGCTGCGTGAGCTGTACGAGTTGGTCGAGGCGTTGATCTCGCTCTGCTTGCGAAGCCATCGCGAGAAGTCTACCTCAACGACGGTACGAAGGAAGCTCCCATGATTCGCGCGGCTGGAACCCCGCGAGTTTCAGCGAGTCTCGAACCCGACGCAGTTTCCTCGTTTGCTCGGCTCGAATGCATGAGTAGATACGTTCGATTCGTTGCAGTGGCATCCGATGAAAGGGCTCCGGATAGTCGTCGATGTACTCCCGCTCCTTGATCCGCTCCGATCTTCTTTTGTACGCGTCATTGAAAAAGAGTCCGGCGGCGACCTCGTCGATGCCTGCGTTGTGAAGAGAGCGTAGCTCGAATGTTCGACGTGCTTTGACCTTCACGAAGTCTCCGGCGTGGTATGACCAATCGTTCGAGACCTTTCGAAGAAGCAGCTTTGCAAAGAGGTAGCACCCGCGCTCGTCCAAGTTACGCATGTACCCCTCTTGCAACAGGACCTGCGGCGAAACGCAGGAATGGCTCAAGAACCGAACGCGACCTCTTTCAGAAACGAAGATCTCGTGCTGTGCCCGCGCGCATTTGACTCGAATGACACGCTCCTCTTTAGGAACTTCTCGATAGCGTCGCTGCATCTGCCCTCCAAAAGAAAAAGGCCCGGCCGAGGCCGAGCCTTGAAGTCTTCCTCTGACGCAGCTCAGAGGTACTGCTTGGTCTTCTCTATGATGCTCGACTTGAGCCGGCTCACCTGAGAGGCGTTCTTACCGATCTTCTTGGCGATGGCCGAAGTCGAAACCACCCGCTTACTCGTGTCGGGGTGGTACACGAGGTCGAAGACCTGCTTTTCTTCGGGCGTGAGCACGCTCGGAAGAAGGGACAGAACTTCTTGCTCTCTCGATCCGAAACGAGGCATCGGGTCACTCTCGAGTGCAGAGCTCGGGATGTCTTTGCGAATCGACTTCTGAATCTGTACTACTTTGCGCACGGGGATGCCTACGTACTCGGCGATTTCCTGTGCGGTCGGTGCTCGCCCAAGGTCGTCCGTCAACGCACCGTGCGCTCGCTGCAAGTTGCCGATCTGGTACGCCGGACTCTCGGGGATGTACGCGCGGTTCTGGTACTTGACCATGTACCGCTTCGCCTTCTGAATGCGGTGCTGCACGTGCGTGTTGAGCGCAGCGCCTCTCTGCGGGTTGTACGTCTGGAAGGCTTGGATGACGTGGCCGGTGATCTCCGCCTCCATCGCACTCGGCGTGATGAGCGGAGGAGTCCACTCGCGGACCTTGCTGTTGATCAGCGGCTGGTATGCGTCGAGCAAGGGCTCGAGATGCTCAGGCTTGCGCCCGCTCTCATTCCACTTGCTCCAGAGATCAAGATCTCGAGCTGCGCGAACTGCTGCCGTCTTCTTCTTCTCTTCGAGCAGCTCGTCAATCGGGTTGGACACAAGAACCTCCTTCGGGCCTCTTATCCCGTCCCGACTTCCGTTGTTGCTACGCGCGGCCAGCGACGCTGCGAACCTTCTCGAGCAAGGTCTGTGCGTGCGTCACGTAGTGCCCGCGGCGACCGCCCGAGAAGTTCTGCTCGATCGTAGCCTTCGCTGCGTCGGATGCAGGCCCCATGTTCGTGAATATGCGATGCAGCAGGTCGTGGTTGTCCGCGACGTTGATCTGCTCGGCGCCGTCGGTGAAGACCTCGTACGCGTCCTTGCGATTGCCGATCCCCGGCTTGCCGTTGAAGGGGTCCTGTCCCCAGTGGTACCCCTCGGTCGGAACACCCTTCTGCTCGCCGGCGCCCTGCTGGCTGTGCTCGGTCCCCTTCTGCGGGGTCTCGACGTTCTGCTCGAGCGAACCCTTGGTCTCGATGTCCGCCTTCTCGGCAGCGAGCTTCATGCTGAGCTTCATCGCTGCGAACGGGTTGCTCTTGGCGGCGCGCGCGCCTTCCATGAGCGCCTGAAAGCCTTCCTCGCCGTACAGCTTCGGCTTCGGAAGGGCCTTGGCGATCGTCGGAGTAGCTTTGGCTGCTGCTCGAGCAGCCGCCGGGAGCGGCGGAGGAGTGCCTGCGATCTTCTCGTAGGCGGCCTTCATGCGTTCGCTTGCTCTCTTGGTCACGAAACTGCCTCCCATCGGCCGCCCAAGGGGCGCTTTCTTCATCACGTTGCCTGCCCTCGTGGCGGTCTCCACCGCAGCTCGAGGAAAGATCTCCGGCGTGCCGGGAATGGGCGTCGTCAGAACGCGCTTCACGCTCTCCGCCGCGTCTCCAAGCCACCCAGACTCCTTCAGCTTGGGCGTCTTCAGACCGCCAGGGTTGGCGGCCTTCACGTCGTCCTTCGGCGTGTCGTACTTGGCCTTCGCCGTCTGCTTGCCCTTTGCAGTACCATACCCCTTCGGGGTCTTGCCGAGCGCATGCGACTGCTGCGTCGCAACCGCGAACGCCGTCGACTTCTTCATGTCGGGGTTCTTGGCGAGCAGATGCTCAGCGCGCTCGTGAATCCACTCGGGCATGGCTAGATGATTCCCTTCTTCGCCCCTGACGCGGGGAGACCGTAGCCTTGGGGCTTAGCGATGTCGGCGATGCTTGGCCCGCCGGGAGCAGTCAGCTTGGGCTGTCCTACCTTGCGAGCAGCCGTGAGGCCAGTCTTCGGAGAAGCTGGCGTCGTGGGCATGAGAGACGCCGCTTGCTTCTTGCGCACGACGGGTGCCTCGAGAGTCGAGTCGTCGCCGGCGAGCCCGCTTGCCAGAATCCAGGGTCCGTAGCTGAGCGGGCCGCTGAACTGCGACGTGACGAAGTCTCCAGGAGCATACGAGACGTACGCGTCGCTCCCCTTCTCCTTCATCGGAACAGGGCCTTTGCCCAGGCTCTTGCCGTCCTTGTCGACCTCGATGAGAGCGTCGCCTTCGAGCTTCAATCGAGCCGCAGTCTTGCCCTGCCCTTGCTCGTACTCCTGCATGAACTGGCGCAGCGTCGCCATCTCCGCCGCACGGTCCATGTGGTACCGAAGAAGAGGAGCCACGCCGCCCATCACGGCGCCGGCGGCGGCGGACCCAAGTCCTGATCGCAAGCGCCCGAATCGAACCGGCTTGCCACCAACCTCGACAGGCTTGAACGGAAGCTGCCCACGCACGACGTCGCCGATCGCACTCGCTGCGGGGCCTGCGATCGCACCAAGCGCTCCATACCGAAGCGCCTGACCGATCGTGGGCTTGCTTGCCTCGAGCTGCTGCACACGCTCGTAGGACGCGCGCGCCTGCTCCGGGGTGATCGCCCCGAGCTTCTCGAGCTCGTCGATGGTGGCGCGAAGGTTCATTTCTTGTGGGCCAGAAGCTGCGCGGCGACCGGCGCCGCAAGGGTACCAAGTCCCCCGAGCTCCAAGCCCGCATGCGCCATCTCCCACTTGTCGGGGTGCTCTTTGCGCGCCTGGTGCTGCAACGTGTCGATCGGCGGAAGGGCCAAGATGCCGAGGCCGCCGAGATCGTAGGCGTGGCCGTGCTCGGCCAAGTGACGACCGATGGCACTTTCGGGACCGAGAGCTCGGCCGAGCGCGCCGGCAGCGCTCAGGCCCTCTCCCGCCTGCTTGATCTTCATGAGCTCGTCGACGAATGACTTGTAGACGACGGCGTTCATCCCATCCTCCCCGGCATCGCCATCGGCGGTGTCATGTTCATGCCCATTCCGCCCGGCGGGCCACCGACCATGCCAGGAAGAGCGGACGCGCTCGCAGGGGCCATCCCCATCGTGCCGTCCTTCTCCTTGCTCTTGCCTGCCCGACGACCCGCCTCGAACAACAGCGCACCGGAAGCGGCACCGCCGGCTCCGTGCGCGACTCTCTTGGAGTCGCCGAGAAGAAGGCCATGCGCGATGTCCTGCGCCGGCTCCATGCGATTGTGCAAGAACCCATGCACCGCGTGCGCACCGTGCTCGAGCGCCTTGTGCCCCACACTCTTCGCCTTATCTGCAACCGAAGCTGCCTTTGCGCGAAGAGCCGGCACGTCGCTCTTGCGGGCGAGGTCGGGGTACTTCTTGGCGACGTCCTTGTAGACCTCGGCCTTCTGCTTCGGCGTGCCGTGCTGCTCGACACGGGAGAGGGCGTTGGCTGCATGACGGCGATCATGGATGGGGTAGGCTGCCTCCCCCGTCGCCGACTGCGCTGGCGTGAGAGCGAAGTTCTTCGCCTTGATCTTCTCGCGCGATGCCTCGGTGAGCTCCTTGGCAATCTTGCCCATGCCGGTGCCGGCTTGGATCTGCTTCAGCTCGTCGAAGAAGGAGAACATCGAGATGGGCATGGACATGATGGACCTCAGAAGTTGCCGTGTTCTTCGGGCGTGTTGACTGCTGCCGGCGCCAGAGAGTAGCGCGCGAAGGCAGGGATCTTGGTGGACATGGCCTCGCGTCCGTCTTCTCGAGACGGAACGATGTCGTTCGGACCAGGCTTGGCTGCGGCAGGAGTTCCCGTCGGGCCAGATGCACCCGTCGCCGACTGGTAGTCGGAGTTCGAGTACGGCACCACGTTGCCGATCGAGCCATCCGCCTGCTTCGTGTACTTGTAGAGCGTGCCGTCCTTCTCCTTGCGGAGCATCGTCGACACACGCATCGGGCGCCGCTTCGCACGCGACTTGCCGTGACGTAGCTGCTCTCGAGCAGCAGCGATCTTCTCGAGTTCGTCGAGAAAAGCTCTCTCCATGACCGCGGCGTAGTCCATCGGGGCTCCATACGGTTCTACCACCGGGGGACAGGAAGCGGAAGTTTCAGCCCAGGATCGCGCGGGCGAACTGGAGATCGCTGACGAAGTCGCCGACGGCCTGAAAACGCCGTCCGCGGATGTCGAGACGTTGCCGCGCGATGGCCGTGCGGTTGACCCCGATCACGCTTTCAATGTCGGGCGTAACGAGCCCGAACAGATCGGCGTAGTTGCCGAACGCTCTTGAGTGGAACCCCTCGACGCCGCGGATGACCTGCGTGCCATCCGCGGTGAACTGAAGGTCCGACGTTCCGAACATGTCGAGCATCGTGGCAACCGGCCGCCAGGTGTACGAACGAACGAACTCGTCGACGTCCAGACCGGACTGCTTGATGTACGAGTACGTCAAGACCAAGAAGTCCGTCGCCTGCTCGATCGAAGCTCCTTCTTGCAGTGTGAGCAACGCAGAGATGTCGGCTCGTGGGTCGTTGCCGCCCTTGGAGTTGCCCGCATCGCCAAGCTGCTCGAGATCGTCGATGTTGATGAGCGTCTTCGACGAGCCGTCGGGCTGGTTGACGTTGGTCTGGTCGGTGATCGAGCCGATGCCGAAGTAGTAGTTGTAGATCTCCCCGATCTTGCGCGGGTGCCAGACGTCGGCGTACCAACCCGGACGGATGTACTCCTCGGGCGGCATCTTCACGTACTCCTGTCGATACTGCGGAACACGCTCCGTGATGCGGTACCCCTTGAAGACGACGACCTTCGCGCTGTCCCCCACGTAATCGGCAACCGCGCTGCTCACCGCGCCCGCTGCGACAGGAACGTCGACGGGTGCACTCGAGTCGAGGTTGCCTCCAGTGATGCTCGCGCCGAGGAAGACGGGAAGCTTCTGCGCGGTGTCCGGTGTGGAACCAGGCAGCGGCGGAAGAAGACCTGCGTCTTCGACACGAGAGATGATCCCAAAGTTCGGACCGACGCCGCCGATGGGCGGCTTGGTCAGCGCCGCCACGAGAGTCTGCCTGTTGGCATCTGCTCCAGTGCGCTTGTTCACCATCTGGTCGTCAAGCATCGACGGACCAAGGAGCTCCGTGGTCTCGTCGTGTTGCCGAGGGTAGCTGCATTCGATGGTCGTCACGCCCTGCCGTTGATCGACTGCGTGCGTGACCTGCGTGAACGCACCGAGGTAGTGCGACCCTAGATACTTGGTCAGCTCCGGCACTTTCTGCTGGTACTGCGAGAGCAACGTACGAACGGTCGAGACGTGCTCGAGATCGACGTACTTGTCGAGGATGAGTCCGGGGAACCCCACGGCGATCCACGGGTTGAACTTTCCGCGAATGCTCATCTTGCGCGCGGTGAAGCGGTACTTGAAGTACAAGAAGTTCGTCGAGCGCTGCGCGAGGCTGACCTTGGCCAAGGTGCTGTCGACTGTTCCCGAACGCACGGCGAGGATGTTCATCTCGCCCATCTTCTCGAAGACAGGCAGGATGCCCGTGAAGAGCTCGTGATCGAGGATGTCGTTCTCGAAGAGAAGCTGATCGGACTTCTTCTGCCCTTTGACCGTCTTCACCTTCGGGGCGACGTAGAACGAGTCCATCAGGTCGTCCTCGCCAACAAACTCTTCGTTCGTCTTCAGAAGCAGGCGTGTCGGCTCCTGCGTGAACACGCGTGAGTAGGTGATCGTGTCGTAGTTCTCGGGGAACAGAACATTGCAGCGAGGAGGCGGTCCAAACCAGATGTCCGGCCGGATGATGTGGCTGTTGAGACGAGCGGGCGTCGCCTTATCTCGACTGACCGTGTTGGTCTCGAGCGCCGCGACCTTCCCGAGCGCCGTCGATGCCTCGTCGAGCTTGCTCGTGATCTCGTCGACGTTCTTGCCAGAACGACCGGGAGCCCAGTTCTTCTTCAGCTTCGTGATCGCCACGCCGACAGCAGTCGCTGCCGATGAGAAGAGAGGAACCGCGGCTGGCAGGTTCTTCTGGTTGCTCACCGTCGCAGCTTGCTGAAGAAGCTTGCGCAGACGGTCCATCTGCACCGAGAGGAAGTCGACGGGGTTCTTGTTGAGAAGAGTCGATTCTTGCCCAGGTGTCGTGCTTTGAGGCTGCGTACCGGTGATCGACGTCTTGATCGTGGTGATCTGCGACTGCCCATCGATCGCCGTCTGGTAGAGCGGGAAGAGTGCAGGTACGACGCGGATGCTCTTGCGTCCGAGACCGTTCGTCGAACCTCCCGTTCCTGGCACGTAGCGAGGGCACGGCTGCCCGTACGACTCGTGGAAAACGGTGCTCATCAGCGAGTTCATCACGTCGCGGATGCTGACCTGCTCCCCGAGGTTTCCAAGAACGCGACCGAAGAGAGCATCCCACCCGTCGGAGTTGAGAAGACGAGACGCCGTCGGGTCCTGCGGGTAGACCGTGATCATCTGCGAGATGTGCAGACGAAGCTCGGCCAACGAGAAGAAGATGTTCTGCCCCTGAACCGTCTTGCCGTAGTAGTACGTCCCGCCAACGGACTCGAGGATGCGAACGATACCACCGAGCAGGCCCGGCAGGTTCGGGTACTGAATCGAGCTCTGGTGAAGCAGCGAGGTGATCGCCTCACCGGGGGACGTCAAAAAGTCCGTGAGCAAGTCCGTCGAACCACCGCTGAAGACAGCCTTGACGCCTGGCCCGAAGATGTCGGTGTTGCTGAACTGGTACGCGTAGTCCCAGTAGTTCGACAAGTCGACGCACTGAAAAACGAGGGAGCGCTGCGTCTGGTTCTTCGTCCACTGAAACCCGATGATCTCTCCACAGAAGAGCAACTTGTATCGATCGTTCGCCCGATCTCGAGCGAACTCGTCGTCACTCTCTTGATCGACGTCCTGCCCCGTACGGTCGTTGCGACGTGACTGCGCTTGCTCGTACGTGGTCGGATTTTGCTTCGAGTTGTTCGTCTGCGTGGCGTTCGAAACGAGGGGGCTGTCGAGCTCGTAGAAGTCGTAGAAGAACAAGTGCACGAGCGTTCGCGGGAGCAGCTTGGTGCCCATCGCAGACGGTGGCACTTGGATCACGCATTGCATCGGGCCGTTCGGAACGGCAACCACCTGCGCGGCGATGACAGGAACTTCGATGCCCTCGAGAAAAAGTCGAAGGCGAAGCTTGTGACCTCTACCTGCCATGCTTCCTCAGATCTGCGACAGCGGTGTATTCGGGCACGGCACTCCGTAAGTCCCCGGCAGCGACTGCATTCCAAACACGCCGTCGCCCATCACGCCAGGCCCCATTGAGGACACAGCAGCCATGTTCGCTCCGCCGCCGAACACGGTGCTCTGCGCACCCGCGACCGCGCCGTAGCCGCCGTAGTTGGTCGAGCCCGCAGGCACGCCCATCGGAGCGAACCCTTGGGTGCTCTGAAGAGTTCCATCGGGTCCGATGCCTGCCGTGTAGCGGTACACCGAGCTCGTGTTCGGCTGCCCAGGCGCCGTGTACCCAAGGCCGTACGGAGAACCTGTCGGCAGCCCGTACGGGTTGAAGGTCGACTGCTGGTTGAGCGAGTTGCCGTACTGCGCGTACGCCGGGTTGCCGTAACTCGCCGCGCCGTAGCCCCCCAAGCCGCCACCGACACCCGGACCGAACGAGCCACCCATCGCGCCGCCGTACGACCCGCCCACGCCGGCGGTGTACCCGTAGCTGCGGCTGAAGGCGCCTCGGAAACCGAAGCCCACACCCGCGAGCCCGCCGCCTTGAAGAGAGAGACCCTGATTGGTCAGAATCAGCCCCGCCACGCCGCTAGGCGCCGCGCCAAGCCCAGACTGTGCTCCGAACGGGAGCTGGCCTGCGTACGCGCCCGCCACCGCCTGAGCGCCTGCGCCGTTCTGAAAGGGGATGCCGACGGTACCACCGACACCCACGCCGACACCGAACCCCGCCCCCACGCCAGCGGAGGCACCCGCACCGATTGCACCGCCCGTGAATCCAGCACCTGCGCCAAGAGGGCGTCCGTACGGACCGTACGACTGCAAGGACGAGCCTGGGGTGTAGGGAACGAGGCCGAAGCCGTAGTAGTTGCCCGGCCCCATCATCGCGCCGTTGCGGCACGACTGGTTGTTGACGGTGTTGAGAGGAGACGCCGGCGGACTGTTGACGGGGCCGCCGGGCGTGAGCGTTGGATCGTCGACACCAGGCGCGGTCGAGCCTGGGGTGTACGCCATGTTGGGCAGAACATCTCCGAAGCCACCGTTGACGTACTCGTCCTTGTTGTCGGCGACCTTCGAACGAATCGCGTTGACGTGCTGCGGAGGAGGCTGCGGTCCCGACAGCGCCGTCTGCGCATCGTTCAAGAACTGCTGCACGTTGAAGAGGAAGCCTTCGATGTCCTGCGACGGGAACGCAGTGCTGGTCATGCCGCGTTGAAGAACGCTCGTCAGATACGCAGTGCTGAAAAAGCTTCCAGATGCGAAGAGCGCTTGGTTGGCAGCGATCTGCTGCTCTCTCGTGAGAATCGAGTTGAGCGTCTGCTGCTTTTGAATCTGCTGATCGAGCTGAACTTGTCCGCTCGAGCGAAGCGCTTGAAGAAAGGCTTCTTGTGCTTGCTGCTCGGGGCTGACCTGATCGGGGTACTTCGGTGTGAGCTGATCCCACGCGTCCATGCTCGTCAGGTCCGCCACGCCGGGAGGAGGCACGGCACCCGAACGAATCGGGTAGAACGGATCGCCGATGAAGGAGATGTTCGCGTAGTTCGTCACGAACATGCGGAACTGAAGCTGGAGCATCATCGGCATGTCCGCCGACTCTTGCGTCTGTGCGTTGAGGATGTAACCCTCGATGATCGTGTCCTCGTAGAAGAGGTAGCAGCGCGCTCCCATCTCCACGAGTTTCGTCCCGCGCAGGTACTTGTCGTAGTTCTCCCACCACTCCGAGCGCCAGTTGAAGTCGAAGCTCTTGAGCAGCACCGCTTGAACATCGATGAAGCGGGGAGCTTCACCAAAGAAGAAGATGTAGGGCTCGCCGAACGTCTCCACGATCTGCTGCTTCTCCATGCGTGCTTCGCTCACGCTCTGAAGAAGGAAGTTCGCGTAGTTCTCGTTCTGACCGGTGCCGTCCATCGCACCCGAATCGAAGAGCGGGATGTTGCTACCGTCCGCACGCACTACGCGGATGATCGCGTAGGTGTCGTCCTTGACCTCGAGACCACGCGTAGGACGTCGAACGCTGGGATTCGATCCGTTCTTGCGCGCGCTCTTGCCGTTCGCCACTTGCTGGGAGAACGTCCTCTGGAAGTCGTCGATCTCGAGGGAAACGAACACCGACATGGCTTGTCCTCAGACGGCGAGGTTGGTCTTGATGAGGAAGTCGCGCACCGAGCGGGGCGGAGGCACTCCACGATACTCCTCCACGCGCTTGATGGAGAAGGCAGCCGCTTTGACAGCCAGAAGGAACGGGTCCTCGGGCACGATCTTGTCACGGTACGTGAACGTGTAGAGCTTGCCGTTCATCTTGATGGTGACCGGCGTCTCGTTTCGTCCAGGCCCGCACCCCGGAGGCTGCACGAAGATGCTCGTCGGCAGCTTGGTCTGCATGACCTGCGTCGAGATCAAGGCGAAGGGATCGAAGGAGGCCGGAATGGTCATGATTGCGGCGCTTTCTGCGTTCCTTGCTCGGTGTCTTTCGAATCGTTCCCGGTGTTGTTGGCGACCTGCTGCGTGAAACGAGCGGTGCTCTTGATGGCGGTACCGACCTCGGGATCGCCCATCGTACCGGCGATTCGCGCGAGGTGCTCCTCGATCTTAGCAAGCAACGGATCTTGTTCTCGTTGCGACGCCTCCGTCTTCTCTTTGGCTGCTTTCTGTCGAGCTGCTTGCACCTCGCGTCCGGCAGCGCCGCGGCCCGCCGCAAGGTCCTGGATAGCCTCTGCGTTTCCGGAGGCGAGCATGCTCGAGATGTCCTTGCGCGCCTCTTCGGAGAGATCGCCGACGTTCACGCCGCTCTTGGCCAGCAACTGATTCGCTGCCAAGGACGGGTCCTTCTTGGCGAGCTCCTGGAACTTCCGCAGGTCTCCACCTCGGAACTGCACTCCTAGGGAGCTTCCGATCGCGTAGGCGCTTCCGCCCTTCTTGAGCTTCGCCTCGATCTTCGCGCGCTCTGCTGCATCCGAGCGGAGCTCCGAAGCTTGATCGAACTGCCCCTGCTTCTCGAGTTCGGATGCCAGCTTCCGCTTCTGAGCGACGGACAGGCCACGAATCTGAGACTCGTACGAGCCTTGCTCTGTCGCGAGTTCCTTGAGGAGCTCGGAATCCGTGGTTTCTCCAACCATGGATTGTCGGTCGATGCTCGAAAGCTTGCCCTGCATCGCCTTGATGATGCCCCCAGCGTCCTTGCCGAGTGCCGAAGTGATCGCTGCCTCGGTGCCCGCCGACAAGACCAATTTTCCAGACTTGTCCGTGGTCGCGTACCCGCTGAGCGTGAGCGAACGCGCTTGCTGCTGCGCTCCGCGACTCATCTCGCGAGCGAGAATACGCGTCTTCTCTTCTTGCTGGCCCTTGGCGACGGCTGAGAGCTGCGACGGAGAGCTCTTCACGGCGTCCACGGACATACCGCGTCGGCGGGCGATCGCTGCCCACTCTTCTTCTGTCGGCTCTCGCTTCTCCTTCTGAGCCTTCTCGTACAGGTCGAAGGAGTCGGCAGCCGCTGCCATCTGCTTCAAAGCCTCTCGCTGCTCGGGCGGGAGATCTTCTTTCAGCAACATGTCTTCGATCTTGTCTCGAGACGCCTGGTCGCCTGAGTAGATGCCGGAGATCAGCGACTTGCCTTCTTGCGAGTTCAAGTACTCGCCCTTGGCTGCTGCCGCACGTCGATCGGTGACGGTCTTCCAGTAGCCCCCGGTGAGTCCCGTGAGAACCTTGTCGACAACCGACATCCCTTCGGTCTGCTTGTCGATCTTGCGAGCTCCGAGCATACCGAGAAGTCCCTCTGCAAATTCGGGACGTCCCCTCTTGGCCGCGGGCATCGCCATCGCCTGCCCATAGGCCAAGTTCTTCTCGTCCATCGTGGCAAAACCACCGCTCAAAGAAGAGAGGGTACTCGGCGGACCCTTCTCTCCCATCATCTGTCGAGCGATCTTCTGCCGCTCCTCCGGCGTATTGGCCGACCGAATGTTCATCAGTGCGGCCGCGGCGTCCTTGTCACCAGCGTTCGCGCGCTGCGCGAGCACCTGGGTCAATTGATCGAGCTTCGCGTTGCCGTGCACGTCCTTGAGAGAAGGATCTCGAAGAGCAGCTTGCGTTGCGTAGTACGCCCCCTGCGCCATGTTCGTACGTCTTTGGAGATCGTCCGCTCCGCCGACACCACGGAACAACCCGCCGTATCCAGCAGCCTGCATTCGATCCATGTCCGAGTCGCCGAACGCGAGCTTCGACGCTCCTGAGCTAAACAACCCAGTGAGACCGATTTCGGCTGCACGGCCTACGCCCTCCCTGCGTCCGAAGAAGTTGTTGACGCCGGCTTGCGCAGACGTCCGTCCAGCGAGAGGAGAAGTACCCGTTCCGTACTTGCTTGCGATCCCCACTCCGGCGCGCGCGCCGCCACCGAGCTGCTTCTGAAGACCAGAGCTCCCGGCGCCACGAATCGCATCCGAGTAGGCGTCCATGATCTGCTGGTCGTACTCTTCGACCGCGACGCCCGTCAGCTTGTTGATGTACGTCTCCACCATCGAGGAGAGGTCGGTGTAGAACTGAGCTCCGGCGCGTTGCAGACTGTTCTGCACCTTGTCTCTGGCTTCTTCGAATCGTCGTTTGACGCCTTCGATGCCCTGCGTTCGGCTGAGGGTGGCCTGCCTGCGCTGGAACTCGTCTGCGCGCGCCGATGACCGCTGCTGCTCCCGCAGCCGGGGCATATCCTTCGCCATCTTCACGGCGTCCTCGAGCTCGTCCATCCCCATTCCGAGCTGCCGGGAGGCGAACATCATCGAGCGATCGTCCATTTGATCGATGTCGATGCCCTTGCTCGAAGCCCACTGCATCAGCGCCATCGTCGGGAGCATTCCCCCGAACTGCTGAAGAGCTGCACCGCGAAGGCGGCCTTCGTTGCGGAGGAACCCGGCCTTTCCGATGGAGGACAAGTTCCCACGAGCGCGGCCGCGCGTGGCCCCGATGTTCATGTCACCGGACATCCACTGTTCGACGGATGCTTGATCGAGCTGCCCATTCTGTCCCGCGACGGACGCCAAGAACATCCGTCCGCGTCCCGAACGCAGAAAACCACCAGCCTGCTCGAGCTGCCGTGTCGCGAGTGCCTGTCGGCCCTCTGCGCCGGTGAGCCCCGTGGCGTTGTAGATGTCTTCTTCCGACAGCACTCCCGCCTGCATGGCGGTTCCGATCATCCCGGCTGTGCGGATTCCTGCGAACGCGCCCTGCGCTCCACGGCCGCCGATCGCACGGGAGACCTGAGCTCCGATGTTCGCCGCCGCGGTGAGCTCGCTCGTGGCCATGTTGCCGGCCTGAGAGAACTGGCGGATCTCGGTGGCCAATCGACGCTGGTCTCCAGAGTTGAAGATGCCCGATCCCCGCATCGCGACGACGAACTCCTGCGCCGCCTGCATGCTGGTTCCCATCTCCTTCGCTACGACCTTCAGTGTATCGACCATCTCGCGGAAGCGCTGAGTGAACTGGCTGACGTCGCGTACGCCGCCGCCCATTCCCATCCGCCCCATGTTCGACGCGAGCCCTTGGAGCTCTCGAATCCCGAGCATCTCCCCACCAGGCCCCTGCTGCCCCGCCATGTTGAAGAGCTGCTGGTTGATCCCCCCAAGCTGCCCCGTCGAGAAGCCCTGCCCGTACGGCGTCATGAAGTTGAAGGCGCCGCGCATCTGCTGGTTGAACGCCTGCTGCTGCTGCGCGCCCGTCCACATCTGGTTCGCCGCGTAGCTGGCGACTGCCATCGGAACCGCCACCCCTGCGGCAACACCAAGACCCGCAACGCCGGCTCCCATCAGCCCTGCGCCCCCCATGTAGGCACCCATCCCCGCCTTGAGGCCGAGGCTCATCGGATCGAGCCCGAGCATTCCGATGCCGAGGCTCGCCAAAGGAGCTCCGACGCTCGCGGCTGCGTTCATCAGCCCGCCCGTAACGCGCTCTGCCTGAACGGGCGGCCCACCCATCCCACCGACCATGCCCGAGAACTGCATGTTCGAGGCGTACATCGACTGAAACTGCCCAGAAGCGGCAGCAATCTCAGCGGAGTTCAGCGGCATGTCCGAAGGCTACCACGAACCACAAAAAAGGGCGCGAAGGCGGCATAAGAAGAACAAGGAGGCACTACCATGGACAAGAACTGCATCAAGAAATACCTGTATCCCGAGGACACCAACGCCGGCCCGCTCAGCGGCTTCGAAGACTGGCGCTTGTTCTGCCTGCTGGTACAGGAACAAGAAGAAGCGAAGCGCCGCAGGGAGACCCAGACGCGGCTGCTCGCAATGGTGGGCGACGGACGGGGGTTCCTGCGCTGATCGAGTAGAAGAAGGGCACCCCCTTCTTCTTAGCCCAGAGGGCGCAATTTCCAGGGTGAATCGGGCATAAGAACTCTGAGAGTTCAGCTCTCTTTAGCCCGCGCGCACATTCCGGAGCCGTTGGCGGCATAAGAAGAACGAAGGAGGTCTTTCCATGCGCATCTACATTTCGATTCTCATCGCGAGCCTGTTCCTGGTCGCGTGCGGTACGGACACCACGACGAACAACAAGCAGGGCAGCGGCGATCCCGCCTGCTCTTCGAGCGCGCCGCTCTGCACCGGCGATCCTGGCCCGCAAGGACCCACGGGTCCTCAAGGCCCTGCGGGTCCTGCCGGCCCGCAAGGACCAAAGGGCGATCCTGGCACCATCGGCGCCACCGGTCCCCAAGGCCCTCAAGGAGATCCTGGATTGCAAGGTCCTGCGGGACCCGCGGGTCCCCAGGGAGCTCAAGGTGTCCAAGGCGTTCAAGGCCCTGCGGGTCCCCAAGGCCCCGCCGGCACGTCGATCTCCAAGTCGAAGCTCTACGTCGTGAACTGGCAGAACAACGCCAACACGAACTACCAGCAAGTCGATAAGGGTGACATCTACTGCAACAACAACTCGGACGTCCTCATCTCTGGCGGCGTCTACTACAACATGAGCACACCCAACCTCGGCGAGGTCGTCTGCATCCCGATCAACCCGACGGATACGACCAAGCAGGCAGGCATGGAGTGCCAGGTGCGCTCCAACACGTCTCCGTACCTCGTTTGGCACATGTGGGCGCTCTGCTCGACACCATGAGGGAGGAAGACATGGTAACAACCACACCGCCGTCAAGTGCCACACGCAACCTGCGTGCTGTCGTCTTCTCGAACTTCCCCGGACAGCTCTTCGAAAAGAGTCTCCGGCCGAGGTTCGAGAGGTACGGCATCGACATCGTCAAGGTCGCCAACCTCGACAAGTCGAAGTCGACCAGCGTCGAAGGGGCCGACATCATCGTCGCGATGATCGAGCTCATGAGCGCCGGGCAACGAAACGCAGCGAAAGACCTGGCCAAGCACACCGGGAAGTACTTCGTCGGCCTTCCAAACAAGGGGGACTGGGGAAAGTACCTCTCTCACTTCCCACGCCCGCCGCGCCTGACACCTGTTCCAAACAAGCAGCAAGCGCCGCCGAGCACTCCTCGACCCCTTCCAGAAGCCCCAGAGCCTCCGGAGCCGTCACTGCAAGACCTGAAGGAGACCCTCGAACTCTACGAGATGGAGACCGAGAAGCTTCAAGAGGCCAAGACGACTCTCGAGGCTACGCTGAAAGAGCGGGAGACGGCGCTGCTCAATCACGCAGCGAACGTCGAGAAGCTGAGGAAAGAGAACCAGACGCTCGAAGAGCGCCTCGCGGAGCAGACGCGCATCCGCGGGGAGCTTGAAGTCGGGTTCACCAACCTTCGCAAGCACACCGATGGCCTCGAGAGGCAGCTCGAGGCCGCCAAAAGGGTGAGCAACGACTCCCCCAATGACTCCTCACCGGCAATGAGGGCAGTGAACACACGCCTGAAGGGCCGTGTGTCCGCTCTCGAGCAGCAACTCAACACGGCAGTTTCGGAAATGCAGGATGCAAAGATTCGAGCCGATCGACTCGAAGAGCAACTTCGAACTGCCAGTCGCAGCAATACGCAGATCGCTCTGGCCAAGGAGCTGCTTCTCGACTGGAGCCGCGCCATCAAGATGGTTCAGAGTGGAGACGCTCGCGGATACAAGAAGCTACTGGAGGTCGCTGCCCAGCATGGGCTCGACATCCCAACGGTGCTCTCGATCATCCAGTAGCTGACGATTCCAGAGGAAAGGAGGGAATAAGAACAACAAGGAGGCACTATGATCTTCATGTTCCTGGGGGTCGCCGCTGGCGTGAAGCTGGCGTGCACAGCCCTCGATCTTGTTCACACGTCCGCTGACGCTCGGCGCGCCAGTAAGACCGGGGGCAATCTCAAAGCCCTCGGTCCCGTGATTCCGTACAGACCGCCGGTCCGGCTCTACTCCACTGTGGAGGAGGGTATGTGCGGCGAAGACGAAGGCTCCTTCCCGGAGCACGAACGAGCGCAGGCTCGACTCCGCGCAGAGGCACGCTTTGCAAGCGTCGCCAAGGACTGGCCTCGTTGCAGCCACTGCGGCGAGCCCGTCATGAACCCGAAGAAGTACTTCGAGAGGGTCGCATGACCCTCGAGAAGGATGTCCTACGCGTCCCGTTCGGGGAGGTCGCGAAGGTCAAAGAGCCCAGCCCCCGGAAAAACAACAACAAGAAACGGTATAAGAAGATTGATGGGAGACCTACCCATTCAACCAAGGAGGCAACCATGAGCATCGACACGAACAAGACCATCGACACGAACAAGACCATCGACACGAACAAGTCGGAGCAGGCGAAGGCATTCGAGCCGTCGACATTCAGCGAATCGCTCAGCACCCACGTCGGCGAGTTCTCCACCGCGTTCTCGTACGCAGCAGGCGCCGTCGCCGGTGGTCTCGTGATCGTCGGCATCGCGACGCTCGTGCAGAAGGGTGTCAACGCCGCCTTCGGTGGCGCGGCCGACCCGATCGACACGGAGTAGCAGTACCGGAAGAAGGAACCCCACGGGGTTCCTTCTTTTTAGCTCCGTGCAAAATACAGGTATTCTCCGAGATAAGAATCGTGGAGGAAGAGACTGCTCTTACGTGTGGTGGACCAACCGAGGGCTTGCCCTCTGCATGGACTGCCTCCTTACCACGTAGGAGTAGGGACGCCTCTGAAAAGAACCCTGGCCGGAAGTCCAAGCCGGGGTTCTTTTCTCTACCCCTGCTACGCAAGAACGCTACGTAGTAGGGGATAAGAACAGTAAGGAGGCATCAAACCATGGGACAATGCGAACACTGCGGCGGGGACCTAGCTGACGACCAACTCCACGTGCTGAGCGAGTGCTTCACGCACTTGTACGATCGCATCGACAAACTCGAAGAGGAAAACCGCGGGTTGAAGCAAGCCGTGGAGGCGTACAAGCGCCAACTCAAGAAGATCACCGCGACGGCCCCTCCTTCCGTCGTGTAGCGTTGCCCGTCTTTGACGGGTGACGGCGAGAGACAGCCGGGCTTCCCCCCACTCGGCTGTCTCTCGTTTTTTAGCCCCGTGGCACGCGCATATGCTGAACGCCGTTCGGTGTCTCCTGTGCGGGTGCAGAAGCCGCCTCCTTCTTCTTGCGAATGGGGGAGCGCTTCTCCATCGGCTTCGTCAAGTTGGTCACCGCGGTCGTTACGATCTCCTCGCAGTTCGCGCAGAGGTCGTCGTAGGACGCGACGGAGTGCCCCCGTACAGTGATCGTGAGCGCGGGGTAGTCGCTCTCAGGAGCCTCCTCGACGTACTCCGTGCGATTGCAGCGGCCACACTCGATTGCAACAACGGACTTTCGTGCCATCTTCTTCTCCCGGTAGCTTTCCTTCTTGTACCCCTTCAATCGGACCCTGAAAAGAGGAATAAGAAGAACAAGGAGGCACTACCATGGACACTCAAATCGACAAGGTCTGCAAAGAGAAGCTCACAAGGAACCTGCTCAAGGTCGCGAAGTACAACCACGCAGCGTCTTCCTTCTTGCACCAGCAGCGCTACGAGCAGGCGATGCTGCACTTCTCTTGGACGCTGGACGTCATCGATAACGGCGTCGACATCTGCAAGGCAGGACTGACTAACGGCGTCGACAAGGAGAAGTACGCAGATCACCTCAAGTTGCTGATGGCCCTGCGCAACTCGATCGAGACGACGATGACGTTCATCTCGGTCGCGATGCACGCCGCCGGCGGCGCGGACCAGCCCGTCAACTAGGCGGGAGAAGAGGCACCTTCGGGTGCCTCTTTTTTAGCCCCGTCATGGGTCTTCCACCAAAGGTAGGTCTTGATCGCCGCTCGCTCGAGGTTGTCGAGAGGGCCATCCTTCAGGTGCTCCTGAAACCATGCGTTGAAGGCATCGAGATCTGCATCGACTTCTTTCTCGAGTGCCTTGCCATCGTGCAGGTTGTCTGCTTGAACGGAAATCATCACGCCTCCATGCTCCACTACGCCAACAAGAAAGACATCGAGCGGCTCGCCGAGCTCGAGACGTTGTTGTTCCCAGACAACTGCCTCAACGAGCACTCACTCTACGAGGAGCTCGGCACCAGCAGGGCGTTCATCTGGAGAAGACCTGCCATCGGGTACTGCCTCGTACGATTCGGTCCGGAGATCATCGATCTACTTCGCGTGGGGGTGCACCCGGACTTTCAAGGACGAGGCGTCGGACAGAGCATGCTGGAAGAGGTGCTGAAGCACGCGTACATACCCGTCATGCTCACGGTCCGAAGGGATAACACCCGAGCTCGCGGTCTGTACGACAAGCTCGGGTTCCGAGTGATCGGTATGCTGCCGCAGACGGATGGACTCCTGATGCTTCGACCGCTCACATCCGAGTCGACGTGAACTGCGCGCCGCAGTTGCAGCGGAGCACCTGCTGGCCCTTCGCTGTCGCCGACGGAACCGCGTTCGCAGCACCGCACTTCGGGCAGCAGATCTTCCGCATGCCTCCCGCCGCACTCTCGTAGACGACCTTCGTTCCGTTGGGCAACACCTTGACGTGATCGAGGCTGTCGGTTCGCTGAATAGGCTTCATGTTGAGGCTCCTCCGAAGATGACCGCTGACTCTTCGTAGTCTGCCTCGGACTCCTCGACTTGAACAGCCGGACCGTGCACTTTCGCCAGCACGATGAGGGCCTGAATGGCCTCGTACTCCGCGAAGTACTGCATGTAGTCGATTCGTTCGTCGACTCCGTCGGAGACCAAGTAAAGCGATCGCCCCGTTGCCACGTCGCTGACGACGCGCATCAGGGTGTAGATACGGCGGTCGGCCGCGTCGAATCCAGCCGCGAAGACGTCGGTGTTGTTGCCGACGACGTCTTGCAACGCCTCGAGGCGCTGCTCGAACTGGCTAAGACGCAGGCGCAGGTGAGGGGTCGGACCCACCACGCCGTCCGCGCCGGGACGGCCGTGCCGTCGTCTCTTCTCTGCCATCTTCTTTCTCCTTCAGACTGTCTGGAAGTTGAGCTTCGTCCCTCTCTCGAAGCTCGAAGCGCAGCAGTCGCTTGTCTTCTTCGGCCTCGAGGGCGGATAGCATCCCCATGATTTCGGAGAGAGCGTCCTGCGAGAGGAACCGATCTTGGTAAGGCGCCTCCTCGCAGAGGATCTGCTGCTTCGCGCGCCCATCGACCACGAGGTACCTCTCGGACAGAAGTCGTTGAAGCTCGCGGAGGCCCGCGCGGCGGTGCAGAATGCGGACGTACTTGTCGTGTCTCATGCGGTCAAGAACGCGTAGAAGCGCCTGAGCAAGTCGGCCCCTGCCGATGTGTCCGTGATGATGCGGTTGAGCGGATAGATGTGAAGGGCACGCTTGCGACGAACGCGGTTGAGGTACTCTCCACCTTTCTGCTTCGCCTGCTCGAGCATCGCGACGGTGCGGATGTCTTCGTAGGCGTGCTTCAGGTAGATGTCCGCATTGTGGTCCAAGTGCGTGTAGTAGTACAGCAATGCTTCTGCCCACCCACGCATGGTCAAGTTGGCGACGACTTCTCCGATCACCTCCTTGCCCTTCCATGAGCGCTTGCACGCCGAGCAGAAGTGCAGCGCGTTGATGTTCGCCGCTTCGGGAATGATCGCGGAGCAGTTGTTGATGCCGAGCTGCTTGCCAGGGCAGATGTAGATCTTCGCGTCGCCGCCGCCGTGCAGCTTCGAACCGCTCTCCCAGAAGGAGATGATGCCCGGAGTCGGCTTGGTGAGCGAACGCGCCTTGCCGAAGAAGAGCTCGATCTTGTACTTGGCGTGCTTCCGGTGCTTCAGAAGCTCATCGAGCGCCTTCTTCTTGAGCTCGATCGCTTCCTGCTCCTCCTTGGTGAACTCCGTAGGAGCGATCTGCGGCTCGACCCACTTCGTCTCGGACGTTGACATGGTGCCTTCCTACACGCGCCTCGAGGGACCGGGGATGAACGGATTCGCACCACCGATGGTGTACGCCCCTCTTCCACCGGCAGCGCTTCGACTGCGCCCAGCCCCCATCAGGGGAATCTCCATGACTTCCCCACGGGAGCTCTGCGGAGCAGAAGAGAACGAGTTCATGATGTCTTGAAGATGAGCGGAGATCGGCTGATCGTCCACACTCTGGAAGATGAGCCTCCAGGCATAGACGATCTTCCCGTTGCGCGGGAAGTAGAACTTGCTGAAGTCGACCGACCATCCCGGCTGCCGTTGCAGCGCTTGGTGCGCGAAGTGCATGCCGATCAGCCAATCGCCCATGCGTTCGTTGGGAAGTCGACCGAGTACACGAAGCTGCTTCTTGCCCGACGTGACGTCGCGCGCTTCGTAGCCGAACTTACTGCGCAGGAGCGTCAGCAGCGGGTTCGTGCTGTCCATGGGAAACCTCTTGAGGAGAAGGAGTGCAGACGACGAATGCCTTGTGGTCGCCGAAGAAGAGCTCACGGACGGACGAGAAGTAGATCTTCACGTTGCTCGTCGAGTCCTCGAGCAGGTACGTCTCGCCGTTCGCGAGCACGTCCTCGACGCTCTCGAAGTGCCACGGGAAGATGTACTCACCCGTCTCGAGCTTGCCGTAGGTAACGTCGAAGTCTCCTGTCGTACCGTCGGGCATGACGACGTGCAGCTTGCTCGGGTGCATGTGCGCCAGATAGCGATTCAGCGCATCGAGGTCGGTCTCACGAACGATCACCAGCTCTTCCTCTTGAAGAGCACGATCGAGCGCGGCAATGAGCTGCGTCTTGTCGGAGATCGGCACCGGGGGCTCGTCGGGAGTGATCAACCCCCACTTGCGGAACTGCGCCAAGAACTCGGGCGCGACCAACCCCGAGCGAATGATGACACGGGTGAGCTCGTGCATGTCAGCCTCCCTGGCCGTACTGCGGCATGGTGATCTTGAAGCTCTTGCGGGTCTCGGACATCGGGCTGCCTGGCATGTACCCCGTGCAGAGCACCAGAACGTACGCCGGAATGTTCTCGTCGAACAAGAGTGGAACGCCGTAGAGGCTGTCCTCCGAATGCGCGATGTTGATTCCCGTCGTGTCGTCGTGCCACTGCCAAAGCGTGGTCTTCGGATTGGTGACGAAGGAGATGGGGTACAGCTTCTCGTACGACGCTGCCTGAAACATCTTGGCGATCGCGAACGCAGCAACCCGCTCTTCGGGGAGCTCCTTGAGCTGAGCGTTGCGAATGATCGTCGAGGGGTAGAGGCTGCTGAAGTCGAGATCCGCCGGGCGAACCGCCTCCCCTTTTCGAACCACGCGAGCATAGCGAACACGCCCGTTGCCATCGATGTTGATGTACTGCACACGCGGCAACTTCAGAAGACCGCGGATGACCGCGACGAAACCGTCGATGCCGGTACCCCGCGGGACCTCGATCGTGTCGGACTGCTCTTGGAACTCGCTCATCAGATCTGCTCCGCTTCGAACGGTTTCTTCTCCGACTCTTCCTGCTCGAGCGCAGAACGAAAGGCCGCCTCCACGAACTGCGTGAGCGTGATGCCGCGTCGGCGAACGAGCTTCTTGGCTCGCTCGAGCAGCTTCTGGTCGATACGCATATGGATGCGGCCGTTCTTCATTCGATTGTCACGAACTTGAGAGAGTCGAGGTAGTCACGCAACCCTTTCATGGAAGGGAAGCGCTGAGCAAAGAAGTCCACGACCAGGTCGTGTGCCTCATCGAGGACTTCTTCGGTAAGTGGTTTGCCGACGAGCTTGTCCGCAAGCGCCTTCTCGAGCTCGTTCTTGAGCGGGGTGTTGATACCGATCCACGTCGGCAACCACGTGTAGTTCAGCTCCACCACCCCCGTCTCGGGGGAAACGACGAGCCTCATCGAACATCGACCTCCATCCCCGGAGGGATGACGAAGAGAACGTCGGTGGCGCGAATGAGCCCGAGGTCGTCTCCGAGATCTTGGAGAATCCCAGCGACGGTCTTGCCCTGCTGCGTCTCGAGCGTCTCGCGGAAGAACGCCACGCGCTCTCCGACCTGAACGTCGGGAGGAGTGCGCACGTTCTTGTCGCGGTAGACTCGACCAGGCCCAACAGCGAGGACCTCACCGGCACGCACGCGCGTCCCGTTCGGCACGATGATGCTCCCTATCATCTCGGGAATCGGCTCGCACCGAACGAGCACCCAGTCATTGAGCGGACGAATCGTCGGCATCGTCTTCCTCTCCCGCCATCACGTCGACCGCATCGCTCTTCGGAAGCGGGTCGACCGACTGCCCGTTGCCGATCTTCGCGAGCACGCCCTTCTTCACCCACTCCGCCGCGGGCTTGAGCGAGGCCGCCCAATCGATGCCGTTCGGCGGGAAGTAGAACTGGTCGCCGACTTTGACCAGAACGTTGACACGCGGCGTGCCGTTCTCGTCGAAGTACTGCACGGCGTACTGCTCCATCGGAACGACGTTCGCCACCGTGCGCGGAGAGCCGCGTCCATCAGCCGGCGTGGGGGCCTGACCGACACCGCGCATTCGAGGGTGGTTGGGACCTTGCATCATGACATCTTCTCCTTCTTCCATTGTTCGAACAGCGCCTCGAGGTCGGCGCGGGTGATCCAACCATGCGACTTGTTCCATTCGCGCGGCAGGTAGTAGCGATCGAGCTTGAGCCCGAGGAGGTCCTCGACTTTGACGACGGCCCACTTCTCCGTGAAGCGAACGGGCATCGTCAACTTGCACTTCTTCTTGCAGTTGAAGACAAACTCGGTGTCGACGGTGCTCCACAAACCGCAGCACGGGCACTCGAGCTCCGCTGTGCCACCCGTTCCGCGCACTCGAGCGTAGACCTCGTCTCCGAATCCGTTCGCAAGCGCGTCGTGCCCCGCCACGAAGATGGGCGTAAGCGGCGCCGGCTTCTCCTTGCGCAGATCGATGTGGATCGGGGGGATGTTCATCAAGCGGATGACCGATACCGGGTCTGAGCGAAGAAGCTCGACGGTCGGATTGTCGAAGACGAACGGCTTCAAACCGCCGCGATCGGTTCGCTCCATGATCAACTTGCTGACCTTGTGCTTGTTCAACTCCTCGCTGACCGTTCCCATCATGCGGTTGAACCCGATGCGATCGATCGCATGAAGTTGCTGTGCAGGAAAGGACCCGTCCTCCCAGCGAAGCAAGATCTCCCCCGTGCAGGTGTCGCCCTCGTCGTGGCGGTAACGGATGACCATCTCAGGCAGGCTCATCGAACTCCTCGAGCACCTTCTCGGTGTGCTTGATCGGAAGCGTTAGGCGGTAGGCGGTAGCGCCGTGGCTGCCCGCTGCGAAGTAGAGACGGCGACCGTCATCGAACTCCACGTGCTCGAGGCAATACCGACGAGTCCCCTCGATCGAATGCCCGATGACCTTCACGATGCGCTGATCGAGCAGGACCTTGGTCACGCTCTCGATCGTGCAGTCCTGCTCCTCTGGAAGACCCATCCCGTTGAGCGCCTGGAAGAGCTCCTGGGCTTCCAAGTCTCGCAACGACGGCAACGTACGAACGTCGATGTCGCTTTCGAGCACGCCGGTGGCCGCCGCTTCACAGGACGGGCACGTGTACCTGTTGGGCCAGAACGAGCTAGAAGCTCCGACGAGGTGGTTGACCTCGACCGGGTCTCCCATGACTCGGAAGGCGGCGCCGCAAGATGCGTTCGAGCAGACGACGACGATCATATCGAGGAGACTCCGTCTTCGTCCGCTTCGGAACCACTGCCGGTCACCTCTCCAGGGTCCATTCCCGCACGCGGCACGATGGGGTACCCGAACTCGTTCATCGACACCTGACGACCGCGAGAAGAGACTTGGGGCTGAGGAGGAGGACCGAGCGTTCCACTGACGACGGGTCCGCCGAACACAGCGGCAGCTTCCGCGTCATCGTCGCCGGCGAAGGAGCGCGCTTCTTCGTTTCCGTAACTCGGACGAGGCATGCCGGTAGGCATGCCTGATGTAGGAGCAGGAGACACGTACCCGATCGGCGAGGGCTCTTCGACTTCTTCGGGCTCCGGCGCGGGCGCCGCGTAGGAAGGCTCCGGCATCTCTTCTTGGCGAGGAGCTTCCCAGCGCGTTGCTCGAATGACCTCCAGCGACTCGTTGTTGTCGATCGGAAGCTCGATCATCTTGCCGTTCGGCAAGCGCAGCGAGATGGAGTTCTGCATCTCCCCGCTGTTCAGGTCGAGCTTTTGCTGAAGAGAGACAAGTTCTACTTGCATGGCTACCTCGGTTGAGGCGGCGGGATGTTGGCTCCCGGCTGCTGATTGAGGGCGCGGTGCGCCATGCTGGTCAGGATGACCAGGTGCTTGCCACCGCGATGCACGTTCACGAGCAGGTGGCAGTGCGCCCACTGCTGACCACGAAGCTCGGGGTCGTTCTGGGGCGCAGGGTTCAAGTAGGCCATGCACGCCGGACCACAGAGACGAAGCTGGTCCATGAAGCAGTACAGCCCCGATCCCTCCTCCGCCGTCTCGCGCTGCTCGAGCATTCCCGTTCCAGGTACGGGCTTAGGCTGATTGCTTTCCATCGCGAGCGCGCTCCTTTTCGATGCTGGCGCGCTCCTCGAGGACAGCGCGCACGATGGCGCGGGCTACCACGGTGAGGTAGCGCGCCAGAATCGTCATCTGCTCCTTCTGGTTCTCCGAAGGCAAGAACCCCCACTTCAACAGGAAGTGCGCGAAGGGGGTGGCGATCGTCTTGGACATGAGCAACCGCAGGTCGGAGACGAAGTGACCGTAGACTTCGCCAGGGCCACCTTCCTCGTGCATGAACTGAGAAGAAAGGAGCTCGGACTTGCGACCGCTCCAGCCGCACGCGTTGCAACGCGCGCCCTCGTCGGACAACTCGGAGAAGTCGACGAGGGGGCTCGCGCACTCGGGGCAGAAGGCAGCTTGTGCAGTTTTGTTCATCGTGGAACAGCCGGTTTGAGTTTCGAGGACAGGCGACTGGCCAACTCCGTGTTGGCCTGCCGCTGAACGACCTTGGTCTTGAGACGACTTCGGAACTTGTTGTCGTGCTGCGCAGTGATCTGAAGAGGCCCTCGTTTGATCTCCTCTTGGAGCCTCTTGATGACTTCGGCTTCGTCTCGCTTCTTGGCAACCTGCACCCAGGGGAAAGCGAGCTTGAAGAAGTCTGCCCACGCCTCGGGGCCAGCGTCTTGCTTGAGCATGCCTTGCAGCAACGCTCGGGTCTTCGCAGCCTCGATCTCTTCTTTCTTCAAGATCACTAGGCTGAGAACCGACTCCTGAATCGACCCATGCTTGGGCATCGAGCGAAGCGTCAACAACAGCAGGTTCGCCCGTGCCCAGCCTTCAGGAGTCTCTAGCCATTTTTTACGCGCTCCGCGACGAACAGCTTGCGAACGCGCACGTCGAACCAGAAGTAGTTGGCGCCCAAGCTGGCGATCATCGGCAGCGGGAAGCGCAGAATCTTGGCGAACTTCTTCCAGAACTTCTCGTCGTTGAATCCTTTCTCGTCTCGATGATCCGGGAGCGGCAAGCGATTGACCGCGCGCAGCGCGCAGGTGATGCCCATCAGAGCGAACTTGTCGAGCAGGTAGCGGTCATCGACCTTGAGCGAGTTCGCCTCCTCGATGATGAGGCGCTTGATCGCAAGGTCGTCTTCCGCGGACACCGACTGGAACTCCGGCTCGAAGACGCCCGGCTGAATCGGCACGATCTGCGAGATCATCCCGTGCGTGATGAGCTCACTCAGATCGAGCGGCCTGAGACGCTCCTCGATGATCGAACGCTGCTCGTCGTTCTGAATCAGGTTGCGAACCATCCGCTCGTGCAGCGCGTCCATGTCGAGCGCGCTCATCATCGTGTCGATCTCGGTCTTCGAGCTCAGGCCACTGCCCGCCTTGGCGGCTTCGCCAGCGACACTCGCTTTGGATGCCTCCTCCGCCTCCTTGTCCCCATTGTCGGCAGCGACCTGACCTGCCTTCTTCTGGAGCTCCTCGAAGGTCTTCAGGCCCTCGACGGTCTCGGGGCTGAGGCCCTTGGGAGGAGCGCCGGGCGCCTGCTTGACCAGCATCTGCGGAGGAATGCGCTGGTTGCCGCGCATGACGCCGTACTTGCGCGCGAGCTCGGGCTGAGCGGATGCGTACATCGATCCGTAGCCCTGCTGAAACGCGGGGTCCTGCGTGGCCTCCATCGGAAGCAGGTCCGCAGGCTGGATGCTGAGAGGCCCGTTGGCAGGGGCCGCGCGAGGCGGCGGCGGCGGCGGGGGCATCTGCTCGGGATGCCCGATCGGCGGCGCAGCAGGCTCGAAGATACTTGCTTGCCCCTGCTGCGGCGCATGCATGGCGCGGCGTTGCGCGGCCGCTTGCTGCGCCATGGTCTGGCCCTCGATGTGCTGCGAATCGAGAAGCGGAATCGGCGGTGTGGGGCCGCCCGCCGGTGGCTCGTTGTACTTCGGCAGCTCTTGCGGCTGCCGGCGTTGCGTCGCACCGCGCTGATACGCGGCCGCGCGCGGGTCAGTGACGCGCGGGTCGACGTGAGGAAGCTTGGTCTCATTCTTGTTGGACATGGAACCTCAGAAGCGTGTGTACAACGTGTGTGCAGGATGGACAGAAAAAGAGACGACGTCAAGTCGTCTCTTCGATCACTTCTTTCGACGTGCCATCTCGTCGTTGAAGAGCGCGAGAAGGAGCTCGGAGGTGGTAAGCTTCTCCGGCGCTTCCAGCGCACGCCCGACGGTCAAGCCCCGGTAGCAGAAGGGCACTTCCCACATCTCGGAAGGGAATCCGCCGACGTAGAGAAGCGGCCCCGGAATCTTCAGGTCGTAGTTGTCCTCGAGGGACATCGACATCAAGAGCTGAGTGATCGGCATGCCCTGAATCAGGTACATGTGCGCGCTGTTGTACAGGCGCAGCTTCGGAATGTAGATCCGAACCCACTTGATGTCCCCGTGCGGCGTCGAAGTCACGACTGGCTGAACGTCGAGACCCACAGCGCAGCCGACATCCGCCTCCCACCCCTCGAGACGAGCTCGAATCACTCGGTCGGGATTTTGGTGAAGCCGACGGGCGGCTTGGGCTTCGGCGACTCGGGCGCCTTCGTGATCTGCATCATGTGCCTCTTGCATAGGGGACACCTTCCGTACACGGGGTTGCTGGACTGGAACTGAAGCTTGTCGCCGATCTTCAGACCGGCCGAGTGTGCTTCGTCGAAGATGATGCGACCCTTACAGTCCTCGAACGTGCAGCGCGCTTCGAACTGCGCGAAGATCGGGTTCTTGGCAACTTTCACGGGGGCACCTCCTTGACGTCTTTCTTCTGACGCTTCTCTGCGAGCTCGATGAGGGAGCGCATCAACTCGGACTTCGGAATGTCTCCACTCTCGGCAGGTCCGAGCTGAAGACGTCCTTCGATCAACGCCAACCGGATCGTTTCGCTCGCGAGCGTGAGCATCATCTTCAGCTCTCGCTCGAGACGCGTGAAGGCACGCGTTGCAATCTCGTGGCAACCGCCGCAAACGAAGACTCCTTGAAAGAGCTTCGCTGCGTCGTGCTTCACCGGCGTCTTGCAGTTCATGCAAGGCAGCGGGGCTAGGGGGTCGAGTCTTCCTGCGTTGCTCTCCATGTGACCTCGTCGTCGATAGCGATGATGCGAATGATACGGGTAGGCAACGTCAGGCACGCGCCACTCACATTCACTAGCACCATGTCGTTGGCGCGGAGAAGCTGCGGACCGAGAACCTTGAAGACCTCGCTGCGCTCCATGTCCGGAAACGAGTAGCGGCCTCCGGTCTTCGTTTCGATTCCCACGGTGCAGAGCGCCACGTCAGCCTCCGTACAACGCAGGCTCGCCGCGCACGATCTCGCTCTCGGTGACGAAGAGCTGCCCGGCTTCGTTCAGCGTCCACCACTGAGGGCCGGACTCCAGTGCCATGGGCCACCACACTTCGAGCTCGCCTACGACCTTGCCCGGAACCGCGCGTCCGATAGAGGCCAAGAACTCGCAGAAGTTGCCTTCTTCTCCGACGCCCAGCGTGTCCTCCCCGACAACCAACGAGAGCCCGGACTCCTTCTTCACGAGCTGCGTCTGGACGTCGTACTTCAACGCCAGCTCGTAAAGGGTGTTGATCACGGGCATCTCGGGTGTCACGAGCAACGCGCCGTCGACCGCAAGGAACTTCTTCATCACCCACCCGGAAAGTACAAAGCGAGGGGCGTCCAACCGACCACCGCGGCAGGATCGGGAGTGACCAAGACGTTGGTCGGCTTCTTCGCGCTCGCCGCGAGAACTGCGTTCACGTCAGAGAGGGAGATCGGACGGTTGATTTGCTGAATGAGCTGACGAAGCTCGGGAGGCCAGACTTCAGGGAACTTGGCCGTGGGGGGCAATGCTTGCTCGAGCTCCTGCCACTGCACCCAGAGCAAGTAGCGCGTCACCCCGTTGGTCTTCTCGATCTCGACCAAGAACTGCTCGAGCTGTCGTCGCTGGTCGTCGGATGTCGTGCCTGCGCGCGCGAGAGCGACCAGCGCCTGGTACTGCTCGATGGTCAACGTGAAGTTCGAGGGGACGTCCGCCATGTTCTTCTCCTAGGCCCCGCGCTGCGAAAGAACGCTGTAGATGATCTGTCGAGAGAGGCCGCACATTCGTCGATGTCCCATCCACGTGCTGGGCGGGCGCAGCGTCGAAGTATGTCCCAGCAGCTCCTCGTTGGTAAAGAGGTGTCGCCACTCGCCCCCGCCCTTGTAGCTCCAGCTCACCACGACTTGAATGCCCTCGTCGACAAGGGACACGGTCACGTTGTCGGAGTAGGTCGACCGGCGAATGGTCGGTATCCATCCCTCGAGGGAGGAAAGCAGCGGCCTCAATTCTCTTGCGACCGGATTCATCTTCAGGACATTCTACACCGATGCGTAGAACTATCGACCTCAGCGATCAGGCCATCAACGAAGAGCTTCTTCGTGTATGCGACCTTCTCGTCGATCAGTTGCGGCGCACAACGCACACGGGCGTCGAGCTCGCTTTCGCCATGACGTGGGTCGGCAGCGAAGTCACCGACGACCGCGGGGTTCCGATCAACGACCGCGTCTTCCTGCAACTTCCGAATAACCGAGAAGCGTGGGACGACCTGCTCTCGCAGCTCGTATCGAAGACGCAGGCGTTCGCACTTCTGCTGATCGACCGCCACGTCGAGGGCCTCAAGGTGCTGTACGAATCCCCGATGGGCACCCGAACCTGGAGGCTAAAAAAAGAGAGGCACGGCGACCTGGAAGTGCTGAGCAGACCCGTCGTCACCGACAACGTCGAGACAACGGGCCTGCTCTGGAGCACTAGCGATCGACCGGCTTCATGAAGGGCGGACGTGCCCGCGCGAAGGAAGCGCGCTCACGCTCCGACACCTCCTCCGCCGGAGTGACCATCTGGAAGGCAGAAGGGATGTTCGTTGCGGGAGCTGACGCTGCCTCTGGAGAGGTCTGTTCGACCGGCTCCTCGGAGACGACGAGTGCCTGAACGATGACGCCGTTGTTGACCGGCGTACGCGTCGACGGAAGGTGCTTGAGCATGACGCCCATTCCGCGCTGGGCTTCTTGCGTCACCAGCGCAGCCACTTGACTGAGGCTGTTGATGACGCCCTGCACCTCACTCGTATCGACGTTCTCATCGACATTCTTCGCTTTGTCGAAGCACTCGATCACGTTCTTGTGCAAGGAGACGACCGAGTGCAAGTACTCGACCGTCGCCTTCCCGTCAGGACCAAAGAGCTCCTCGGCGTACGCCGTGCGGAGCTCTGTGTCCACCTCTTCTGCAAGCGAGGACACCGCCCAAGAGGAAGGCGGCGAAGTGGGGTCACCCGCCGCGCCGCTCTTCTTCTTCGACTTCTTACCCTTCTTCCCACCCGACGCAGCAACCTGAGAGTGCTCCACACCGGGCCAGAATGCCTCGGGCAGCGCCTCAGACCCCTTGCGGAAGTACCTGGCAACGAACATGTATGCTCGGTCCTGCGTTTCCTTGTTCCAGCGAGTACCCGCGCGTCCGAGTGCCTTTCTTGCGTTGGCCTCGGTGTTGTACTTCCCAGCGGACAGGCGCTCGAGGAACTTCTGAGGGGTAACAGGGCTGGTCGGCATGGGATCAGCCCTTCTTGCCGGGCTTCTTGCTCGCGCCGAAGTGACGCTCGGCCGCCTTGACCGCCGCCGCCTTGTCCGCCGCGCTCATCTTCTGGACGCGACCGAGCGCGCGCTTGGCGCCGGTGAGGCTGACGTACGCGCCGCTCTTCAGCTTCTTCTTGTACACGTCCAGGGTGACCATCTCGTAGCTCATGTTCTTTCCTTCACTTTCTGCGATAGCCGTCGTCGTTGCGACGACGTCCTCGGTCCCCACGATCACCACGATCGTGAGGCCGTGACTCGTTGCGCGGCGGAGGAGGAAGCTTTCGAACCTCCTCTTCAGCCATCTCCGCACCCGCGCGAATGGCGGAGACCAGCTCTTCGATCTTTCTCGTAGGGATGCCGAAGAAGCGCTCCCCGATGTGGAGCTGAAGATCGATGAACTCCCGCTTGGAACCGTCCTCGAAGGTTGTCGTACGGTGCACGACTTCGACGGTGCCCGCCCAACGTCGATCTCCTTCCGCGAACGGTAGCGACTTGAGGACAATCCTTTCGTGAGAGTTCATGGACGCGAAAACTCCTATCTGCTGACAGCAGCCATTGCCGCGGCCTGACATGCCGCGGTCTTCTTCTTGTCCCCGGTTCAGGCGCTCTTCCGGATGTAAAGCATCTTCTCGTTCTTGTCTACCGTCTTGATGCTCTTCTTTTGAAGAAGGTCGCACCCTGACGCCGTTACGTCTGTTCGAGCTCCTGGATGTCCGCGAGGTACTCCTGAGCGACCACCGCGCTGAAGTCGGTGATGAGCTTACGCTTGTCGTCCGGAATCACGGGGAGCGCGTTGTAGTCGACGTTGAGGTGTCCGAACTCCTTGAAGAGCGCGACCTCGTTGTCGATGTACCCTTGCAAAGGGGCGGTGAAGTACCCCTGCGCCTTGAGGGCCTTGACGAAGTTGACGGGATCGCCGGAGAGCACCGCGCTCCAGCATTGATTGAATCGCTTGCGCAGCATCCCGAGATAGTCCGTCATACCCAGTACGAGGCTCGACCATTCGTCGATGGTGCCATCGGCGTTGAGCACCTGGAACGCGCGGAAGCGGCAAGCAGGGTGCTCCGGGTAGAACCAGACAGTCGACGTGCCATCCGAGTGCGTCTCGGTGATGCGCGCTTCGGCGCCGGGCTTGGACGCTGCGACGTACGCAGCGGCCACCGCGTTCGAGAAGACTTCCCAGCACGCGAAGTAGCAGTAGTCCCTTCCGTCGCCGTCGGTGCTCTTGGAGTTGCCGAAGTTGTACGTGTGGATGTACCGCCATCGTCCTGTCTCGAGGGCGGACTGCGCCATCAGCACGAGGAGCTGCTCTTTCGTGGCAGGAAGCGTGAAGAGGTTGACCCAGCTCTGCGCCAGTCCTTGAAGAAACTGAAGGGGCGTCACCGGGGTCAGTCGATCGGAAACCTTGATGCTCATGGCTACTTCTCCGAGAAGAGGTGAACGCACTGGACCACGACCAGCGCGATGATTTGAAAGACGAGCAGAACGAGCAGCACGTGGCGCGTGCTCGAGCTCTCTGGCGCTACGAAGATCGCAGGAACGGTACCGCCGATTCCGATACCGAATCCGTAGAAAGTGCCCAGGAAAAGTCCTCGGGCAGTTCCATCGCGGTGCGCGTGTCGAGCGTCATGGCGCATGCAGAAGAGCCTCCCACTCAGACGGATCGGCTGGAGAGAAGAGGGTGCGCAGAGGGCCTGAGAGGTAAGAAGGAAGAGGCTTGGGAACCTTGAGCTCTCGCACGTTCCTCGCGTCGTACCAAAGCTCGTAGCGACCAGATGGAAAGCTCTCCTCCACGCGCAGGATGGGGGACGACCCAAGAATCCGGCCGTCCATGACCAACCAAACGACGTCGTCTTGCGCGGGCATCAGGTCGAGGACGTCGAGTTCCTGCACGGGAAGCCAGACTTCTTCCTCCATCCGCCATCGGTAGAAGTAGAACCAGCTCTTCATGCCCCGATGGTTGATGGGATCGGGGTCGGACCCCCGGATGTTGTAGACCCAGTGCCGCATGTGCTCCTCCACTGTAGCAATATCTTCGCGTTTCTTGTGCCAGCAGTCGAGGCGAACTTGCGCGCAAGAACAAGGCACACCTGGAATAAGAGTCCCGGAGTGCTCTGCGCTCCACAAGGAGGCAACATGAACCATCGACGCAAGAAGAAGAGGGGTACAGCAGCCTGGCTTTTTCTCATCCAGCCGGATCTTCTACCCGGCTCCTTCCGCATTCAGCCACTCCGGCCAGACCCGCGGTTGCTGCCGAACGTCATCCTCGAGGGAATCTGCAAGGCAGTGAACAGCGCCAAAGCGCTCGTCGAAAAGCAGCGGGAGGCGGGAGCGGAGATCGCTGGAGTCGGAGCTCTGGCCACGACCGTGGCGCATATGCTCGACGTCGTTCTCGGCGGGCTCGTTCCCGTAGAAGTGATCACGATGGAGGAGATGTTCGCGCGTGCCCAGCGCGGGGACTTCGGACTTCGCGTGCTGCAAGAAACAGAAGTTCAGAAGACCAACCACCGGCTCGCCAAGATTCAAAACGTGAGGAGGCTCCATGGCTGCGAAGAAACGAAAGCTTCGGCTGCTGCTGGACTGTGATGGCATCTTGGCCGACTTTGTCGGCGGCATTCTCAACGAGCTGCGAGAGAACGAGCTCGTCGACCTGCGCCCAGAAGACTTTCCGAACTGGGAGATCTTCAGGCAACTCGACGAGTACGGACCAGGCATCCGTGAGTTCGCGGGAGTGGTTGCGCGCAGACCAGGGTTCTGCTTGAACCTGCCTGTCTATGCAGGAGCGAAAGAAGGAGTGCAGAAGCTCCTCGATGCAGGTGTCGAGCTATTCATCGTCACCTCACCGCTCATCGGCAGCGAGACGTGGGCGCACGAACGCGACCTCTGGCTCGCGAAGAACTTCGGCATTCCGTCCAGCCGAGTCGTCCACACGCAATCGAAGCACATCGTCCAAGGCGACGTCTTCGTCGATGACAAGGCACACGCACGTCATCGACTGGCTCGACCACCACACGAGTGGTGCAGCCTTTCTCTGGGACACTCCGCACAACAAGCGGGATGGAAAGGACCTGCGACGCATCTCGTCGTGGCCGGAGCTTCACGAGATCTTGCGAATCAAGTAGAAGAAGAGAGCGGCGGCTGCACAACGGCCGCCGCTCTCGCTATACTTCCTGCTATGCACGAACGCGCGTTCTGGCTGAACTTCGACTCCGACACGCTCCAGCAGCTCAACAGGCTGGTCGCGGTTCTGCGCAAGAACGACCTTCGCAAAAGGCGACGTCCCATCTCGAGAGAGAAGGCGATCGTCGCCGTGGTCCGTCTCTTTTTTCTAGCCCACGCATCGTCTTTGGACGCTGCATTCCTCGAGGTGCTCAACGATGAGCAACAGCAACAACAGCGGAAGCATCGGGGCCTGGGACCCGCAGGGCGCCCTCCCCTCCCCTCAAGACGAGCTCCGAAAGGCGCTCCCTGAGCCCATCGCGTTTCCGAAGTTCCCGACGTTTCAGGAGCTCGCTCGGCAAGATGCGCTGATGCAGCTCGCACCTGCTCAGAAGATCTCTCGTGGCGTCTTCGAGGAGCTGCTTTCCGGACGTCCGGAACCCATTCTTCAAAGCGCTGCTGAGAGCCCCGATCGATACGATGAGCAGGCGCTCTCACTCCTACGTGCGCTCTACAACAACTCGGCGCGGTTCTCCGACTTCACGCCCGAAGAGAAAGACCTCATCAACCGCGCGACCATGGAGTTCTTCTCCGCAACGCCGGCGGCGAAGACTCCTCCTGCTACTCAACCTCGTGCGGTGCAACCACCGGCTGGCTCTGCGATCATCGCGGAGCCTGTCGAAGGTCCTGTCGTCGACTCTTTCTGGTGGACGTGATGCACCTCAAAGAACACGCAAGCCCCATCACCGAAGCGATCTGGATGGGAGGGCACCCGCCGATCGGCCCCGGACTCTACAAGCACGGGATCGACTCTCTTGTGCTCGCCGCCAAAGAGTTCCAACCGGGAGCGCAGAGCTTCCCAGACATCGCCGTGCTGCACGCGCCGATGGACGACGACTTCAAGGGCATGCCGCCGGGAGACAAAGAACGCGCGATCAATGCCGCGATGTGGACTGCGCGACAAGTGCGTCGCGGCAAGACCGTCCTCGTCACCTGCTGGCAGGGGCGCAATCGGTCAGGCGTCATCACTGCGCTCGCGCTGATGCTGCTCAAAAAGATGAGCCCGGACCAAGCTGTTCACCTGATCCGGGCTGCTCGAGGGCCGCTCGCGATGAGCAACCCTCACTTCAAGCGGCTTCTGCTCACCACGTATGCGGCGATGCAGCACCCGCCCGAGAAGACGCGCTAGACCGTCGCGTCGAACTCGTAGTAGATCGCGTAGTTGTGCGTGCCGTTCGGTGCGTCGTGCGGCGTGTACGCGCCGTACGGAGCCGCCGACCCCGCAGCAATGAGAGCTCCTGCGGTGCCTGCCACCGCTCCGTCTTCGAACTCGTGGAGCAGGAAAAGGGCGGTCGTGCGCGCCTTCGGCGTCCGCGAGAGGCCGATGTTGTTTCCGTAGAGACCGAACGCGAGCGTGCCGCTCGTGTCGAGCTGCGCCGGCAGAACGATCGCGAGCACCTGCGCGAAGTACTTCGCCGTGTGCTGCGTCGTGCCGCCATTGCCCGCGAGCGCGATCGTGTCGGTGATGTAGACGCCCTGGGCATCGTAGCCCTGGATCGTGGCCGAGCCCGCGTAGTGCGCGCCCGCACCGAGTGCGCAGGAGATCGGACGCGGTGCGAACTTCGCCGCGCCGACGCTTCCGTTGAGGTCGGTGCCCTTGTAGGTCACCGCGGATGCGACGGTCGCGATGCTCGTCTTGATGAGGTTGGTCGCTGCCGCCGGCGGTGCAGACCACTCCTCGACTGCAATCGCAGCCAACGGAGCGAGCTCCTTGGCGAGATCTGCACGGAGCTTGCCGACTTCGCCGCCGACTCCGTCCAGACGATTCTTGACGATATGCGGCTTTCCCGCCGTGGGCTTCGTGAACAGTCCCGAACCGAGGCTCATGTCTTCTTCTCCTTATCGAATGAAAGGCGTCCCGAGTTGGGGCTGCCCATACTGGTTGATGCCGTGCGCGAGTTGCGGAGCGCCGTAGGTGGTCTCGCCCCAGTCCGCTGGACCCTGCTCGCGGGAGAGGTAGCCGAGCACCGGCTTCGAGGCCAGGTAGGCGGTGCCGCCAAGAAGACCCGCACCTACGAGACCACCAGCGAGAGCGCCACGACCAACAGTCTTAGCTCCAGCAACGGCCTTCTGAGCAACGGGCGCAGCAACGTCGCGTGCCTTCTGAAGACCACCAACGATCTTCTGTCCCATCGGAGACGCGGCCGCGGCTTGCGCTGCGCGCACGGGAGCCTGCAACGCGTGCCCAACCTGCTGAAAGGGCTTCGCCAGGTTGGGAGACTTCGAAAGAAGTCCCGCCATCCCGCTCATGATTCCTGCCTCTTTCTCCATCTGCGCCAGCTCCGCACCGAGAGCGGAGGCTACGCGGACCATACCCGCGTCCATCCCGATCGGCACTGGGTACGGCAGGTACCCGAGGTCCGCACCCGGCGGTGCGAACACTGGCGCTTGCGCATGCTGCGCATTACCGATCGTGGAGGCCATCTGCTGAAGCTGCAAAGCGCGGAAGGCATCGTTCATGGCGATCGCCTGCTGCCTCTGCTCGCTCATCTCACCACCGACGTGCTGCGCCATACGCATGGCGAGCATCGCGAAGAGCAAACGCTGCGCGAACGGCGAGATCCCGGCTTCCTTCTCTTGGAAGTCGACATCGGTGCCGTAGTGGCGCATCAGCTCTTCGTTCGGACGGGTCATTTCTTTTCGGTAGCGGTCACTGCGTAGCTCGGGAAGGGATCGGGAACGAGTTCGGGGGAGAGATCGGGAGAGGGGGCAACCAACGCCGCGAGGCGCGCCGCACGTCTCTTCGCCTCTTCTTGCTCCCTCTTCATCTCGATGACCTCGGGGGAGAGCATCAACGAACCAGAGATGCGACGACGAGGCGGCCTCGAGGGAACCTCCGTCGCTGCGGGCGGCGCGCTGGACGTTTTGGGCTGAGTCATGGTTTGCTTCTCCGGTTTTGAGTTCCCTCGATCACACCAAGCGACCTACTGATGTCCCGCCATTGTCTGCTTTGGTCAGCGATGAAGTCCTTCAACTCCCTGTCGTGCTTGTTCAGATCTTCCTCGAGGTCGTCGCAGTCTCTGCGCAACTCGTGAATGTCATCCGTGGTCTTCTGCTTGAACGTGTGCCAGGCACCCGCGGTTCTCCAGAGGAATAGAGCGGCTGCCCCGATGCCGGTGACCGCGGAGATCGCCATGGTGATCAGAGCGGTGTTGACGTCCACGAGAGAGCCTCCAGGAAAAGATGGGAGTGTCCATGATCAGCCTAGCAGGAGTACACGGACCGTGACGGCCGTGGTGTACACGATGCTGAGCGACGTCAGCCCCGAGACGGGGTTGGCGGAGCCCAGCATCAGGAAACCACCCGGCGCCACTTCTTGCTGCCCTGGCGCGCCCCCGCCGTTCCACTGAAGGCTCACGGGAGCCGCCAGGGGGTCGGGGTCCACCTTGATGAGTGCCGCTTTGACTCCCGGCGCTCCGATGTTGCCGAAGGGGACGACCTTGGTGCCCGCCCCCGTCAGCTTCATCACCGACCAGTTGAACTGGTCGTACTGCGCGGAGAAGACAACGCCCACGAGCTCCGGCGGGACGCTGGCGTCCGGCGGAAAGCTGAGCGAGCCCTGGAAGGAGAACGGCGTCCCCATCTTGTTCTCCTATCAGCCCGGCAAGCCGGGGAAGGTCATGTTCGCGCCGCCGGCGTTCGACGACGTGGTCGTGCTGATGAGCGTGAGCGCCGCCACCGACACGGGCACCGCGCGCTCGAATTGGACCGCGACGTTCTCTTGGATGAGCACGCCCTGCGAGTCGGTCGCCCAGACGTGGTTCGGGATGTAGCACGCCTCGAAGAAGGCCGCGCCGAGCGTCGCGAGGTTGATGTCGCGGATGTACATCAACAGGCCGATCGGCTGCGCGAACAGATCCGAGGCCAGGTTGATGAAGATGTTCTCGTATCCCGGCGGGATGACGACGTCGTGCGGGTTCGACATCGTCGCAGCGCCCGCGTTCGGAAAGAGCGCCGGAACGATCGTCGGAGGAACGAGGTCCTGGTAGTAGGCGTACAGGATGCGCAGAAGCGACACGCCGTGGTAGTAGATGCGGCCGAGGCCGATCTGCCCGACGGTGCGCCCCGCGATGAAGTACGACCGCTCCGAGCCGATCTCGAAGATGCGGCTGAAGTTGCGGGTGTGCGAGAGGTTGAAGTTCTGCACGATGCCCACCGGCAGAACGACCTGGTTCGCCGCCTGTCCGTTGCCGGAGACGGCGAGTGCCAGGCCCGCTGCACCGCCGATGTTCGCGAGACGGGGCGGACCCGCCGCGAGCATCGTGAAGCCGGCCGTCGCGTAGCGACCATCAACCAGTCCCGCCTGGACGTAGTTGCTGTACGGCGACCAATCGCTGAAGTTGCCTGCCATCGACTTACTCCTTCACCTTGTCACCGGCTCAGATGGTGAGCGTCAAACGAATGTAGTTGCAGGGGTACGGAACATCGAGCGTGATGTCCACGAGCACCGTGTCCGGTGCCGTGTCGTCCTGCACGATGTTGTTGATCTTCGCCCCGATGAGGACGCCCGCTTCCTTGAGGAAGCTCGACAGACCCTCGAGCACGTGGCCGAGCGAGTCGAGGAAGCCCTGCGTGATGTTGAACCGCCCGATGAAGTTCTTCAGGCCACGGCGGTAGAACTTGGCGCAGAAGTCGACGATCTTCGTGATCGAGTCCGTGCGGGTCTCGATCGAGCTCATGTCGGTGGTCAGCGCCATGCGCGAGGTGAGCGGCGCGCCGTCGACCTCTTGAATGACGATGTAGTTTCCGCCAGCCGCCATGCGGTTCATCTGGCTCTCGCTGAAGAAGTCGTTCGACCCCACGACGCCGGTGAAGCCGGTCATCGGGAAGTTGGTGAACGACTGCTGCGGCGGCTGCTGGCCGATCATGCCGGCGATCGCCGCCGCCATGAAGAAGCCCTCGATGAGCTGCTCGATGCCGTTGAGCACGGCCTTGCACTTGTCCGGCACGATCTGCCAGAAGCGGCGATCGAGGTACGTCTGCGCGAGCGCAGCGTACGTGTCGGCGATGCCATCCTTGTCGGGCGAGCCGTCGGTGAGCGTGAGCGCCGCGCCGCGGATGCGGATCGCGAACGGCTCTTCGATGAGCGGCGTCGACATCGGCGTCGTCGCGTAGAAGCCGTCCGAGTTCTGCTGCGGCGAGAACGTCTCGTTGACGGTGACGACCGAGCCGGAGATCGCGGAGATGTTGTAGTTGTTCGTGTCCGCCGCGATGTTCAAGAAGAGA